GACAACGAACGAGCAACACGCTTACTCCGCGGCAGAATCGGCATGCTTGGCATGTATCCTGTCGCCAACACACAATTTGCTAAATCATTAGCTCAAGTTTTAAAACTCTCCACCGAGGATTCACCGATCCAATCTTTCGATAGCAAGGATTTGGAAACATGCTTGGGCAATGATGGACGAGCCTTTATGGGCTCAACTATGATAAAGGATCCAAATACTGGAAAGCTTGGATCGGTGATCCTTCATAACTGCATGAATCGTTCTGCATGTCCTCCACCGAAAGGTAAGGCCGCCGCAGGTTCGCTCATTCTGGTTGTGTCGGAAGAGATGGTGGCTGATCCAAAGATCAGTAAAAACATTGAGTCGGCAATCGCTTATGTCGGCGGCCGATGCGAGACACTTTTCTCGGGCGTTTACGTCCGAAAGAATGTGCCCGGATTGATTGCGATACTAAGTATGAATGGATTAGCAACATGAAAGGAATAATATAATGGCTATAAGAAAAAACAAGAAGAGAATTGACCCTCGGTATTTTTTACACGAGACGACAAACAGAGATGAGATTGAAGAAGAGGTGACCGACTACCAAAGAAGACTGGGCTATACTGACCCGGAGCAGCTGCCCGGGCCAGAGCATGCCGCTCCCGGAGCAGCCGAAGTGGATCCAAACACCGATTTTCCGACTGTTTGGGCTCGTATTCTGGACATGATCAACGCGGCCAACGCAAACGAGCAAATGGGCATGTTGCGTCGGATTGAAGAAGATCTCAAATATCTCGTAAGGAAATAAAAGGAATAATGAAATGAGTTTATGGAATACAATAACAGGATGGATAAGTGGCAACACCACGACAACCCCGGCTACAGTTACGGCTGTGATTGTAGAGGAAGAAGATGGATGCTGCGCAGAGATCTTTCTGCGTGTATTGCGAGAAGCGGGTGTATCAAAGCATGTTAAGAAGGTTAATGGCTTAGAGCTTTTCGAAGAATGGTACGCCGGACCGTGCAATGAAGAGAGCATCCGTGAATCCATCACCGATTTCAAAGCCGCCCACTCCGTAGTCGCAGCTAAGATGGCAGGAAAACTCTAAAATGAAAATCACCAAGTCCCAACTTAAACAAATCATCCGAGAAGAATTGGAAGGACTTGAACTAACTGAGCAGCAAATCGAAGAGATTCTTCCGAGAGCCCTTAAGAAGTGGGGCGCACGCGCCGCACTCGCTGGTACGTTAGCCGGTGTCGGTGCACCCGCAACTGCTCATGCCGGCGACTCCTTCGATGACTGGCGCACCACCCCGTCCTCCCAGCAAGCCGAGGAATCTGGGAAAGTTAAGGTTACCGACGCCAATGGTGATACATGGAACGTAGATACGGAATCCGGATTTGGAACCCTGTGTAGCGAAACCGAATGTAGAGCAAAGACTTTCACCCCTCAAGAGCTTGCTCAGCTAACCGGTGGCTCCCAAGCTGTTAAGGAAGGAAGAATGAGCAAAGCTCAGCTTACAGAGATCATCAAAGAAGAACTTAGCGGCTATCTCTCCAATATATATAAGTGGTGTCCCGCAGGAACTAAGTGTGCACCCGAGAAGAAAAAGACAAAATGGTGGAAGGGAAGATGAAAATCACCAAATCCCAACTTAAGCAGATCATCAAAGAAGAGCTTAAGACGGTATTAGATGAAGTATCCTCTGAAAAACAGCGCCGTTGGGCCTGTGCACAAAAAGATAAACCCGCAAGTGAACGTGCCGATAGTCTCTCAGCAGATGAAGCAGAAGAGATGTGCACCTCAAAAATAGAAGAAGATGGTTGACCAGAGAAAGAGGAGTCCGGTCGGACCCAACATTGGAGTGATAAATGATGGCAACAACAAAAGCATTTGTGGATACATGGCTAGCAAAGCTTACCTCTCGTAAGTTGATGGTCTGGCTTACAGCCACGGGGCTAACATTTACAGGACATGTCACTAGCGAGGACTGGGTAATCATTTCAGCAATTTATATTGGAGGCCAAACAATTATTGATGGCATCGCTAGACTAAAAGGATATAATGATTAAGCAGAAGATATTAGAATTTGCTCTGAAGAACTGGAAAGCAATACTAATAGTGTTGCTTTTAGCCGTTATAGCCCTGAAGAATAGCCGCGACTATAAGCTCATGCAAACTGCGTACGAAACCCAAATAGAATCTCATGAGGCACAAATCGAAGGCTTAAAAGAAATACACAAGCGAGAAATAGAAGAGAAGCAGTTGTTGATGGAAAGCTTCTTAGAGTCAATTGCAGCAATCGAAGAAGAGTATGAGAAGGCCCAAGAAGAACTCGATGTGCTTCGAGAGAAAAAGAATAATGAATATAAAAGAAAATTCAGACATGATAAGCAGGCACTAATTAAAGATATAGAGACAAAGTTTGGTATTGAATATGTTCCTTAATCTTCTTTTGATGTTGAGCCTTTCGGCGAATGCAACTGAGCCCGCCAAATTTTCCATATTGGAGTATAAAGCGCCCGCACCATTTGCCGGCGTTCTCTTCGATGAGAAAGCCATGGCAAAGATGTTGGCAGATTATGATCTTGCCATGTATGCTTACGACATAAAGACTGATTACCAACTGAAGATTCAAAAGGAAAAGTATGAGTTTAAGTTAGAAGATCTAAGAATTGAGCATAAAGCCTTAACAGATGAATATGATTTGTTTATAATGCAGAAAGATAAAGAAATTAATATACTCGCAGATTCATTAAAAAAAACTTCACCCCGTCACAAATGGTTATATTTTGCTGGTGGGATCCTCATTGGTACTGCGGGCTCATATGGCGCATATAGGGCGATAAATGAAAGATAAAAATACGAAAGAACTGGATCGGATCGCGGCGTTTGAGAAAGCAATTTCTCAAAAATATGGAAAAGAGACAATCCAAAACCCACGCAGCCAATGGGATAAAGAAAAGGAAAAAGATTATATTGAGCAGATGAAGGATTTTTATAAAGCTAAAAGCCTAAAGGAAAAGTGGCAAGATAAAATAAACGTTAATGGCATAAAGGCTACAAAAAAACTACTTAATAGAGAATCTCTAAGAACATGTCCTGTCTGCGGGAAATTCCCAAAGAAATCGATGGATGATGTTTGTCTTCTAAAATTTGATTGCTGCAATAGATGTTACATTCAATATGTAGAAGGAAGAGAGGATAGATGGAAAGAGGGATGGAGACCAAGTGAAAATAAATAAAGAAACACTTAAAGAAATGATTCGTCAAGTAATTAATGAAGAAGTTGAGCAAGATCCCACTAAGATTAAAGCCGGCTCTATGTCCACCGGCGCAAGAATTAAGGGCGCCCGAGACCGCATCTCCGGCGGCGCAGAAGAATTCACAAATCAAGAAAGAAATATCATCGATCAACTAGAGAAGTTCATCTCAGACATGGCTGCAAAGCCGGGAGTTGATCTAACAAAATTCAGACCCCTTTTACAGAGGGTACTTAAACTTTTACAACAGCAAGCTGCTAAATCAATAGAGCAACCACAACAAGGAGAAGCACAATAATGGCAACAGTTTACGAAATAGTACAGGGGCTTTCCCAAGCCGCCGCAAATGCATATGATGGGGCACTTGGTGAAGACCAGTCCACCACAAAGACTGGCGTTCTACGCCGTGAAGAGGGCGATGCCCTTATTGATCAAAGAGTCATGGATGGTTTCAATGTAAAGTTTTACGGAGACATGATGTGTCTTGGATACCAGTCTGAGATTAGACTTAAAGAGGTTTACGCACAAGGATTTGAAGACGAAATTTCACAACGTGTAGCAGACATCGCAGGATTCCTCAAGAAAGAATACAAGAAGATCACAGGCCGCACAGTCGCTCTCACCGAAGAGGGGGAGATCGATGTGCGTGTTGAAAATTCTTCACGAGTTCGCTCTTGGGTTACAGCCAAGATGCATTACAAGGTTGGGGGGCTGTCCTCTGACATGAGCGACGACAACAGCGGCTCTGTTAACACCGTTGAAGAGGGCTGGAAAACTTTCCTTGATCAAGGCGGCTGGGATGGACCGCGCCCATCCAACGATACTCGACCTAAGAATTCAGGAAAGTAAAACCAATGGATGTCTCCCGCGCCGAACTATATCGCCTCATTATAGAAGAGTATGCCGCAGAAGAAGGCATAGTTATAACAGAAGACAAGGTGGACGATCTACTTGCATGGGTTCAGGGTGGAGAGAAGCCAGAATGGGCCGGCCAGGACGATGATACGGTCCCGGCTCCACCGGAAGTCCCAGGGACTGACGACGCGACGTCAAGCAATACTTACCCGATGGACGTCCCAAGTGACGACGCTCCAGAGAGCGAATACCAAGGGTTCCAGAATGACTCCGGGCCCGGCGCCGAGGACCAACTAACTGCTTTAATCCAAGGCATGGATCCAGAATCAGTAGCGGAACTTTTTCAAACAGTTTTTGAAAAGATTCCTGGTGTTGAATTATCTAGGCCCGGCGACGAAGATTACCCAGACGAAGAGACCCTCTATTCCCCCGGTGCTGAAGGTCGACCAGTTGCTGGCTTCCAATTAGAAAATTTAATGGAACTTATTCGCGAAGCCCTCGACGACTACCACGATTATGAAATGTATGATACACGAGATCCTCACGGATTTAGCAAGATGTCTGATGCGCAGATAGTTGATCAAGCTTGGAAAGATGGACTTGAAGAAATGATTGTGCTTGATGGCGAAGGAGACCTCACCAATAGAGAAGAGGTATTAGCGGCCATGAAAGATGTATGAGCTTCCAATTAGACAAAAAGCAAAGAGTCAAAGAAATATTAAAGTGCGGTAAAGAGCCCTCATATTTTCTTAAAACCTATGCCAGAATATCTCACCCGATGCATGGGTTAATTCTTTTTGATACCTATGACTTTCAAGATGAACTGTTAAAAGACTTTAATGATTATAGGTTTAACGTTATCTTGAAAGCGCGCCAACTTGGAATCTCCACGATAACGGCTGGGTATGTTGTCTGGCTTATGCTATTCCATCGCGATAAAGCAATCTTGGTTATGGCAACTAAGTTTGCAACGGCTGGAAACTTGGTCAAAAAAGTTAAGAACATTATGCGTAACCTTCCCGACTGGATGAAGATAGCCACTATCAGTGTGGATAACCGCACCTCTTTTGAACTTTCGAATGGTTCTTCGATAAAAGCCACATCCACATCTGGTGATGCTGGTCGTTCTGAAGCATTGTCTCTCTTAGTACTCGACGAGGCCGCACATATTGAAGGGCTCGAAGAATTATGGACTGGCTTATATCCCACGCTGTCAACGGGTGGTCGATGCATCGCGCTCTCTACTCCGAACGGTGTCGGTAACTGGTTCCACAAAGCTTGCGTCGACGCGGAAGCTGGTGCTAACAATTTTAACCTAACCACGTTAGCGTGGGACGTCCACCCGGATAGAGATAAAATTTGGTATGATAAAGAAACCAGAAATATGTCTAAACGACAAATTGCACAAGAGTTAGCATGCAACTTCAACACATCCGGCGAGACAGTTATAGATTCAGGGTGTATGGAATGGTTAGCCTCTAACATAAAAGAGCCGAAGTACCGAACCGGATTTGACCGTAACTTCTGGATCTGGGAGGAATTTGATCCTACGTGCAATTATTTAATGGTTGCTGATGTGGCCCGCGGCGACGGCGCCGACTTTTCAACTTTTCACATTGTCAAGCTTGAGACGCTAGAAATAGTGGGAGAATACCAAGGAAAACCAACATTAGATATGTATGCTAACTTGCTGAACCAAGTGGGAAGAGAATTTGGTAATTGCATGCTTGTAGTGGAAAACAACAATATTGGGTATTCAGTTTTGGATAAGCTCATCAATGATCATCGATACCCGAATGTTTATCATTCAGTTAAATCTACGCACGAATATATAGAGCAGTATCAAGCAGAAGTTATAAACAGCGCAGTCCCCGGATTCTCCACAACAATGAAAACGCGCCCATTGATTGTTGCAAAACTAGAAGAATTCATCAGAAACAAACTAATTAAGGTATATTCATCTCGTACTCTTAACGAAATGAAAACTTTTATTTGGAGGAACGGTAAGCCGCAAGCAATGAAAGGCTACCATGATGACCTTATCATGGCTTTAGCGATTGCGTGTTGGGTCAGAGACACGGCCTTACAGTCAAATGCTAGAGAGTTAAACTATCAAAAAGCCTTTGTGGATGCGATATATACCACAAAAACTAGTATGAATACTCAAATTAAAGGACAAGATGGCTATAAAAAAGATAGCATCTTTGATAAAATGAATCAAGCAGAAGATTTATATAGTCAATATAAATGGATTATAAAGTGAGAAAATAAATGCCCTTAGACAACAACCCAGCAAATAAACAAAATAGCTTATTCAAAGCTTTAACGAGATTATTCTCCGGACCGATCATTAGTTACAGATCTCAGTCGGGAAGAAGAATCCGACGCCAACATTTGGATAAGTTCTCTTCACGCTTCCAGACGGCTTCTGGTCAGCAGTTTAAGAAGACACTGTATAACCCTTTAGATATCATTGCTACCAACGCGATGCAAAATCAAGCACGCGCAGAGCGCTATGTGGACTTTGATCAGATGGAATACACACCAGAGATTGCGTCCTCAATGGACATATATGCCGACGAGATGACTACCTATTCGGATTTGCGTCCGATGTTAAAGATCAAGTGCCCGAATGAAGAGATTAAAGCTGTCCTAGCTATTTTATTTGATAACATCCTTAACCTTAAATACAATCTTTTTGGTTGGGCCCGCACCATGTGCAAATACGGGGACTTCTTTCTTTATCTGGACATTGATGAAAAATATGGTGTCCAATCTGTTATTGCCCTTCCGTCGAATGAGATCGAAAGGCTCGAAGGCTTAGACTCCACAAACCCAAATTACGTTCAATACCAGTGGAACTCAGGCGGCATGACCTTCGAAAACTGGCAGGTGGCACACTTTAGAATTCTTGGAAATGATAAGTACGCTCCCTATGGAACCTCAATCCTTGAGCCCGCCCGCCGCATCTGGCGCCAACTCACTCTTATGGAGGACGCCATGATGGCTTATCGTGTGGTGCGTTCTTCTGAGCGGCGAGTCTTTAAGATTGACGTGGGAGCCATCCCCCCACAGGATGTGGAACAATACATGCAAAAGGTTGTGTCGAACCTCAAGCGCCACTCTGTTATTGATAATAAGACTGGCCGTGTTGATTTACGATATAACCCCATGTCTATTGAAGAAGACTACTTTCTACCAGTTCGACCCGGCTCTGCGACAACAATCGAAAGCCTCGCAGGAGCACAAAACATTACTCAAATTGATGATATCAAATACCTTCGCGACAAGCTGTTCTCTGCTCTCAAAATTCCTCAAGCTTATCTTTCAATGGGCGAGGGCGCGGCAGAAGACAAGACAACGTTGGCCCAGAAAGACATTCGTTTCTCGCGCACCGTACAGCGGTTGCAGCGTGTTATCATCGCTGAGTTAACTAAGATCAGTATCATACACCTGTATACCCTCGGATTCCGCGGCGACGACCTGTTGGGATTTGATCTGAGCCTTAACAACCCATCCAAAATCGCAGAGCTTCAAGAGCTTGAGCACTGGAAGACGAAGTTTGATATCGCTGGCTCAGCTACCGAAGGATTTTTCTCACGGCGCTGGGTTGCTGAACACGTTTTTGCGATGTCTAATGAAGAGTTCACACGGAACCAGCGCGAAATGTATTATGATAGAGAACACGATGCTGCTCTCCAAGCGGTTGCAGAAGCTGCAGCCGCCGGCGAAGCTGGTGGTGGTCTAGGCGGAGATCTAGGTGGCGACCTTGGCGGCGACTTAGGCGGTGACTTAGGCGGTGACCTCGCCGGACCAGAAGAAATGCCAGCCGGTGATGCCGGAGCGGATGAAGGCGGCGGCGATGAGTCCGCGCTCCTAGCAGTACCCCCCGGCTCCCGTAACGCACCACGATTAACGCCCGGTGCTAAAGGAAAGGTATACCATCCCAAAAAGGTCGATCGACGCGATGCTGGCGCCCGAACTCGCTCTATTGCATCCAAGTACGCTAAGGAGAAGAGTAGCAATACGCTACGCAATATAGTGCCCGGACTTACAGACATCAGCACTTTGAAAAATGGCTCTGGTATTGGAATAGGTATTAATGAATACGACCACTCTACTTATAAACAGCGAGAGATGGATGAGGAGGATAAGGTTTTCCAAATCAACGAGTCCGTCCGAAACCTTTTGAATGATTTGGATGCTAGTAACAAAACTTTAACGGAGAAAGAAGATGAAGATAAGACACAACAAAAAGCGTAACACCGCATTTGTATATGAGGCACTCATTCGAGAAAATACAGTAGCTATTCTCAGAGGTGACGCCAAGACTCAAAAGACAATTATAGAGATTGTCAAGAAACATTTTTCTGTCAACACTTCTTTAAAGAAAGAACTAGAGTGTTATCGTTCATTGTATGAAAATCAGGATCTAGATACCGAGACACACCAAAAGATTTTAAAAGAGTGCAAGCGCCAACGAGCGCTAATTCCTACACAGGAATTATTTGCGGCACAGACCGCACTTATCCATGAGGTAAATAAATCTCTCTCTCCTTCTATTTTTAAGAACTTCGTTCCCAATTACAAGACTCTTGCGACTATAGCACAAATCTTCTCTGATACGACCACACCAAAACAGCGCGTCATTTTAGAGAATCAGGTGATTGCAGAGATGCGAGAAAAGAGAGACCCATCACAGATTGCAGAACAAATAGACAATGTTGTTTATAGAACTTTTGTTAAGAAGTTTAATGACAAATATGAAGGAGAACTGTTAGACGAGCAAAAAGAACTTTTAGCTCATTACATCGCTTCTTTTTCTGACAATGCGCTGGGGTTAAAAACGTTTTTAAATGAAGAGATCTCACGCCTGAAAGATATCATGGCTGCAGCACGCCAGAGTAAATATGTTAAGGAAGATCCTGATATGGTGGAGAAAAGCAAGCAGGTTTTGACCATACTTGATTCATATGCCCAAGCGGGAATGAACGAAAAGATGCTCACGACTATCCTAAAAACCCAAAAACTAGCAAAGGAGATGTCTACTGATGGCCATAATAATTAAAGTTGGCGAGAAGTCAAACGAAAAGAAAGTTAGACTTGAACTCGACGCCCGAAAGAGTATTAGCGGAGATGTGATGGTATTTGATCACGGAGATATTGATATTGTGTTATCCCCATCAGCTAATAAAGTTATTGCTTTTCCAAAAGATGTTATTACCGATATGGTGTATGGTGCACAAAACCGACTCTTTACCCATCTTCAAAAGCGCGGACTGATTGTCCCAGAGTCAATTAAGGCTGGCTCCTTCTTTGGTTCTTTTGAAGCAACAATGCAAGAGTCCGCTTCTGAAAAGATTAGCCCCGCAAAACTCACGCTTATTAACATATCAAATTTTATTGATGAAGAACGCCCCTACTTTGAAAGCACGGATGCAATTATCTCTATGACAGACGACGAACTCCTTCACCCTGACAAGGCTGATTCTACTGAACTTGGCGATGTACCACAAAATGTAGAGAAGGGATCGATCAGACCTGGATACGTTCGTAACTCGTACGGCGCGAATTATTTGTATACAGTATAGGAGTTACCCATGTCCGAAATGAAAGTTATAATGGAAAACTGGGACAAGTTTGTTGTTACCGAAGAAACTAAGATTACGACAGTCGGTGACCTGAGAAAAGCCATAAAAATTTACAGAGCCAAAGAAGCAGGTAAAGAAGCAGGAAAGATGGCCGCGGATGTAGCTATCCAGCAAGTCCCGGGCATAAGCAATATTTATTCTTTATGGCAGGGCGCCAAAGACGCCCGCGATATTATGAAAAAATTATATGGAGCAGATGATGGGTTTAAGAGCAACACGGGGCTGGACTTGTTAAATGTGAACGATGATATATCGGCTATTGTTGATGATAATGTTGAGACCGCATTTTTAAATGATTTGATTGCCTCATTAGAGAGTGCTCAACCCACAGATCCTATACCGGTAGTGGATGATGAACTGCAAGCATTTTTAGGTAGCAAGTTTAACCAGCACGCGGTTAAAAAATAATGGAATTACTAACATTCATACTGTGCGCTTACGGCTTAACACAAATCATTGTATATGGTACAATATTCGATAGAATAAGGCCCGCCAAAGGAAGGCTAGGAAAGCTTTTTAAATGTCCGATGTGCATGGGATTTCATGTAGGTTGGTTTTTAATGCTACTTTCTCCCTTTACGGAACTATTTAGCTATGACGTTTCCGTCGTTAACTTTTTCCTACTTGGATGGGTGTCGTCAGGAACATCTTACATTTTAAATATGGTCTTTGGAGACCACGGAGTTAAATATGAACACAAACATTTGGACAAATAAGTGGATGCTGCAGCCAGTCCGTCACTGCTGTAAGGGAAGTTAGCTATGGGTCAGAAACTTTTAAGAGAGTATTATGAGCTATGCGAAGGCGGCGTCTGTCAGGATCTTTTGAACGAGGCCGAAAAACGATATGTCGCCGACGGAGGCATGATTTTAAGCGGCAAACTTCAAGAGGCAGATGTTCAAAATGGAAACGGAAGAGTTTATCCGCATAAAATTTTAATGCGCGAGATGAAGAATTATACCAAACTGGTAAACGAACAGCGCGCCCTTGGTGAATTAGACCATCCCGATGATTCAGTGATCAATTTGAAAAATGCATCTCACCTTATTACTGAAGTTTGGTGGGATAACAAAAATGTTATGGGCAAAGTAAAAGTACTTAACACACCTTCTGGTGGCATTCTTCGCTCCTTAGTAGAGTCGGGTGTTAAACTAGGGATCTCCTCGCGAGGCATGGGCTCCGTGACTGAGCAACAAGGGCAGACCATCGTAGAAGATGACTTCCAATTGATTTGTTTTGACTTTGTATCCGAGCCATCTACCCCGAACGCCTTCATGATGAAGGAGGCAAAAGATTTACAGCCCACTAATATCCTCACCAAAGCAGATAAAATTAACAGACTGCTAAATGAGGTGTTGGACAATGACTAAAAGCTGGTCAAGCTTTGAAGGACAGCAATTGCTCCACGAAAATTGGCGTAACTTTTTGTCTGAGGAGACCAGCGCGCTCGCACAGAGGCTGAGAGATAGTGGCTATGATACTGAAGATCACTGGGAGGAACCCGAAGAAGACCCACAAGCTAGCGATTACCCAGACGTGAGCACCGGTCTAAACTCTGAATACAAGCGGGATTCCTTGAAACAGGTTCTTGGCCGGCTTACTCCCCCCTTAGACCCGGAATACATCCAAGCATTAATTGATGTGATAGCTCAGATTGCCGGTGATGAAGGCATCATGCTAGAATTAAGCTTAAAGGGACTAAATAGCGAACAGGATCGCATCATTGACTCAGCAGGAACAGCACTGATACTGAAGACAATAGCCGGCTGGAATCTCCCAGATGCAGAGAACACCGCTCTTATAAAAGCTTTAAACTATTGGGGCCGCGTTAATTCAGTTAAGTTTACTGCTCCTCCTGTAGCCGCCACTTCGGTTGTCAACACCACTGATCCCCGTGATGACGTATCACAGGGTGCCACCGCCACCTCCGACGAGCCTCCCGATGAAGAGTCGACCACTATTGGTGGCGATGCCCTCGGACCTGGCCCTGAGCCAGAACCGGTGTACTTGACCGGTCCAAACGGCGAGACCTTTGTGGGACATCTGAATGATACCTGGGAAGAGTGGGCATCCGCCGACGGCACACCCTTTTATTGGAACAAAGATACTGAGCAACCAACTTGGAATCTCCCAGGACAAACCGGAGAAGAGGAGCCCGACACACCTGCCGATGAAGCCGAGGAAGAAGATGAAGAATCCCCCATGAAGGAAAAAGCATTAGCGATAATGGGATCGACATTGGACATAGTCGGCGCCGCCGGTCTGTTCCCTGGCGCAGAAGCAACCCTCATACCGTCTGCTGCTACGCTTGCCAGCCTGGGTTTAAATCTATACCAGAAGAAAATAGGTTGGGCTATGTTGGATTTAATTGCCTTAGTTCCGGTGGTCGGTAAATTTGCTAAACTTGGAAGGCTAGGCAAGATAGCTAAAACTGTTGCAACCACTGGGAAAACAGGAAAAGCACTTGCTACCGCCACAAAAGCCATGGCAGTCGGGGACAAGGGATTCAAAGCTCTCAAAGCTGGTAAAGCCGTTAACGGTGTGAAGGAACTCTATGAACACGTTCCCGAAGAATATATCCGCACCGCTGTCTACGCCAAGAATGACGACGGGAAGAACTATATAGATGTTGTTTTGGAGGTGCTTGAACATGCGCCATCTCCTACAATTAAAGCAGGTGTGGAAGCGCTCAAGGCGGCCGTTGCATGGGTGCGTAATGATCTTGGCGCGCCACCCCCCACGGATCCAGCGGATTCCCCTGAGCCCGGCTCCGCCGCGCCTTCCGAACTGGCTAGCCGCCCGCGCGCGACCCGAACAACTCCCCGAATCGGTACACAAAACCGGGGACCCACGGGACCACTTCAAGAAACATATGATCGTTGGCAAACGATCGCAGGAATTAACAAGAGAGTATTATGAAAAAATCAGATTTAAAACAACTAATCAAACCACTAGTAAAAGAATGCATACATGAAGTTCTTATAGAGGAAGGAATGTTATCGAACATTGTATCCGAAGTAGTTCAAGGCATGCAAGCAAAGCCACTAGTGGAGTCACGTGCCGCCACCCCGACACCACCAAATCGCGCTGCAGAGGCTCGCAAGATGAAAGAGTCGCGCCAAAAGATGAATGCTCGCCGTCAAGAGTTAATGGACTCCATTGGCAAAGATGCATACAATGGGATGGATTTATTTGAAGGCACAGCGCCTATGTCCAGAGAAGAAAACGCTGGCACAGCAGCCGGCTCAGTCGATCTAGGAAGCTCCCGGGATGCGGGTGTTGACATTAGTTCACTAGTAGGAGGCGCTTCACATGTGTGGAACGCAATGAAGTAGGAATAATGGCTAATGTTGTTGTCCGCGCAAAAGAATGCCGTGGAAATCATGAGAGAATGATCAAGAGATTTATCAAGAAGACAAAGAAAGAGAAGATTGTTGAAGAGGTGAAGGAACGTAGAAGGTATACCAAGCCATCTGATGCTAAGCGCCAAAAGCGCCAAAAAGCAGAACGCCGCCGGATCCGAGATGAACAAAAACATCTAAGACTACAACAAAGACGCAATAGAAAAAAATAGACACTATTTATAGTAAAGCTAAAAATTAAAGGAGTTTTGAATTATGGCAAATAATAGTCCCACAATGCGCTGGCCAGCAGAAGTAGGTATCAATCATGTGGGTGCCTATGAGGTAAGCGGCCGCCCATTCGCTAGTGGCAACATTAACGCATCTACCGCACAAAAGGTAGAGTTTCCGCTTGTTACACGCTGGGTGCAGATTATAAACACTAGCGCACAGCCCGTACGAGTGGGGTTTTCAGAAAACGGAGTGAGCGGAAGCCACGTTTCAAATAGCTACTTTTTTACAATTCCTAAAGCGGACGCAACTAATGGTGGACAAACAAGTAGCGGCCGGCTTGAACTGAAGGTTTCGGAAATTTGGCTTTATTCACCCGCACAAGCTACAAGTGTTCAAGTTGTCGCGGGACTCACCAGCATCAACAAGAACAAAACAAGTGGTTCACTTGGACCTAGTTGGTCGGGCTCCATAGGGGTCGGTTAATAGTGGCACGATTTCGTTGGGCATATGTAGATTGTTCGGGCTCCACGTCGATGGCCGGCCCAATAGGATCGGTGCAGTTTCTAACAGGAACTAACGCGACGAGCGGCTCCGCTCGATTTATGTTCACAACAGGAACGAACACCCTTCATCTAACGGGAACACTCAACGTCTCAGGCACCATCAGTGCCAGTCACTACCATATCAAGAATGTGACCGAGATCGATGCTAGCGGCTCCACATTCTTTGGGGATACCAATGACGATGTCCATATTAGGACAGGAAGTCTGCAGGTTGGCAAATCTGACGATACGCTTATTCTGCGCGTCGATAATACTACTGAAGCTGTACAGGTGAGAGGGTTTCGTGGTCTTTACGAAGCGGTTTCCACAGTCAGCTATACTGCTAGCGCCCCGAGTTACATAATGGGCGTCACCAACGTAAACAATGTTCGTATTGAGATTCCAAGCGCTTCTACTTATCTCGGCGGAGCGCTTTTAATTGTAAAAGACGAAGCTACTTCTCGCGCTGGAACTAATATTATTCTTTCGGCTGCGTATGGTACGACTATCGATGGCGCCAACTCCTACACTTTAACTGGGTCAATGCCTGCAATTAGTTTATATTCTAACGGCACCAATTGGTTTGTCTTCTAATTAGCTTAGAGACTTTATAAAACTAATATTAGCTTAGAGGCTTTATAAAACTAATTATGTGAGGGATCCTACAGATGGCGTATAATGCAGTATCTGGAACGTTAATAGCTGCGCAGAACTATATTCCTGGCGATTTAGTTGTAGGAAATATAGTTTCCGGTAATTTGAGCACTTCAGATGGTGCTAATTTAATCAATATTCCGCGGGTTTCCAATGCGACAAATAACGCACTTATAACCAATGTGAGCGGCGATGCAAACACCCTTGTCTGTGAGTCGAATTTAACATTCGATGGAGGGTCCCTGGTCGTTACCGGCGATCTCACCGCGTCCGTGTCCGTGTCCGCATCTTATTTTGAAGGGGACGGCAGCCGTTTAACAAATCTTCCCGGTGGAGCCACCGGCGCCGGCATCTTCAGAGAAACTTCCCCTAGCAATGCTTACACTACGAGTAGTATAAAGGTGGGCGCCTCCGGCACAGCGCCAGCCACTTTATCAGTAGTGGGCGGTAGTTTTTTAAGTGGAGCATTAATTCATAAGCGCCACACAGTCACAGGCGATTATACCATCTCCATAACAGACTATTACATAGGTGTAGATACAACCGGCGGAACAGTAAAAATTACTCTCCCAAATGCAGCTGCTCTCACTAGCGGACAAACTCTGGTTTTGAAAGACGAAGGTGGCAACTCAGACACCAACGCAATCACCATTTCCGGCTCTGGCGCCGATAAAATTGATGGTCAAAATACAGTTGTTTTAGGGTCACCTTATGCAGCACTCCAGCTATATTGTGATGGCGCCACCAAATACTTTATTTATTGACGCGAAAGAAGGACGAAGAGCCTATTTATAAGCGGATGGCGGGACTGTTGCGTGTTCTCATTTATGGGAGCGCGTACCTTTTTTGCTATCCGCCAAAACATAAAACTTATATAATATGGAGGGTTTTTAAACATGGCTTATAAATTTCAATCGGAGTTAGCTATCCTTAGTGGTGCTATTTCTCCTCAAAACGACGATGCATTCGATCTTGGTATCGCTGCAGCGCAATGGAAAGATATCTACATCGACGGTATCGCATACATCGATCAGCTTGGTACAGACGCTGATCCCGGATCTGCTTACATTTCCGGCGGCGAGTTAGATAACTGTGTCATCGGTGGCGAAACCAAGGCGGCTGGTACTTTTACCACTGCTACGGTGGATGCCTTAACGGCAACTGCTAACCTTGACATTGGTGCTTACGAGATGCGCGCCCTGACTTTCGAGTCGGATCAAGCAACTGGCACTGCACCGTTCACGGTGGCTTCAACTACTGTTGTCGCTAACCTTAACGCTTCTACGCTTGGTGGCGCCACAATGGCTGTCCCTGGCGCAATCGGTGGTGGAACACCGGCTGCTGTTACAGCAACCACTTTGACGGCTACTACTTTCGTTATGCCTGACGTTACTTCCGGCAAGTTACTTGTCGCTGACGGCAGTGACTACGAAGAAGTCGCTCTGTCTGGTGATGCTACGCTCGCTTCTGGCGGTGCGTTAACTATTGGCAACCTCGCAGTTACAACTGCAAAACTTGCTGATGATGCTGTTTCTCTTGCCAAGATGGCTGCTCTCACTAGAGCTTCCATCATCATTGGTGACGCTTCTGGTAATCCTTCTGCTCTTGCAAAAGGTGCTGCTAGCACGTTCCTTCAATCTGATGGTACTGATACGGCATATGTCGCAATGAGTGGTGACGCCACTTTAAACGCTGGTGTCATCTCAATCGGTGCAACCAAAGTTACTGATGCAATGATCAATGACGACGTTGCTACTGGCTTAGGTGGTGTTGGTCTGTCTGCAGCTTCTGGTGTCTTGGCATTGGATGTGAATGAACTTCCGACTGCTGCAACTCTTGCCGTTTCGGCCGACAGTTTCGTTTGGCTCGACGCGACGGACAATAGCTCTCAGAGAAACACCTTTGCTCAACTTGCGACTGCGATGGCTGGTGCCGGTATTACCGCTACCAACGGAGTTTTCTCTTCGGACGCTTCTCCGACTCCTACCTCTCACGGTGATGCTGCGGCTACCCTTGTGGAAGGTATGAACTGGAGTTCAGCTGTATTCTCAGCTGCTCGCATTTGGACGCTTCCTGCTTCTCCGGACGCTGGTGATGTTATCACGGTTAAGGCGCCTACAAACGCCCACACCTATGCGCTCACTGTTTCGAAAGCTGGCTCTCAAACCATTGATGGTCAAGACACCGTGGTCTTAGCTTCCCCGAATGCTGGTGTATCGTTCACCTATGTCGGTTCCGACAAGTGGTTAATCACATAAGTCGATTATTCGTCTTTACAAGATTGCCTTTATTTACTGGATGTCCCTCTTTTGGGGGGCATCCTTTTTTTTGTGACTATTTACTTGCGGAGACTACAATGAAAACATTAGATCTGCATGGGATGTATCACGAGGCGGTACAAAGGAATGTAGAGAATTTTGTTCTTTTAAACGATGGGCCAATGAGAATTATAACAGGTAATTCAAGTACAATGAAAGCAATAGTGACAGAGACACTAACACAACATAACTTTACTTATTATCCGGAAAACTATACTAACTTTGGCAGTCTCATAGTTATAGATAAGACACGCATTTCACGGTAAGGGGGAGCACAAATGGCTTATAATGTTCTAAAGGGTACGGTAGAGGGGTCAGTCGACCAACACGCAGATCAAGAAATCGACGGCATAAAGGTTTTTAAAAATACCATAAGCGCTAGCGTATTTTATGATACCGACGCGCAAAGCCCGTGTGCTACCCTCAAAGATGTTGCCATAACTACAGTTATCGGCGCCACGAAAAATGGTGTGTTGACCCTTAACGGCGACAACACAGCAAAAGTTTATCACACACTGACTTATGATGGAAACTCATTAAACGCTAAACATGTTTGTGCTGAAAGCTATAGCGGCTCAGGAGCAGAACTTACAGATATACCATCGGATAATTTCAACGGGTTAATCTCCGGAGACCATTTAAAGCTGGGCCCCGGTCTGCATGTGGTAGGGGGATCCCTCCAGCCGAAAGTTGATGGCGCTCTTCAAAACGACGAGGAGGGACTTAGTATCAACTTGGGCGTTAATAGTGGTATAAGTGTTAAAGATAATAAATTAATTCTGGATACCAATAAATCACCATCCATTACTACTGGTGGGCAGAATCTGAGCGATCAAGACGTCATCTTGGTTGGGGATGCTGACCGCGCTGGCATCTGGCACACCACACTCTCGAATCTATATGACAATTATATGAGCAACAAGATACCTCACCCCGCCGGCGCCATCTCTGAAATTCAACTTAAAGGCAAGCGTGGCTTTTCCTCTTCTCCTAAGCTGTCCTACTGTACTACCAAAGAGGCTTTGAAGGTTGAAGGTAAAGTAATAGCCACAGCAGCCCTTATTGAAGGGGAACTGAAGTGCACTGGTAAAGTAATCAAAAATATATCAAAAGTCTCCTTAAAATCCTACGAAGTAAGTCCTACAGATTACACCCTGGTGTGTGACACCGTTGCAACGTCTATAACTATTACGTTACCACCGGCGTGTAATAGTGTAGGCCGCGTCTTAAATATAAAAAAAGCCAACACAGACACAGAAAATCTTCGTTCCTATCCCATTCGGATAAGAGCAGTGGAGGGCACAATTGATAGTAAAGATGAAATTATTCTAAAAACTAATTATGCATCCCGCAGCTTGCAGTCCGATGGAGAGAACTGGTGGATAATAGGAGCTAAAGGAACGTGAGACTAATTAATATAAAGGAAATACAACACAATGGCTTATAATAGCAACAAAGGCACACAGAACTTCGGGGATATTCATTACGACGGAGATCCCGCAGAAACCCAGATTGATTTCGAAGACGATTTTATTGCACTTAAAACCAATAACATTCAGCGACTGATTGTTTCTTCTTCCGCTATTACCGCATCGGTGATTTTTTCAGCTTCTGCCGGCATTTATGCCGGAACCTTCACCGGTGACGGCGCCGGGATCACAGGAGTGCCCGCAGCCGGTATCTCGCCGGCAGGGTCAACCACCCAGGTTCAGTATAATAATGGAGGAGCCCTAGCCGGTTCTTCTAACATGACCTTTGATGGGACGTCGCTAGCAGTCGCAGGGCTATCATCTACAGGTAACACTACTCTTGGAGATGCTAGCGGCGATAGTGTGACGATTAACGCTGCCACGGTTAATATTCCGAATGTGGCAGCCGGAACAGATAACACTGTCGTGGTTTATAATGGCAGCACTCTCTTAACTGATGAGGTTGACTCACGCGTATGGGGAAGCACGCTGGTGGACGCTAGCGGCACACCTGTTGCAAACCAAATTGCACGCTGGAGTGACGCCAACACAGCACAAGGGACTACCACCCTAACATATAACGGTACCATTTTGGCTGTGACTGGAGCAATTTCTGCCTCCGGAAATGTTTCTGGTTCTGCTTTTTACGGAAATGGAGCAAATCTCTCCGGAGTGGGCACCATGTCTGGTTTTACATTAGCTGGAGACGGTGGCTCTTCGCAAGCAATCGCAGACGGTAATACTTTGACGGTTGCAGGCGGCACAGGATTAACTACAACTGCCGCGGCCACAGACACTGTGTCGATTGCGCTTGATAATACGGCTGTTAGCGCAGGCTCATATACCTTTTCAGCCATAACTGTTGATGCCCAAGGTCGCCTTACTTCAGCTGCAAGCGGCACCCCATCCTTTACATTAGCAGCCGATGGTGGCTCTTCCCAGGCCATCGATAATGGCAATACGCTCACCGTGGCAGGTGGAACTGGTCTTACTTCGACCGCCGCAGCCACAGATACCGTGACGCTTGCGCTTGATAATACTTCTGTTAGCGCTGGATCTTATACTTTTTCTGCAATAACGGTAGATGCACAAGGGCGCCTCACTTCAGCTGCAAGCGGTACTCCCTCATTTACTTTAGCCGGCGACAGTGGAACACAAACAGTTGATAATGGAAACACTCTCACCGTGGCCGGCGGCACAGGTTTAACTTCACTAGCAGCCGCTACTGATACTGTCACACTTACTTTGGACAATACCGCAGTTTCGGCGGGAAGTTATATTAAGGCAGACATAACAGTGGACGCGCAAGGTCGCTTGACATCGGCTGCAAATGGCGCAGCAGAAATTGTCACCGCTTATAACAACGCGACTGATAATTATGTCTTGACCTCTGCTGGCGCTGGTTCCATTAACGGAGAAGCCAACCTTACTTTTGATGGAGCCACCTTGGCTGTACAAAGCAGCGTGAACCCGATAATCGAGGTTTCTAACGTGGCCGACGACGCTTATGGAGGGGTTGCTATTTTACAGAATACGCGCGCCGGCTCCGCTGGTGCAGTTGATGATTTTGTGGGGGGCGTCATGTTCAAAGCCAACGACTCAGCCACCAACCGCACACAATACAGTAAGATAAGTACTAAAATAGGATCCCCCACCAACACTAGCGAATCCGGCTATATGCTATTCGAAGTAACAACGGGGGGAACCACCGGTACTGAGTATCTTAGGTTGGACGGCCTAACCAACACAATAACTGCCTCTGTAGAAACTCAGGTGAATGCGGATTTAAATATTGCCGGCACCGTTGACATTGGCCCCGAGATCGATTCCAATGCAAAACTCCATGTCAGCGGTGCGAATAGTTCGGTTTTAGCAATTTTCGAAACTCCTGCAAACCCAATTTTACTGGCGATCACCGGATCGGGTAAGGTTGTAGTTGGCGGCGCACATCTTGATGCCAAGTTAAATGTAAGCGGCTCGAAGAGTGATCAACTAATTTCTCTTAAAAGTGACACTAAAAATCCCGCCTTCTATGTAAGCGGAAGCGGACAGGTCTTCGCTTCAGGTAGCCTCATCCTGCAGGACATAGAGCCCACCCTCCAATTTAGCGGCAGTGATGGCGCCGGCCTCGGCCAGATGGGCTATAATTCTTCAGATAACCTTTTAATTCAAAATAATACTACCAACAAACATATCGTCTTGAAGGCAAATGATAACGGAACCATTCGTGAAGGCTTTCGTCTAGACGGCGCCGTCCCTGAAGTCGTTGTCAATCAAACATCTGATTCTCTTGTTGACTTCCGCGTCGAGAGTGATAACAACACCCATATGTTATACGTGGATGGATCTGCAGACAAGATAGGAATTAACACTGATACACCTCTTGTAAAACTGGATATCAACGATAACACAATTCGAATTCGAACAGCCAGTACCCCTTCAAGCGCATCTGACTTTGGAGTCCAAGGTGAGATTAGATGGGATGCGGGCTATATTTATGTTTGTGTCGCTACCGATACATGGAAGAAGGTGGCGATTAGTACGTGGTAGACATATTATTAAAAATGGGCTTTACCACACAGTAATACTACTTATTTGTGAACTATTGTCATATTAGGAGTCAATTCATGTCTACTTTGCTCAGTGAAGCAATCATCGACGCCAAGGCACTGCGCGAAGCAGCCTTAAAGAACGCCGAAACTGCGGTTATTGAAAAATACTCGCAAGAAGTTAAAGAAACTTTGGATAATTTGTTGGAGCAAGACGATCTGGGTGGCGAAATGCCTGATCTGGGTGGTGAAATGCCTGATCTTGGTACCGAACCTGCCGAGCCTGGAACCGAAGACACAATTGATGAGGATAATGAGATCCCTCTGGCCGCCACGGATGATTTTTCGGACTTAGAGGGCAAAAATTTAAAAGACTTCCCCCACCAAGGCGAGCAAATAGACGTTACTATTGATTTAGGCGCTCTCCAAGAGGCTGTTGCTGCGTTAGGTGATGAAATAAATGAGAACCAAGAGTTTGACATCACAGCCGACGATATTGCAAACATACTTTCGGAAGAGGGCGATGATTGCGCCGATGACGAGGACGAGGACGACGAGATTGTCGAAGTAGCCGGCCTCAGCGCGCCAGAAGATAACCTATTTGACACACAAGAGTCAGGCGACACCGACGACGACGACGATGATGAAGATGACGAAGGTTCATCTAGTGCCGAAGCGGAAACGGCGTCAGCTTCAGGTATTGCAGCCACCGATGCTGCACAAAAAGGCTTGGAAGAGAAGTTCGATATTGACTCCCTTACTGATGCCATCATAGAAAAACTTACTGTAGACATGGGAGCTACCCTATCGGGCTGGGCCGGCCGCTCATCCGAGAGCATGAAGTGGGAGATGGAAAAAGAAATCGCCCACCGCCGCAGCACCGATCTACAAGACGATTTAGAAACTTTAAAGAAAGCTCAAGAAGAGTTGGTTTTCGAAAATAAACAACTCAATGAGCAAAACACACAATATAAGCTAGCGGTGCAAGAATTGAAAGAAGGTCTTCATGACGTAAATCTTTCAAATGCTCGTTTGCTTTATACGAACCGTATTTTACGAAATACCTCCTTAAATGAGCGACAAAAAGATAAAATTGTCGAAGCGATTTCCAACGCCGGTTCAGCCCCAGAAGCAAGGACGATCTTTGAAACACTTCAAAGCACAGTGGTGGCCACACCAAAACGTAGCCCACAATCACTTAGCGAAGTAATCAGTCGCCGGTCTTCTACAATCAGGGCTTCTCGTAAAGAGACGCCTTCATCCGATCCATTACAAGAACGGATGAAAAGATTAGCTGGAATAAAATAATCATTAAATTTAAGGAGGTAATTTTAAATGTCTGGTATTGTTGAAAGGTTGACCGAAGGTATGGTCAACAGAGATATGCGTGCAGAAGGGCACGCACTATTAAGTAAGTGGGAGAAGACTGGTCTACTCGAAGGAATAGAAAAGGATCGATCCCGCCAAGCTATGGCTCGTTTGCTTGAAAATCAAGCAAAAGAGCTTCTCCGTGAGGGTTCTTCCATGGCCGCTGGAGATGTTGAGGGCTTTGCTGCCGTCGCATTCCCCATCGTTCGCCGTGTCTTCGCGGGTCTGATCGCTAACGATCTTGTTAGTGTTCAGCCGATGAGTCTGCCAAGCGGTCTCATCTTCTTCCTGGACTTCACGTTCTCAGGAGATCTCGGTGGTACCGAGGGTGCACAAACCCGTCGCTTCGGCAACGTTGCTGGCACTGGCTCCATCTATGGTGGTGACAAGGTTGGTTCACAGTTGACCGGCGGACTTAACCTGCTCAGTAGTTCTGGTATTGACCTTTCTGGTCCTCGTACCGTTTCTGCTCGCGGTTATGCCTATGGTTCCCCAACCGGTTCCGTCGCTTGTGCTGCACACGCAAACACTGGTGTCATCAAGGCTCAGTTTGCTGTTAATTCAGCAACTGAGGCTCAGAAGAAGCTCATTGTTTTCGACCCTGATATTCTTGCCCTGTCGGGTTCAGGCACAAACTACAAAGTTTGTGTTTGGGATACTGATAAGACAAGTTATGTTCAGCAAGATGCTGATTTCGACAACCTTGGTGCGTTTACGGTTAGCCCCGCGAACACTGCTGTTGCCATGGGTGTTGCTGGATGGCGTCAAATTCGTCGCTTAACTCAGCTTGTTGACTCGACTGAGGCTAATACCGCCACTGGTTCTGCTGTCCGTCTGGTTTCTATCGCAGTTTCTGCGTCTACTACCATTTCATTGGCTGGTACCACGGTTCAGGTTCCAATTCGTGACAACTTCAACGCTGCTAGCGCCATTGGTGCTGTCGTTGGTGCTGCCGAGTGGGGACTTGAGAACAACGCTGATATCCCCGAGATTGACATCAAAGTCGATTCCGTGGCTGTCACCGCTAGTACCAAGAAGCTCAAGGCTAAGTGGACTCCGGAGTTAGGTCAAGACCTTAACGCCTACCACAACCTTGATGCCGAGGTTGAGCTTACAAGTATCCTCTCTGAGCAGATTGCTCTTGAGATTGATCGCGAGATCATTGGTGACCTTGTTAATGGCGCTTCCGCTGCTACCTACTACTGGTCGCGTTCACCTGGCTTGTTCTTGAACAAGGTTACTGGCGTTGAGATCGGTGCTGCTTCTGCGGCTCCCGACTTCACCGGTACAGTATCCGAGTGGTACGAGACTCTCGTTGAGACCATCAATGATGTGTCTGCACAGATTCACCGCAAGACTCTTCGCGGCGGAGCTAACTTTGTTGTCTGCGGACCTGAAGTTGCTAACGTCCTTGAGTTCACCGCTGGATTCCGTGCTTCCGTCACTGCTGACGACGATAAGGGTAGTATTGGTTCAGTCAAGGTTGGTTCCTTGAGCAAGAAGTTCGATGTCATTGTTGACCCGTACTTCCTCCGCAATGTGGTCCTCATCGGCCGTCGCGGTTCCTCTTTCCTTGAAAGCGGATACGTGTACGCACCGTACGTTCCACTGCAGACCACACCTACGATCTTCGGACCGGAAGACTTCGTGCCTCGCAAGGGCGTGATGACTCGTTACGCGAAGAAGATGGTTCGTCCTGATATGTATGGACTTGTTGTTGTGCGCGGTATGCTCGGCGAAGCCGGCGCTACTAGCTAAACAATAGCTTAGTAACCTACTATAATGCAAAGCCTCCGTTTTTTAACGGGGGCTTTCATTTTGGGTAGAACTACTTATGTGCGAGAGGAGAAATCCTTTCGTTAATTGACCTGATTAATATTTTATAAGGAGAACATATATTATGGGAACAAAAAGAGTAGGTTGGGCACGAATTCGTAGCCTGATTAACGAAAACCAAAATGATTTGCGTCGACGCAATGTAGCTGTTAGAACTTTAACAGCTGATACAACTTTAACGGCGGCCGACAGCGGTAAAGTCATTATCATGGATACAACGGCGCAAGTAGATGTAACATTGCCGGCAGTTGGAGAGGCGGGGTTAAACTTCAAGTTTTGTTTGAAAAATAGCACCACTCAGTCGGATATTGCAGCCACCACATCAGTTATTCTGGGTGAAATCGCCGCAGATGCTGGCACCGGAATTTCGATGGCTGGACAGACCATCGTTATTTCGACAAGCGCTGTGGCTGGTGACTGGTTAGAGTTAGTTTCTGATGGAACTAATTGGTATGCATCGGGATATACCGCCGCAGCCGGATCATGGTCTGCTAGTTAATCTGATTTAAAATATATTTTTATTTTCCCCCCTTCCCTTTTGGGTTGGGGGGTTTTTCTTCAAAATGTCGATCTGCCAAATTTTTTCCGGCGCCCATTTTTTGAGATTTTCCTTTTTTTTCGTTTAGGCGAGATATCAACTATTTACTACTGAACTAAACATAGAGGAGTTCCCATGGGAAAGAAAAGAAGAATGTTGTCCGCAACTAAAAAGTTTGCAGCTAAACACAGCAACCATCCGAGAATGCGAGCAATTTTAGCAGCGTCTGAAACTGAAACTGTTACTAAAGAGCCAGTAATAAAAGTTGTAGCCCCCACACCTAAGACGGTTGCAAAAGTTGAAGTGGCCCCAGTTCTGGAGGCAGCGCCAGTTGTACCACCGAAAGAGGTAGAAGCAACTGTGCCAGAGTTGAAAGCAAAAACAACCACGAAGACTACCTTCAAAAAGAGGTCCACCACTCGTAAACCACGTAGAAAGGCCACAAAAACCAAAACAATTGACGCAAACACATAAAATAAACGTTTCTGCGCATTGATTTGAGTTTTGTACGCGTCTTTACTATTTATTCCTAGGAGGGCTTTTGGGTGCCCACACAACTTAATCCGAAATCAAACACTAGCACAGTCATTCTAACCAGTACCGGCAGTGCTGCCCTAGTTGCTGCCGCTGTACCATTTGGTATTTATACCGGCTCTAACGAATTTTTGAGCGGTGCCTCAACCCAGGTAGCCTACGTCTATAAAAAGCTTGGTGGGGACGTCGTAGACATCGAACTAACACCCTCTAATGTCTATTCTGCCTATGAAGAGGCAGTGTTAGAATATTCTTATATTCTTAACTTGCACCAAGGCAAAAATATCCTTTCGGATGCGCTAGGAAACACCACTGGTACGTTTAACCACCAAGGTGAACAAGTAGATGGACCGTCAGGCAGCAGCTTACGCTTCCCGCGGTTCCAGATGACCTATGCCAAGCGTGTTGGCGATGGATTGTCTGCAATTGCTGGTTTTGGTGGCACTATACCGGAATATTCGGCGTCCTTTAAGCCCAAAGCAAAACAACAAGACTACGATATTCAAACAATCATCAATAGTGCGAGTGCTGCCGGACATGACGATCGAGGAAAGCCTGTTCCATTCTCCGGATCAGTCGAGGGCAAGCGTGTCTATGTCACTAAAGTCTTTTATAAGTCTCCGAGAGCTATGTGGAGGTTTTACGGCTATTATGGTGGTATGGGCGTCGTCGGAAACATGGCGACATACGGACAGTATGCAGATGACTCTACTTTTGAGGTGATCCCGACATGGCAGAACAAGATGCAGGCGATTATGTATGAGGATTCCTTATTCACTCGCACATCACACTATTCTTATGAGCTAATCGATAATAAACTTAGACTTTACCCCACTCCGGGCCACTGGGATATTTCCGACATGGATCGCATGTGGTTAAGATTTTATGTCATGCCAGATGCGTGGGATAGTAATTCAAACATGGTAGACGGCACCGAAGGCGTTAACAACGTGAATACACTGCCATTCAGTAACCTACCTTATAAAAATATCAATTCCATGGGTAAACAGTGGATTAGAAAGTATTGTCTTGCGCTTTGTAAAGAGATGTTGGGGCAGATTCGAGGTAAATTTACCACGATGCCCATTCCTGGGGACAGTGTAACGCTAAACCACAGCGAATTGCTTTCGCAAGCAAAAGAAGAGCAAACAGAGCTTAAAGATAAGCTAGTAGAGATGTTAAAAGAGATGGAGTACGGCGCCCTCGCCAAACAAGATAGCGAGAAGACCGAGGCTGTGGCCACAACCTTTAAGAATTCCCCACTGCCGATATTTGTGGGGTAACTTAGATGGCGAACGAATGGAACAGACCTAAAAATCCACCACCTCCGCTTTTCTTTGGCAAGAAAGAGCGTGATCTGGTCAAACAGGTTAATGATGAGTTAATCGAAAAGGTCATCGGGCAGCAATTGCTCTATTACCCCGTCGACATTGAAAGAACTGACTTTCACGGTTTATATGGAGAGGCTATAGAAAAAACCTACCTCCCACCAATCCGCATTTACGCACTGGTTGAATTCACAGAGTTCTCCACTGATTATTTAGCAGACGCTGGAATTGATAAGACTTGGGAGATTAATGTTCACTTCCATAAACGACGCTTAGAACAAGATCAAGACATGTATGTTCGAGAAGGTGACTTTGTTTTGTACGGAGATTATTATTACGAGATAGTTAAGTTAAGCGAAGATACAAAACTGTTTGGTCAAGTTGAGCATGGTTTTGAGATTTCCGGCCGCTGTCGCCGCGCAAGAAAGGGACTATTCGATGCTACCTGAAAATTTTGATTTTGCCATGCTTCCCCCTGATTTCAAAGAGGGAACACTAGAAGATATAGGAATGCTTGGATCTAGTATCGAAAGCATTGACTATGCAATTACTTCATGGCTAAAAGAAGATCTCGACTTATCCGCTCGCACAAATGAAGGGTTCACGAAGGTTCCTGTGTTGTGGCAAGCACCAGAAAGATCGTATCAGATTAAGCACGAAAAGTCTCTTCGGGATGATGGAGGCGCCCTTAAACTTCCGATCGTTAGCATTACGCGCACTTCTATTGCTAAAGATCCCACCCGCAAAGGATCATTTCAAGCAAATCTCTATTCTCACAATAAAGATGGCAGAACTGGACGCATTGTTATTGCAAAGAAGATTGTGCAAGATAAAACGCGAAACTTTGCCGTCGCTGCGAGCATGAGAAAAATAGTGGGTGAGCCCGGGCAGCCTTATTACCCTCGCGTGAATAGAAAAGTAGTAATTCAGTCTTTGTCTATTCCCATTCCGGTTTATATTAACCTAGAATATAAGATTATCTTGAAATCCGAATATCAGGAACAGATGAACAGCTTGGTGGCGCCTTTTATTGCGAGAACAGGTCAAATCAATGCTTTTACTTTGAAAAGAAACGGACATTTATACGAAGCTTTTATCAATCAAGACTTTGCACAAACCAACAACGTGGATGATATGCAAGAAGAAATGCGTATGTATACCACAGAGGTTGGAATTCGGGTTTTAGGATACCTGATAGGGGAGGGGGTGAATGATGACCGACCTATTGTGCGCCTCGACGAAAATACTGTTGAAGTCACGTTTCCACGCGAACTCGCACCTGTTCCTGGCAATGATGGCTTTTTTGAGAAGTAGTTCAGGAAGTAAAATAGATTTTATTAATTCTCTTCAAGACTTTTGAAGTTGAAAATACTATTTACAGATGATTGACAGTCATACTCAAATTACTTTAAAAGAGAGGAAGGGACCAAAAGATGTCGGTAAAGAATTTTAAATTTGTATCTCCAGGAGTTTTCATCAATGAGATTGATAATTCCTTTATACCAAGAAACGCTCCAGAGATTGGACCAGTAGTCGTTGGCCGCGCGCGCCGCGGCCTGGCAATGACCCCCGTTAAGGTGGAATCATACTCAAAATTTGTTGAGATGTTTGGAGACACTGTAGCCGGCGGCGGAAATAGCGATATTTACCGCGAGGGCAACTATACTTCCCCTATGTATGGTGGCTACGCTGCCAAGGCTTTCCTCCGCTCTAACGTCGCACCTGTTACTTACGTGCGACTTCTCGGACAACAAACTGATGCAGGCCGAACTGCTGGTGGCGCCGCCGCCGCAGGTTGGGCTACAACGAATGCTGGACCTACGGCTGTCATGGGCACAACTGGCGGAGCATGGGGACTTTGGGTCTTTCCATCCGCATCGGCAGCCCAGACCTCGGCCGGCGGCACTCTGCGCGGCATCATTTCTGGAGCGGCTGCAACAGCCTCTCTTGCTGCTATTATTTATACACAGCAGGGCGTTCCTCTTCTGTCGGGTTCCCTATACGGGACCGAGTCCGCCACCGGCGGCACGACGGGTGAAGAAGGAAAAGCTGGCGTTCAAGGAATTAACACTCTGATTAAGGCTAATTCTACAACAGGTCTTTTCACTCTTATTTATTCTGCCTCCGGAGTCAGCAAGAAAATTAAGTTCAACCTTAATGACTCTTCCGAAAACTACATTCGCAAGAAGCTTAATACGAATCCACAACTGGCGACCGCCGGCGATTTCTACCCGTCTGCTACCGAAGTTAACTACTTCTTAGGCGAGACTTTCGATCAGGATCTCCTTGATAAAGGTTTAGCCACCAACAAGAATGTGGTGGGAATGATTACTGCTATAGGATACAATACGTTAACTGATTCTAAGACAAAAACAAGCGTCGATACAGATAACACACCAGCCCAAATGAAGCAAGTAGCTTCTACAGAGGGGCGTACAAGTTGGATCATTGGACAGGATCTAGGAGCCGCAGACGAATATTATGCTCCAGGTATACAGAAGCTTTTCCGCCTCGTGGGCCGCGGCCATGGCGAATGGCTTATGGACAATGTTAAGATTTCAATTAGTAATGTTCGCCAATCTAACAGCTCCGTTAGCGATTACGGAACATTCTCGGTCATCCTTCGCGATATGAACGACTCAGATAATGATGTTGTTGTCCTTGAGCGTTATGACGAATGTACCCTCAACCCAGCTAGCCCCAACTTTGTCGCCCGAAAGATCGGCGATATGTATGTTAAGTGGGATGCCAAGGAGAAGAGACTCCGTCGCTATGGCGAATACGACAACAATTCCAAATTTGTGTATATTCAAATGAACGCCGACGTCGAAGCAGGCGCCATTGATGCAGTTACACTTCCCTTTGGATATTTTGGTCCTCCAAAACTTCTGGATGTCTCCGGCGCCACATGCCGGCGCCTGGGGCTGAATACCGGTCCCGGCGGTACCTATGGCCACGGCACTAGCGATAGTGTCAATAGTGTGTCTGGAACCTACGTGTCATTTGCTGGCTCCGGTTCAACTTTTGGAGCCAACGGTTACACCCCCGGCGGTACCGCCACGCCAGGCTTCTCGGTACCGGCAACAGGCTCTTGGCGCCAGGGCGGCGCCGCCTACGACCACGGCGGCGGACGTAGTCCAAGGCATGGAATGTCCATAGGTAGTGGTGCTCTTGATTACTTTGCTCTCAAAATGGAGTTCCCGAAGGCGCGCCTTAGATATTCAGCTTCTGCTGGAGGTCTTACTGACCCTCGAAATGCTTACTTCGGTATGCAAACATCTCGCGGAATAAACAGTACCATCTCAACCCCTGGGATTGGTGAAATGCACAGAATGTGGTCCAAAAACTGGCCGGATGATCCAACTGCACCAGCCACCGCAGGTGATATCGGTGCGCGCGGATATAACGGATGGGGGTATGTTTTCTCCTTGGACGATGTTATCTCAGGCTCAACCGGTGTATTCTACTACGCTTCCGGCTCTCGTGCCCGAGAACAATCCTACACAACTGGTAGCTGGAAGGCTATTCTGGATGCTGGATACAACAAGTTTACAGTACCACTTTGGGGTGCATTCGATGGCTGGGATATTACGAAACCAGATCCCGCATATAATAAGGGGATGACACCTGGATCGTCTACTGAGGACAATGACTATATCTATCACACTTGGGCCCGCGCAATGGACAGCGTTGCGGATCCTGAAGCAATAGATATGAACATGCTCTGTGCACCCGGACTTACAAACAATCAATTAACCGAGAAAGCGATGGACATCTGTGCAGCCCGAGGCGATGCTCTGGCTCTCATTGACTTAGCGAATGTATATTTGCCAACTCACGAGATTTATAAAGCCAACAAGGCAGACCGCCTTGCTTCAACTCCAACTCAAACAGCAATCTCGCTTCGAGATCGCAAGATTGATACAAGCTACGGCGCTACCTTCTATCCGTGGGTTCAGACCCGCGATGAGGGAACAGGTCGACTCCTCTGGATTCCGCCAACTGTCGCCATGATGGGCGTTCTTGCTAGCTCACAGAAGAAGTCGCAACTTTGGTTCGCTCCCGCAGGCTTTAACCGCGGCGGACTTACCGAGGGTGCAGCAGGACTTCCAGTTCTGAATGTGACCCAGCGATTAACTTCTAAGGAGCGCGACATTCTATACGAAGCGCGCATCAATCCGATTGCGTCCTTCCCATCTACTGGAATTGTGGTCTTCGGACAGAAGACCCTCCAACAGCGCCAGTCTGCACTGGACAGAATCAACGTACGCCGCTTGGTGATTTACTTGAAGAAGCAAATCTCCATCATCTCGTCCAAGATTCTCTTCGAGCAGAACGTACAGGCCACTTGGAACCGCTTCCGTTCGTTAGTCGAGCCATTCCTCGCAAACGTCAAGGTTACCTTTGGTATCACTGACTACAAGTTGATTCTCGACGAAACCACCACCACCCCTGACTTGATTGATCAGAACATCATGTATGCGAAGATTATGGTCAAGCCGGCACGTGCCATCGAGTTCATTGCGATTGACTTTGTTATCGCATCAACTGGAGCGTCTTTTGACGACTAATAAATTATGAACCAACTAGTTACAATATTAAGGGAGATTACTTAAAATGCCATTCTGGTCAACAAACTTTGGAGAAGACACTTCACTGAAAGATCCAAAAAGATCTTTTAGATTTACAGTAGAATTCACGGGAATTCAGGATCCTATGGGGAATGGCGCCACACTTTGGTATGCAAAGTCAGTTCAAAAGCCCTCCTTCAGTATTAGTACTGCAGAGCACAAGTATCTAAACCATACTTTCCAATATCCTGGTTCTGTCACTTGGAACGAGACGGCAATTACGCTTGTCGACCCAGTAAACCCAGATATGACTGCAACCCTTTCTGATATTGTGGTACAATCAGGGTATTCACCACCTACCGATGCTACTGCAGAACAAATGGGTACCATGTCTAAGGCTAAAGCCGCCGGCGCACTTGGAACAGTCTACATTACACAGATTGACTCCGATGGCAAGCCGCTTGAAACCTGGACACTGTGGAATGCTTTCATTACAGATCTTAAGTTCGGCGATCTTTCCTATGGCGAAGATGAGTTGACTGAGTTGAGCGTTACACTTAAATATGATTGGGCCCGTGTCGAAACAGCGAATGCTTCTGCAGCAGTTGCTGGTGGCGGAAACGAATTCTTCGGTGTATAAAACAGACAATCCATAATTTGAGAGGTGTATATTGTCAAGAAATAGAGAACGTGTTGGCGGCACAAAGCAAACACATGCTGATCCGCCCGTTCCACAAGTAGCAGAAGGGGCGCAGGAATCACCCTTTTCCTTCGTTGTTCCTACAGAGTTTGTGGATCTACCATCTGAGGGGCGCTTTTATGTGGAGGGTCACCCCCTGCATAACGAGTCCACCATTGAAATCAAGCAGATGACTGCGAAAGAGGAAGATATTCTGACTTCGAGATCTTTGCTTAAAAAGGGAATTGCCCTCGATAGGGTTTTGCGTAACGTTATTGTTGATAAGCGCATTGAAGTCAGTAGTCTTCTTATTGGAGATAAAAACGCAATTGTTGTTGCAACCCGTGTTTCGGGCTATGGCAACGAGTACACAACCAATGTTACGTGCCCTGCATGCGGCGTTAATCAAGAGTTTATGTTTGATTTGAATGAGTGTGAAGCAAAGGATACGGCTGATGAAGCTAAAGATGCTGGCGTAGTCGATAACGGGGACGGTACGTTTAACGTTGCTCTTCCTCGCACTGAGATAGACATTACCTTTGGTTTAATGACCGGCCGCGAAGAGAAGAGGCTTTTAAAGCTTCTCGAAAGCTCAAAGCGTTCGAAGGACGGCGAGCACAATATTACTCAACAGCTTAAAACAATTATCGCACAGGTCAATGGTGATGACGATCCTAAACTCATTTCTTATGTAGTTGAAAACCTTCCATCGCTTGACTCTCGATATCTGCGAAACGCATACAAAGCCACTAATCCGGACCTGGATCTGACACAAGAGTTTGCATGCTCTGAGTGCGATCACGAACAGGAAATGGAGGTGCCGTTGACAGCGGACTTTTTTTGGCCTGACCGATGAGTATATGCGAAACGTCTATGAGCAGTTCTTCTTCCTAAAATACGCCGGCGGATGGTCGCTTACTGAATCCTATAATTTGCCCGTTGGGCTTAGACTGTGGTTCACAGAACGCTTGGCAAGGCAGATCGAAGACGAAAATGCAGCCATGAAAGATTCACAACGAGGCGGATCTTCAAGCCAGACGTTGTCATCGCATAACCAGCCCAAAGGCATGAATGCCCCCAAGAAAAGGTAAGAGATAGAACTCTTGCCTTTTTTGTATTCATACTAATTATTCTATAGCGAGGTAATCACTTTGGCAGACGACGGAAAAAGCGCAGCGGACCTAGCGGCAGAAAATGAGCTTATCCGCGAAGGTATTGCCCTCAACGAAAAAAACCTAAAGATCGTCAAGGAGATTCGCAAGGACCAAGAAGATGCAGCCGCCCACGAGGCGAAACGCCTGCAGGAAAGAACAGCCGACCAGAAAAAGTCAATCGGCGCCCAAAATGAGGCTTTGAAACAGCAGGAGGCGGAGCTTACCCTCCTTGAGAAGAAGAATGTTTCGATGTTTAATTTTTTGAAGAAGACGGAACACCACGAAAAAATAGCTCAGGATAGGATTGCTCTTCTGCAAGATAGCTTGAGTCTAGATGAGAAGAGACTAGCGCTCGCAACAAAAGATAAATCCGTTTCCCAAGAGACGCTTAAGGGTATGGTTAGCAAACTAAAGCAAAATAAAAGAAACATCAAGACCGAAAAAGAAAACTTAGAAAACGGACTCAAAGGTATTGAGCAAGGCAAATCGATGCTTAAAAACTTGGGCGCCCAAGCACTCGGGCAGTCCAAAATTGGTTCTGCAATTCTGAAGGGCGGAAAAGGACTACACAGCATGTGGAAATTGGCCGGCAATCTGACGAAAGCCCTCCGAGCCGGCGCGGTCTCCGCCTCGATGCTGACCGCTGCACTCGGCATTGGTATTATTCTGTTGGTGGTGGCCGCCATCGCGAAACTCATCGAATTCACCATCATGCTCGCAGTAAAAACCAGAGATGCTACAGTAGCCTTTCAACGATCCACCGGTGCAGCCGCAAAATTCGGCAAAGCGATACCAGACTTAGAGTACAATATGCGCGCAGTAGGTGTTTCCATGGAAGAGGCGACTGCAGCGCAGGGAGCGCTTTACAAGAGCACAACTGACTATACGATGGCTTCAGGAAAAGCTCGCGATGATCTTTACAAAACAACCGCCCTCATGGGTGAGTTTGGTGTAAGTGTAGAAACCTCCGCTAAAATCGCGCAAGCAGCTACCAAGGGGCTGGGAATAGGTATCGGTGGTGCAGACGAACTTCTGTTAGGGCTATCTGCCCACGCATCCGATATCGGCGTGCCAATCAGCAAGATGATGGAAGACTTTGCCGCTAGCGCAGACGAGCTTAAGCGTTTTGGCAGCGACGGCGAAAGAGTGTTTAAGAGACTTGCGATGGTTTCCAAGGTTACGGGAATGGAGATCGGTCGTATTCTTGCAATCACAGAGAAATTTGACACCTTCGAAGGCGCCGCAAAACAAGCCGGTATGCTGAATGCAGCAATTGGTGGTAATATGGTTAATGCGATGGATCTTATGATGACGACCGATCCTGTCGAGCGCTTTAGCATGATCAAGGACAGCATTATGGACACCGTTGGATCCTTTAACGAGATGAGTTATTATCAGAAGAAATTCTATGCGAATGCCGCAGGCTTGAAAGATGTGGGTGAATTGGCGGCGATGATGTCCGGAGACTTTAACGCATTAGATGGAAGTATTGGACAGACATCAAAAGACTTTGAAAAGCAACGAGCAAAGGCTAAAAACTGGCAATCCACAATGGACCTTCTTAAAAATACGTTAGCCTCCTTTCTCCCCACAATGAAAAAAATGCAGAAGCCACTTCAGGATATGTTGGAGGCTTTTGCTAAGGGCGAAGGGCCGCTGCAAAAATTAGGAGATAGCTTTGCATTACTTATGGAGACTGCAATGTTGCCGGGCATGAAAGCCCTCCCGGAGAAAATTATATATTTTGTTGACAAGCTTGGCGAGCTTTCGGATTGGTTTAAAGAAAACAAGGACATGATTATAATGGCTGGTAAAGCCATGATGTACGTCATGATCGGCATCGGCGCGGCCCTGGCGCTCGTGTACGCCCCCATTGGGTTGCTCGTCTACGCTCTCACCCATCTTGTCCTGTGGCTTGGAGAGGTTATGGGAATCGTCAAAAAGAAAAATTCCCCGAGCTTCCTGGATCTCTTTACAGGAGGGATGCTAGCAAAAAGCTTAAAAACCGCAGCGTCAGCATTTAAGCTTTTAATGTCTCCAATTATAATGCTTGGTAACCTACTTGGTAAACTCGGACACTTGTTCGCAGAAACCTTCAATTTCGACGGCATTAAGGATAATGTAAGCAAGTTTGTTAAGTGGCTCCCGGGCGAATGGGCTGAGTCGGTAACGGGTATCAAAACAGAAATGGAAATATCCTCACCATCCGAAAAGATGATGCGAGAGGTTATCGATCCGACATTCGTGCAACCGATGCAGTCAGTAGCCGCCAAGATGCCGGCTCTCGTCGACGAGGTTTATGCGGGTGTTCCCGACCAAGCCGGCGTCACTCTTGGTCGCCTGAAAGCCGGACAGGTCTCCATGGACGAATTAAAGGCTGACGCAGCAGAACGTGTCCGAAGCGCGATGACTCCGTTAGCAGATATGTTCGGCGCCACCGGACTACTCGATCAAGTAGCTAGTGCTATGGGCACCACTACCGCCGGCGCAGGAGGCGGTCCACAAACAACTCAAGTAAGTATTCCGATCAGTATTGGCAAGGACCAACTAGGTACAGTAGTAACCGAGATAGTAGACGGTCGACTGGGCGCTGTTAGCTACCAAGGTATGGCCGGCCATTGACCGGTATATAATTTAAAAGGAAACAGTACAAATGGCAGACTGGCAAAACTGGACAGATCAATTTAGAAGCGGAAAATATGGCAAGACCACAACTGGTGTCAAGGGCACTGGTATGCCTGTTATCGAGGTCGATCCGTCTGATGCTTATGCGAGTTCTGATGGTATCCGAGGGATGCAATTGTCATTCTTCCACGTCCCGAGCCAAAAGGCTGTATATTTCAAAGCCTTCATTGTCGCCTATAACGAAACGTTTAATAGCGATTGGGCATCAGATACAGTATATGGACGCACCGATCCAATTTACATGTTTAAAGGCACCCAACGCCAGATCTCGTTAAACTTTAAAGTACCCGCATTCTCAGAAGGCGAAGCATACGAAAACTTAGGCAGAGTACAGAAATTAACTCAGTACTTATATCCTACGTATATCGACGACGAAGGCGGCGGACGAATCATTGGGCAGTCGCCTCTTGTTCGCATGAAAGTAATGAACTTGGCACAACTTGGGCCGGCCAGCGGTGACCCCTACGGCCGTTCCCACGCGCTGTGGGCACAGAATCACCACGTCATAGCCCGTACCATGAGCGGCTCAGCCCTTTTCGACCAATATAAGTCCACCAATATAGCCAATCAAGGTATACTTGGTGTAATTTCATCGGTTCAGATAGACCATAACTTGGAAAAAGAAGGTGTTCTGGAAAAAGGCTTTAATACTGTTTTGCCCAAATTGATTGATGTATCGGTAACCTTTAATTGCATTCATGAACAAACCATCGGCTTCGACTCCTCTGGTAATGAACTAGCACCCGGGTTTCCATACAATGTGGTCTTGGAGGAGCCCTGGGACACCGGATCCGAGAGCCTGTCATTTGACATGAAAGCAACGCTCGCTGAAAAAGCACGTGAAATGCGCGATGTACGACAGCAGCAGCTTGACGACGCAGAGGCACGTTATGGCGGCATGTTTGGAACATCTGGTCCATTTGGTATAGGTCGAGGGCGTTTAGGGAGTGATTTAAGCGCACTCAAAGACGGAGATCTCAATGCATATGAAGAGTCTGCACTAAGAGGCAACTATGCAGAAAAGGAGTGGTCCGAAATAGAACGCAGAGCCGGCCTTGGCGCCATACCCGCCGACGACGGCTTTGCGGGCTGGGACAAATAAGGATAAACTATGGGAAGATATCAAGACACAAGGCGCCTTATTAATGCTAGCGATTATTACTCATTTTTGCGCAAGAAAAGAAACGATAAGAAGCGCATAATCCAGTACGCCACACCTCGACTGATTAACCCGGGCGTCAATGCCCGCGCAAGTTTAACGACTAACGCCTACATTTGGAAGTATGGTGATCGGTTTTACCAGATGGCCCATCAATACTATGGAGACTCTCGCCTATGGTGGATCATTGCATGGTATAATGGAACACCGACGGAAGCAGACATCTTCCCAGGGGATCAAATTAGCATTCCGGTCAATGCCTCCAGCGTATTGGAAATTTTAGGACTATAATATGCCGGAGTTAACTTCAGAAGAGAGGCAAACTCATCGCGCCGCCGTGATAGCAGCCTACAAGGCGCGCATGAACCAGAACTGGGGGGGGCTGCAATCAGAGTGGGGTGACGTCTATGCTTATGATGATGACGGCCTCTTCGATGAGTCCTGGCCAGGTGATGATCTGTGGTCAACTCGATACGGTAGTTTAAGCGCTTCAGAAGGCGTCGGTGATGATGGCACCCTGACCACGACTACTTCGGGGGATGTAGGTGGCAGGGAAGCCATGGCTATTTTGATAGCAGCCGCCGAAGCCGACGGTCACGCTGCTGATACGTCCTCCGAATGGGCAGAGGGTTACATGGATGCCGCGGCCAACCGAAGCGGGATAGCGGCGCGCCTTACAACTGATGGTATTAATGCATGGGAACAGATGACCGACGAGGAGTTTGATGAATACGCGTACGAGGGCGAATATTTCAAAGGTACGACGAGGATAGCTGCCGGCCACCCGAAATTCGGCGCCACCGTAGTATTCGAGAAGCTCAAAATTCACCTTAGAGACACCAGTAATCAGAATGGTGAAGACAAAATTGCCAACACACTATCCGCCGGCTCCACTAAAGACGGTAACCAGAACATGCTCACTGGAAATCTAATGGAGCGGGAGAAGGAAGAGGAAGCGAAAGCCGCAACCCCCCCTGACACTCCAACATCCAAGATTTCCCGCGCTGGCATAGCATATGACACTGTTGAGTATCGAGAGCAATGTTTTCTCTTATCACAAATTTTTCATATTGTACAACACAGAGTTGATGTCCTCAATGAAAATGAAGATGAACATAAAAATCTTCCTTATATAGACGAGGGGCAAACTGTGGGGCCGTCCTCGGACCCGAAAAATGTAGTCCCCACCAATAGCAGCATAATGATAGATGCTCTCACTCCATACGCATTTATAAACCGCCTAACACAATATCCAGACCAACAAACGTTTATTGATCTGCCTACTGCAGATCTATCTCAGCTGCAGCCACAAATACGTCTTTTCCGAGTGACCGAAACCCGGAACGCATCGACGACCCAGCTTGAAGAAAACTCAACAGAAATGCTGTTCGACACCTCTACCACCCGACAGGATCTTGAGGAATTTATGAAGCCCACGGGCAAACGCGGATTCGGAGCCGGCATCAAAAGCTTTAATGTCAATTATGAGGCCAGCAATCCATTCGCATTGAAAAAAAGCATTAGTGCCGAACTAACTATTTTTGCCAACACATTTGATGAACTTACACGCGACCGAGGGGGGTACTCCTATATTGACTTGGCACTTAAAACCGGCGGAATGTCGTCTTTAGACAGCTTTGACGCAGCCCACGGCAACAACCTTAGTCCCAACGACAAAGCCAAGCGATATAATCTTTCAAAGCTTAATTTTAGACTCAAGGCAGTTGTGGGATGGTCAAGACCTCCCGGTGTACAAGGGCTCTCAAGCCCAGCAATTGCCAACACACTAAGCTCGTCATTCGTAACTATAAACTTGACCCCCACCATCCACACCTTTGACTTTGATGAGATGGGGAGAGTCACCTTCAAAATTCAGTACCTGGCGTACATAGACGACTTCTTTGATGAACCATCTTACAGCATCTTTAGCGATTACAAGTCGTTAGAGGCTCAAAAAGAGAGAGAATTACGATATAGGATGATTGCGGACACGTGCGACTCGGATGCATTATCTAAATTTAAAGAAGATCAACACGAAGAGGTGCTAAAAGAATTATCCGATGCCCGGGCCAGTATCTGGAGTTTGCTACAAGAAGGCACTAACTTAAGATATATTAATCTTAAATACAGTTCTCTCCGAAAATACTCAGAGAATCCTGCTTATTTTAACTTAAAGAAAGCCGAAGAGGAAGCCCTTGACATTAACAATTTACGAGATGCCAAAAAAGGGTTAAAGAATGGCTTAGCCGCGGCCGTTAAAGAATATAAAGATAACCCCACAGCTAAGGGACAAGGACATACAGACAAAAAAAATGCAAACAGCACACAGCAAGTTGCTTTGGTATATTTCTATGTTAGCGATTTAATTGATATTATATTAAAATCCATAGATAACAATTTGGATGCTGCTGTAGAATTTTATACAAAACGTGTAAACAGCGGCGGCGCCGAGGGGGATTTTGATGACGCAAGCATGCACTCTAAGATGAAAAAAGCCTGGAAGTCCGCGGAATTGGCTGATAATTACTCACCGGCAAATTATGGCGCCCTTACCGCACTCCAGAAAACCGCCCTCAATAATGCGCTGGACGCCGGCCATTCCGCTGAAGTTCAGGGTGATCTATATCGTGCGGTTCGATTGCGTGAAAATTTCCGAAGGTATCGGGCAGTCTTTGGCCCCATAGAAATATTAAATATGGCTAATCCGGGCGAATCGTTGTCGGTGAACATAGGGGATCTGCCAATATCATATAAGTACTTTATGGAATGGCTCACGGGCCGCACGCTAGCTAAAGATCGCCCCTACTATCCCATCTCTGCTTTTTTAAATGATTTTATTAATGGATTGATAAAGGGCTTTGTTAATGATGGAGAATGTTTTAAGCGAGGGACAGGACAGTCTAAACAGAAAACTACACTATGCCAGACGGCGATAACAGCATATAATAGACAAGAAAATACATCTGACGTTTTTAGTGAGATGCTAGCTGAATATAGAGTGCGGACCAAAGAACGTACGAGTCACGATACGAATCGCTTGCATCTTTATTATCACGATGCCGGTCAAGACAACACTGCCAGTTGGCGCCCTATTGATCGGTGGCCAATTCTAGAAGTCTCTGGCCCCCCCGGCAGCCCGGTCACTTCGCGCGGCTTATCCCGTGAAATAAATTATATTTGTTATTATGCAGGACGAAACTCACCGAATGAAAGAATGAATGGAGATCCTTATGAAGACATGGCACGCGGAGTGATGCATTACACAGCAGGCAAAGACGCCGGTATAGTGAAGACTATAAAATTTACAAAAACGGAAGCCCCGGGCCTCAAAGAGGTTCGCTTCGAACAAGATGGATATGATGGGTTAGCCCAGCTGCGCGAAGTGTATAACGTTACAATTGATACATATGCGAATGTGAGTGCTTTCCCTGGCTCCTACATTTTTGTAAATCCTCTAGGATTAGCCCCTAATATGACATTTAGCTCTAAAATCGACCCCGATAAGTTAAGTGCACGAGATTTGAGCACTTATGGAATTGGTGGATACTACATGATTGTCCGAAGCGCACATTCATTTGGACCCGGCATCGCAAACACGCGTATAGACGCAGTGTGGGTTGCTTCCATTGGTGGCGACCAAAAATCCGAAACAGGAAGTGATAGATACGATACGGTGGATGCCGAAGGCAAAGCGATAGAGAGGCAAACTAAGTGTAGCTTCATCAAGGGGGTATACTCGACCGCGGGTACCGAAAGAGGAAAGAAAGACGAGCCCGGCGACACGGTGGGCGAGGCCCCCGGACAATGAATTTCAACACAATAGAGAAACCAAATGGCATCTTCTGATAATATTATTTACCGTCAAAGTGAAGCTCCTTCAGACACGGATGCACAGGCCGGTGATAGCACTCCAACCAATATGAGTGATCTATACATAGAAAGCTTGTATGCAGATAACACAACCAAGAATCTATACAACAAGCGCCTTCGGTATAAAAATGAAGTCGCGATAGCCACAGAAGATTATTCTAACGTGGTAGATTTCAATTTTGCTGAGAAACATCTATATGGGCGCACCAGCCGGCTATTTGTCCCTATGGTTGTTAGCGACCCCAACACACAAATTGTAAATATCAGAGGAAGTAAAACGGAGGGTGATTTTAAGGCTTTAAACTTTGTAGAAGAAAATTTCAATGAAATGACATACCAATTTAGAAAATCTGTGATGTCTAAGAAAATTAGTGCCGCCGATCCCTATTTATCGGAGCTTCAGGTATATAAAGCCTATGAAAACCCACATAAACTTTACTATGATCACTTGAGAATATACAAAGATGCAATCGACTCAATTTTTAAAGATGATAATGAATCGATTATAAGTTTTGATGACTTTCTAGCTAAACTTTTACCCTACCTTAAAAAGACTGCCCGAAAGCAACCCTTCACTTTTCCCGCATTCATAAAAAGCAACTATTGCCCCGTTCATGTCTCTGGTCTCGTCATAGAAATCGCAGATATTTCACCCGCCGCCGATGTAGAAAAAATACTCAAACTCACCTATAGTTCAAATTGGGAGTATTATCTAAATGCCTGTCGTAGTTATGGCTTTATGGTGGACAAACTATATCCTGGCCGCCTTGTAGCTGATATCGCCTCTAGTCCTATGCTGCGAAAGGCTGCAACATATAACATGGGTAGCACCGACAGGGTTTTACGTGGAGCATATACGCCAGCACACCGAGGATATTATCGAGACTTTAGAAATATAATGCTCCGCTTTTATAATCAGGTTAAATATCCCTCCTTTAAGGCAGTTACGTGTAATAGCTCTAAGGCACCAACAGTAAAGACCACCAGGCCGATAGAATATCCCCCCCAAATTTTCAAAGAGCGATATAGTGAGTTGTTTTTCTTTAGGCTATACTGTACAATCAGATTTATGGAAGAAGAGAGCCCTTATACAAATAATGAAAAAACGTTATTGATTGATGATTGTATGGAGGTGTTTCGAAGGAAACCCCGGGCAGCTGTCGACATTTTTGAAAGAATTTTAAATAAAACGTTTGACTATATGGGCTCTTTAAGCTATATTAAGAGTAAGTTCGATAGAATTGATTTAGAAAAGTAAGGCTAATGTACTTCCAAACGATCGACGACAAGAAAGAGTGTGTAGGGGTTTATCAGGATGGTAAGCTCCTCTTTGACCAGATTCCCTCTAATTTAGATCGAACTTGGAAGTATTCAGGTACGCTAGAGGGTACCGCAGCGGAATACGCATGGCTATATTGTGGTGGTATTTCTTTGGAGGCTGCATGCCCGGAATCACTTAAAGAAGAGTATGCCGCATCAGCCAAAAAAATGAGGGCTTACCGACGCTCTTTTGAACTGGCTAAAGTGGATCTATATGAACACTGCTTTTTTGATTTGGTGCCACATGATTTTATCGTGAGATTCTTAGAAATAAAAAATAAGATCACCGAACATGTTTTTCAAACATGCGATAAACCCTCTAACTATACGTTCTTAAGCGACGTACAAACACTCCTTCACCAGATCAAGTATCAAACGCTCAATTTAAATAATGAGGAGTGCCGCGAAATTTTTGTAAAGAGCGCTCTCCGTAAAGAAGCGCAAAAGTATCTTAATAAGCAAAACTATATTGACTATAACCTGTTTGGTACCGTCACAGGGCGTCTTACCACGAGGACCCACTCATTCCCTATACTGACAATGAGAAAAGAGCTTAGGAGGCTTATAAAGCCTCGCAATGACTGGTTCCTGTCGCTGGACTATAACGGAGCAGAAGTACGCACCCTGTTGGCCCTCAGTGGTATACCACAGCCGCCAGAAGATATTCATTCGTGGAATCTGAAGAACGTTCTTGAGCGCGCCGATATTCCCAGAGAAGAAGCTAAGACCATTTTCTTTGCATGGCTCTATAATCCTGATTCTAAGGCAATTAATACTGAATACTATGATCGAGAAAAAGTACTTGACAAATGGTACTCAGAAGGATATATTAGTACTATATTCGGAAGGGAAATTAAAGTGGATCGCCGGCGCGCCTTAAATTATTTGATCCAGAGCACCACCTCTGATTTGGTGTTAGAACGCGCTTGCCGAATTTCGGAATTATTGAAGGATAAGAGTTCATTTATCTCCCATATAGTACATGATGAAATCGTGATAGATTTAGATAGTAAAGAAAGACATCTCGTACCCGAGATCAAAGAGATTTTTGCGAATAACCAGTTGGGACGCTATCTGGTCAATATGTCTGCGGGCCCAAATTACTTAGATCTGAACGAGCTAAAACTATGATGTCGGTAGTGGGCATCGGCAACGGCGCCAGCGCCATCGCCGCGAGATTTAAAGAACATTCTCAATATAATATTTACTGTTTAAATGACAAAGTTAAAAAGAACAGCAAGGGGAACTTTAAACTTAAGACTTTCGACAGTCCAGAAGAATACGAAGACAATATTCCTAATTTAAAAAAGTTTTTTAAAGATGCTGACAAACACATGCAGGTTTTTATTATGGGATCCTCATTAAGTTCTAATTACTCATTAGGAATTTTAGAACAACTCCAAGATAAGAAAGTAGATGTATTCTATATAAAGCCCGACACCGACCTATTAGCTGACACTCCCGCAAAGATAGAAAAGGTAGTAGGAGGGATCCTACAGGAATATGCTCGCTCAGGCTTACTTCACAGTCTCACTATAATTTCCAACGAATTTGTAGAACTGGCCATGGGAAATACGGTTCCCATTAAGAATTTTTATGATTCTCTAAACAAAACCATTGTTTCAGCCATTCATTTTATCAACTATTTCACTCACAACGAACCGGAGATTGGCAATGTGTCTCGCCCCCAAGAAATAAACAGGATCAGGGCGATAGGATTTGCCACCGTAGAAAAACTTCAAGAAAAATGGTTCTTTCAGCTTGACAACCCTCGTGAAATATGTTATTATCTATGTGTAAATGATAAAAAATTAGAGAGCGATGGAGGATTACATAAGCGTATTGTTGAAAGTCTGAAAAGAAAGAATTCAAACGCCTATTTACGCCATTCATATGCAATCTATGAAACTTTTCATGAGCAAGATTTTGGGCTCTGCGTTGCCCACACTAACGCAATTCAAACAAATACTCTTGACAATCTTGAATAGAGTGTTATAATACCCATCATAAAGGAGAAACATTATGGGAATCAACATGGAGCTTATGCGCCGCAAGCTCGCAAATTTGCGCGGTGACGGAAGAGGTTCTGACGGAACTTCACACTGGTTCAAGCCAGACGAGGGAGATACGGATATCCGTATTGTACCAACAGCGGATGGAGATCCGTTGAAGGAAATGTTCTTCCACTATAACGTGGGAGATCATAGGGGAGGTGTTGTGTGTCCGAAGCGAAACTACGGAGAACGCTGCCCCATCTGCGATTTTGCCTCACAGTTGTGGCGTGAAGGAACAGACACAAACGATGAGGAAACCAAGAAGCTAGCAAAGTCACTCTTTGTGCGCACTCGGTACTTCTCACCAGTCGTTGTACGAGGTCGAGAGGATGAGGGAGCGAAGATTTACGGCTACGGAAAGCAGGCGTATGAACTTTTGCTCGGGTATATTCTTGATCCTGAATACGGTGATGTCACTGATGTGCAAGAGGGCACCGATATCACCCTAACCTATACGAAGCCCAATAAGCCGGGCGCGTACCCACAAACAAGCCTGAAGATGCGTAGAAACACTTCGCCACTGCTTAAGGATAATGAAGCCGTCCCCGCCCTCCTAGATGGTATTCCAGAGTTTGATTCTCTTTTTGAGCGCCTTACTCCAGAGCAGGTAGATGTGATTCTCGATGAGCAGTTAGCCGGCGAAAAAACCGCTGAAGCGCGCTCGTCTGAGACAACGTCATACAACCACCAAAATAAGGGTGGAAAGAATGACGTGGACCGTGCATTTGATGAACTAATGTCAGGTTAATCTCAAGCTTGTTTATAATGGCCGCTGGCAGAGCGGGCATACAAATACTCTGCCGCACTTTTAATCAACAGAAGGAGACATATAATGTTAGAATGGTTAAAGTCCGCGTGGGCGCGCTGGAAGGTGCATGTTAGTGTTGTAGGAGGCGTTCTTGTTATCGCCACTGCATACGGTACATGTTCAGTCGAGCCCCCCACCGTTTCGGAGGCAACTCCGACATTCACAGAGCCAGCAACTGCTGGTGAAACCGTCCCGGTGTCCTCGACCACCGAGACTACCACTGAGACAACTACCGGCACTACCACCGAGACTCAGTAGTCCCCCCAGCCGCTGGCAGACCGGTGTAAAGTCTGCCGCCATTTTAAAATAATCCTTGACATTTAAAATCAAGGTGTTATAATAAAGACATCTTCAATGGAAGATAGATACGAATCTCTACCGCTTCGGCACTTGAGGTTCAGACATTAATATGCGAATTTGCAAAGGAGAAAAAATGTCAAACAAAAAAGGTGCCGCTGACACCACAACCAGCATCATGAACACCAACGAAGTTAAGGTCGTTGACATTCACAATAACAACCCCCGTGTCCGCCCAGGGTTCAACACTCAAGGTACAATTAACCTTGATGAATTCGACAAGTTGGTGAAAAGCAGCGGACTGGTACCAATCAAATTCAAAAGCTGCACGTTCAGTCATTTTGAATTTCTTGATCTCCATACGGTCGATTTAGATGACGAAAATTTTGCGAATTTAGGTATTCGTAATGAGTTTGATGCAAACGATCGTATTGATGGACTTGAGGTATCCTTTTCACAACGCGGCTTTGTTATAACTGAGTGGCCGCCTAGTCGTGACTCCAATGGTGCATGGCTTGGAGGCCGAGGGCGCGCCTCCGCCGCCATTAACAACGACGAACGTTGGTTGCCAACTGCGGTATATAGCCGCGAAGACACGTCGCTAAAGAATACGCTCACAAACGCATTCATTGAGAACTTGGACGATCTTCCGAACTCTCCCGCAACTTACGAGGATATTGTAAACGGCGGTGTTCACTTGATCAACTTGGGTGAGCTTGAGCCAACTGTTGCGGATATTGACAGCTGGCTTCGTGACCTCCAGGTGGAGTTGCACTTCAAGACCGGTCAAATCACCAAAATGCGTGATAAGATTATTGAAGTTAGCACACGTGATGAATCATTGATTCTTCGCAAGGCCACTAAAGATTGGCACTCTTGGATTAAGCGTAACCTTGAGTTACGTAAGAAAGACTATGTACTGGTTAATGCATCTCTGGCATCCTGCGATACCTATATTCAACGTGTCTGGTGTGAAACTATTCTGCCAGCCATTATTAAGGGTACTGATCCAGTAGATATTATCTTCTACACTAGCCTCTACCGTCCTCCGGAAGCACGCGAGGCGCTATCGAAGTCGATCACCAAGCTGAATCAGCTTTACGCCATGTCATATGAACTAGTAAAAAGTCAGCTAGCTGCAGCCGGGCTGAATCTCGATGGGCTCTTGAAAGCAACTGGCAAATCTATTGGTGACGCCGAGAAGCCATTTAATATTATTGGTGCCTGCCCACAGATTGCTGATAGTCATGATCTTGAGAGCGATTCACTTGTTAGTGTGGCCAAATACTGATGAAAACTCCACTGCGATATCCGGGAGGTAAATCCCGGGCAGTGAAGACGCTAATGGAATTCATTCCCGAAGATTGTGGGGAGCTTTGCTCCCCCTTTCTAGGGGGTGGTTCAATAGAGTTAGCGCTCGCTGAGAAAGGAATAAAGGTCCATGCATATGACGGGTTCAAGCCGATTGTATGGTTCTGGCAGGCTCTCTTAAAAGATCCTGAGCGCTTGGCCACACTAGCAGACCTCGCTCGCACCAAATCTAAGAAGAAGTATATCTATCAAGATAAAGAATATAAAGCGAGAGGGCTTCTACAGAGAGACTTCGATCGATTCAGGGATGAAATTAGATTTGCCCTGCGCTCTGGTCACCCCTTTTCATACGAAGCTGCAGCAAAAGTATATGCTATTAATCGCAGCAGTTTTTCGGGTGCTACCCTTGCAGGTGGGTTCTCTGAAAGAGCATCATATGCAAGGTTTACAGACTCACAAATAGAATATATTAGGAACTTTAAGGTGGACAACCTCACGGTGAAGCATGCCGACTTTAAAGACTCTATCAAAAGGCATGACTGTTGCCTATATCTTGACCCTCCATACTTTTTGGAGGCTGCACGATGCAAACTTTACGGAGACGAGGGAGACATGCACGCATTCTTTCCTCACCTTGCGCTCTTCTCTATGCTGAGAGAACGAGCCAACTGGATCTTATCATATAATGATTGCGACGAGATCCGTTCACTTTATCGAGACTTCGATATACACGAAGCAGAGTGGACATACGGAATGAATAGATCAAAGAAATCTTCAGAAATCATCATTACTAACTTGCCATAACACAGGGCATGTGTTATAATAACATATAAGGAGAGCAAATGGCTAAAGCTAAAGCAAAAGCTGGTCGTGTAGCAATACAAGACCTAATGAAAATGGTTAACAAGAAAGCCGGCAGGAATGTCGCACACGATCTGACGGGAGAAAATCCCACGTCAGTAAAGGAATGGATCCCCACCGGCTCCCGCTGGCTGGACTCAATCATCAGCAAGGGCCACCGTGCCGGCGTTCCAGTAGGAAAGGTGACGGAGATTGCAGGACTTGAATCCACAGGCAAATCTTACATGGCCGCGCAAATAGCCGCAAACGCTCAGAAAACGGGCAAGCTTATCGTCTACTTCGATTCTGAGTCAGCCATCGACCCACGCTTCTTGGAGCAGGCAGGATGTGACCTAGAGCGACTAATGTACATCCAGGCTTCCTCTGTGGAGTTTGTATTGGAGACTGTAGAAGAACTGCTGGGAGCAGCCGAAGATCAACTACTGTTCATCTGGGATTCACTCGCACTTACACCTTCTGTATCTGATGTTGAGGGAGACTTTAATCCCCAATCATCGATGGCAGTGAAGGCGCGCATTTTGGCCAAGGGAATGTCCAAGCTGATTATTCCGATTGCCGACAAACAGGCTACGTTCCTGGTCCTCAATCAGTTGAAGACTAACATTCCCAGCGGACCAAACGCTCGCATCATTGCTATGACGACTCCGTATATGACACCGGGAGGAAAGGCAATGCATTATTCCTATTCTCTCCGCATCTGGTTGACTGGGCGCAAGGCAAAGGCTTCCTTTATTGAAGACGAGAAGGGATTCCGTATTGGATCCGAGGTTAAGGTGAAACTGGAGAAGTCTCGCTTTGGCACACAAGGGCGCTCATGTGCTTTCCGCATTCTGTGGGGGAACGAAGTGGGCATCCGCGATGAAGAGTCGTGGTTCGATGCGATCAAGGGCTCTTCATGTCTCACCAGTGCCGGCGCATGGTACACCATTAAGACAGCCGACGGCTATGAAAAGAAGTTCCAGCCTTCTAAGTGGACCGAGTTGGTAAATGAAGACGCAGAGTTTAGAGAGCATGTTACTGCACTAATGGATGAGGAGATAATTCAGAAGTTTGATAAGCGCCAGGGTGACGCAAAAGCTTTTTATGAAGATCCTGCAGATCTCACAGTTCCAGTAAAGGCATAGTAAAGTGAAGAATAAAAGAGTATTAATAGTAGATGCGCTAAACGCATATCTGAGAGCATATATTGTAGACCCCTCATTGTCTTCTAATGGTCAACCCATTGGTGGGCTCAAGGGCTTCATGAAGATTCTCCAAAAGCTCGTAAGAGAAACCAATCCCAATCAGATTGTAATTGTGTGGGACGGACCAGATGGTTCCCGTAAGCGCAAAGACATGGACAAGAACTATAAGGCCGGCAGAAAACCAATCCGCCTTAACCGCGCCTTCCATAATCTAACTGAGAACGAGGAATTGCAAAATAAGATTTGGCAGCAAAGCCGAGTCATTGAATATTTCAACAGCATGCCTATCATCCAGTTTATGATAGAAAAAATAGAGGCAGACGATGTTATTGCACACCTAACTACTTCAAGTTATTATGACGGCTGGCAAAAGATTATTGTATCCAATGATAAAGACTTTATGCAGCTGTGCGATGACGAGACAATTTTATGGCGCCCAGTAAAGAAAGAGCTTCTAAACGTCAGAAGGATCATAGAGCAGACCGGTGTACATCCAACGAACATGGCTCTGGCGCGCTCAATTATTGGAGATACCTCCGACAACCTTCCAGGCATCCGCGGCGCCGGGTTTACGTCGGTAAAGAATCGTCTGTCATTCTTGTCTTCCGAAAAAGATTACACCATAGATGAGGTTTTAGAATTTTGTGAGAACTCAGGTACCAATCTTAAGTTTTTTACCAACATCGTGGAGGGCCGCGACGTGATCGAACACAATTATAAGATGATGCAACTTTACAGTCCTCAAATGTCTATTCAAGCAAAAGATCATGTTAACTATTCTTTAGAAAATTTTGAATGCACTTTCAACAAAACTGAAGTAATAAAGCTTATGCGAGAGGACGGCTTTGGTGAGTTAAATTGGGATGATTTACGTACACACTTAAATAAGATCACGAGGGATTGTGTTGACGCTGCAGCCCTGGCACTTAAATAATGTACAGTTTTTCGGTTGACTTTAAGGGTGGCTGCGCTATACTTACTACTAGGGCTAGAAGTGAGGATTCATGTCGCCAGATAATGTAAATTTTGGAAGGTATGGAAAGAGCTTCCAAGAGGGACTAGTACAACTAATTTTCGAGGATCGTCCGTTCGCGGATCAGATAACGGAAGTTCTAGATGTTGGCTTTCTTGAACTAGAGTATCTACGTGTTTTTATTACGAAAATACTGGACTATCGGGACAGGTATAACAAGCATCCATCTGTGGATGCGGTCACTACCATACTCCGTACCGAGTTAGAAGGTGAAGACGGTGTAATTCAAAAACAGGTAAGGGATTATTTTGTTAGAATTCACACGCGGGAGATTCAAGATATTGAGTATATTAAAGAAGCTTCTTTGGACTTTTGCCGTAAGCAGAATCTTAAAGAGGCCATGCTAAAATCTGTGGGACTCCTGCAGAGCTGTTCCTTTGACGAAATTTCCAGTACAATAAATGAAGCGCTTAAACTGGGATCGGATAATAACTTTGGCTATGAATATATCACAGACTTTGAAAAAAGATATGAAATTAAACACCGAAATCCGGTTACTACTGGGTGGAAAGATATTGATGGTATTGTAGGTGGAGGATTAGGTAAAAGTGAGTTGGGGGTAGTAATTGCTCCGACCGGCGCTGGAAAGTCTATGGTCCTCGTACATCTAGGATCAAATGCTGTGATCGAAGGGAAGGTGGTAGTACATTATACACTAGAACTGCAGGACACAGTCATTGCAAATCGCTACGATAGTTGTATTACCGGGTATCCTCTTTCTGATTTACGTACTTTTAAAGACGAAATATATGAACAAATCAAGGACATTGATGGTAAACTGATCATCAAGGAGTATCCTACGAAGTCTGCTACTACCAATACTATCCGTTCCCATCTTTCGCGCCTTGTTAAACGCGGCATCAAGCCCGGGCTGATAATTGTAGATTATGCTGATCTTTTAAGGCCAGTTATTGTCCGCAAAGAAAAGCGCGACGAGTTAGGATCTATTTATGAGGAGTTAAGAGCTATCTCGACAGAGTTCCAGTGCCCTATCTGGACCGCTTCACAAACAAATCGAGCAGGACTTAGTGCAGAGGTGATTACGATGGAACAAATATCAGAAGCCTTTAACAAATGCTTCGTTGCGGACTTTATCTTTTCGGTATCACGAACAATTGAGGATAAACAAAACAATAAAGGCAAAATTTTTATTGCCAAGAATAGGAACGGACCAGATGGCATGGTGTTTAACATATTTATGGACACATCCAATGTCAGTATTAAGATACTCCCCAGATCTCCTGTCACCAATGGAATAATACCAGGAACCCCCGTTGCCTTAACCGCTACAATGCAAAAAGGGTTGCTTAAAAATAAATATGAAAAATTTAGAAGGAATTAATAAAAATGAGAACCATTGAGAACATCCGCCGATTTAGATTATCGGACACATTTATCGAACCATATAAAACAGCAAAGGTACCCTGGGGCCCGATCGGCTATATCACATACAAACGCACATATTCGAGACGGTTGAGCGAATTTGATCCACAAGCAACCGGTACCGAAGAATGGCACCAGACATGCCGCCGCGTGATCGAGGGAATGTTTAATGTCCAGAAGCAACATGTTGTTATGTTGGGACTAGGCTGGAACGATCAGAAAGCACAGACGACGGCTAAGGACGCATACGATCGCCTATTCAACCTGAAATGGACGCCTCCGGGCCGCGGCTTATGGATGATGGGGACGAAGTTTGTGGAAGAGAAAACTGGGGCTGCATTGTTTAACTGTGCCTTTCGTTCAACCAAAGAGTTGGCCACCAAGGGTGGCTATCTGTTCGCTTGGATGATGGACGCATTGATGCTCGGTGTCGGTGTTGGTTTCGACACTCTTGGGGCAAATACGTTTACCATCAAAGAGCCAGAATACACAGGCGACACACTTATAATCGATGACAGCCGTGAAGGATGGGTCAATTCGGTTCATAACCTTCTCGATGGCTTCTTTTTAGGTGCCAAAGTACCAAAGTTTGACTACACAGCCATCCGGCCTCCCGGTTCTAAAATTAATGGATTCGGTGGAACAGCGTCAGGACATGAACCACTGCTGGAACTACACGAAAACTTAACAGAACTGTTCGCCTCTAAGATCGGAGAGCCTATCTCATCGGTCGATATTGTTGATACAGAGAATCTTATCGGTCGGTGTGTGGTAGCCGGAAACGTCCGCCGATCGGCCGCTCTAGCGATGGGGAACTACGATGATAAACGCTACCTTGAGATGAAAAACGATCAAGAGAAGTTATATCATCATCGATGGGGCTCCAATAACTCCTTCAATGCGGTGGTTGGAATGGACTACACTTGGCACGCAGAACAGAGTAAGAAAAACGGCGAGCCCGGCTATATCTGGTTGCGAAACGCACAGACCAAGGGACGCTTTAAGGATGATGATCGATTAGATGACGTTAATGTGGCAGGATTCAACCCCTGCAGCGAACAGCAACTTCACGATGGTGAATGCTGTTGTTTGGTGGAGACATTCCCCGCAAAGCACGAGACGTATGAGGACTATCTAAAAACTCTCAAGTGTGCGTATCTATATGGGAAGACAGTCACGCTGGTCAATACTCACTGGCCCGAGACCAACGCCATGATGCTCAAGAACCGCCGTATCGGACTTTCACAGTCGGGCATCGTCCAAGCATTTAATAAACATGGCCGGCGTAATATGTTAAAGTGGTGCGATGATGCTTACGAACACATTCAGTTACTTGACAAAGAATATTCAGACTGGCTGTGTGTTCCCAAATCGATCAGAACAACTTCTATTAAGCCATCGGGAACTGTGTCGTTGCTGAACGGCTCCACGCCCGGCATCCACTTCCCAGAAGATGAATACTATATTAGACGTATCAGGTTCTCAAAAGAATCAAAATTACTTGACAGCATTAGAGAAGCCGGCTATACTATGGAGGATGATGAATATTCTCCGAATACTACTTGTGTCGAGTTTCCTGTCAAAGAGCCGTATTTCCACAAAGGAAAGCGGGATGTCTCGATGTGGGAACAACTTGAAATTGCTGCCCAGTATCAACATTATTGGGCCGATAACGCCGTGTCTGTTACTATCACGTTTAAGGATGAGGAAGCAGGCCAAATTAAAAGTGCTCTTGAACTATATGAGACAAGACTTAAAGCAGTCTCCTTCCTTAGATACAAAGAAACCGGATACAAACAAGCACCATACGAACCAATAACGAAAGAAGAGTATGAAGAGAGAATAAAGAAAGTGGTTCAAATTCAGCGCATTGATACTGAAGAAGCCGGCGAAGGAACTAAGTTCTGTACAAACGACACCTGCACAATTTAACGAGAGAGAAATGAATTTTAATCATTTAATAGAAAGAAGCGAACTAAAAAGAACATGTAACGCACTCGGACATAAAGAGTGTTATTACCAGCCCGTTGGTGACGGACAAACTACCGCCGGAAATAATTATCATGTTACAATGAATTGCAAAAATTGTGGACGCCGAACCGAAGCATTCATGTCTGAGAGACAGTATAAACAACACAGCAGTATTTTAGAAAGAGAGATAAGCAATGTTTAATCCAGTTAATCGACACATTCTTATTGATGTTAACAACAACCCTGACCCCTCCGCAGAATCTTTAATTGTTCTTCCAGAAGATTATGCTCCGGAAATTGATCGCCATGCGGAAGTGTCGGTATTGAGGGCTGCCCCTGATTTACGAATCGATGTTGGTCAAGGGGACAAACTTATAGTGGACCGGTCTATGATCGAAGAAATTAGTATCGGCGGCACTATTTATAACGTTATATTAGATAACTATGTGCTGGGAATTATAAAATAAAGGACCCAGCGGGGGTCAACGATACATGGACAAACACTTCTATAATGAAGCATCAGCCAAGAAGCTTGGCTGGGAGCCCGGATGGTTTGGCGAAAAGTACTTTGATGATAAATTAGTACGCGCCATCAAGAAATGGCAGAAAGGCCGTGGACTAAAAGGCGATGGGCTGTGTGGTCCGATGACATTCCGGCGTTTGTGGACTGAGCGCCAAGCGGCCATCGATGACTACAAGCCCAACGATTGCCACTATTCTAATTACATTGTATACAATGGAGACTTCCACCCGATTGAATGGGATAAGTTTGTTCTGTGGTCTGAAAAAGGTGGGATGCAAGCGAAAAGCGGACACTACTATGATTACTCCGGGCGCCCAAAGCGCAAGATTAGATACTTTGTTAATCATTGGGATGTGTGCCTATCCTCCAAGTCGTGTCAGAGCGTTCTGGATAGACGCGGTATCTCAGTTCATTTTTTGATAGATAACGATGGCACCATATACCAGACTCTTGACATGCAACATGCCGCATGGCATGCCGGCTCTTCTCGTACTAACCGCCCGTCCGTGGGCGTAGAGATTAGTAATGCATACTACCCTAAATATCAAGACTGGTACAAATCTCACGGCTTCGGGTCACGCCCTGTGATAGATGGGGCTTGGGTCCATAGCCATCAGCTAGACGCGTTTCTTGGGTTTTATCCTGAGCAGATTAAGGCAGCGCAAGCTCTCTGGAAAGCCATCCATGGAGCAACAGGAATTCCCTACGAATGCCCCACTGGTCAGTTTGGAAAAACCTCTACTAAGTATGAGCAAAATGTGGCGTATGGCAACTATTCTGGATTTGTGAGCCACTACCATATCAGTAAAAATAAAATAGACTGCGCTGGGCTAGAGTTAAGAGACCTGTTGGACGAGGTTAAATACGATATTGAGATCTTAGATAAGATAAAGAATTAAATTTTTTAATTCTAGTTAATGCATGGGCATTATACTTCTCTTCTTGAGTTGCGTGGGATTGGTGACACACGAAGAGGCGATTCTAAAGATAAATGATACCATTCCTATGGAAGTTTTTGCGCTGGGTGAGCCCAAGCGCAAAGCGGAGTGGAAAAGCCCACCCAGTGTGCGTGTCTGTGCAACGTCTGAGGTCTCTTTGTCCCGGGTATATAATGCGGTTGAATATTGGAGCCGGCTCGGGTATGAATTTGGTATCGTGAAAAAGGATAATTTTAGCATGTGTATGAACCCCAAGATGGGAGAAATAATAATAACTTTACCCGAGTCTGGATTTGCCAATTCTAATATGGCATCCACACGCTTATATACGGACACGACAACAGGTGCCATTGTGAAAGCTAAAATATTTGTTTTACCTAAATATGCACGAAAAGATCGAGTGTTAGAACACGAATTTGGCCACGCATTAGGGTGGTTACACTACCGCCAACGTTATCATATAATGCACCCTATCTGGTATTATGGTGGTTTCGATTCTTATGGAATCCGCCAAAAATAATTGACAAACAAAGTCAACTAAGTTATAATATAACAATTGATATTTGAGTACGATAAAATAGTGGTAGGAAGTTGCTTGGACGCTGTTCTTTACGCATTCAACAATAACTGTCCTATTTTTTTTACAAAGGCACAACGACCCTTTAGATTTGACTATTTGGAACCAGGCCAAGACTTGACTTTTTTGAAGGCCCCCAGCCGGCCTCCTAAAAGTTTAACGACGTTTGAAGAAGAAAAACTTATAGGCATCCCGAAAAGCGTTCTGTGGGAGAGGTTGCTGTTTTTGCTTTCTTTAGATGGCAAGGCGCCCCTTTCGAATTTGTGTCACACGATGCGTTATAATGGTGATACTCTCGTTTGTTCTAATGAATATTCGAAGATTTTTGAATTGAAGTTTAATGAGTGCTTATACTTTGGCGATCAATCAGCCGCCGGACTGGCCACCGAGAAATCTCTTGACGAGACCACATATATATGTTATGATTATATTGCATTCAATAAAGGCGGCAAGCATGAAATCGACCATATTCGCACAAATGATGATTTTGTCAGCGAGATATGGTTTTATTCTTCCGACCGTATTGATGGAAATACTCCTGTTAGAGATGCTTGTGCGGTATCAACACTAACAGAACAACAGCTATTGGATTTTGATCATTCCGAAACAATGGCGCGCTTTAAAACCATTCATGAAATGGAATCCAGAGGAATGAAAGGACAATTTGCAGGTGGATACACAACAGCCGGAAACCCGAAACATTACAAATTTAGAACAACTAGCATTGGACGCCAAACGCATCAGCAAAGAACTGAAGCCACACCGAGTGAAGCGAATGTCACGATTCCGAAGCAAAGTACACAAAGTTTGCTTAATTCTTTGTCGTCCGCTAGCGTGGCCTACGATAGATTTTTAAAATATTTATGAGCCGTTTGCACCTAGCAGGCATAATACCCTTAGCTAATCTTAAGACTAATTTTCAGGTGGCGATACCGGAAGTTCTTCTACCTATTGGTCATGGATTTTCAGCTATTCAGAAATCAGTTTTTGAGTGTGCCATGGCTGGATGCAATACTATTTGGATTGTGGCAAACGATGATTTGGCTCCTGTTATTAGAGAAATCGTGGGTGACTGGGTATATGATCCGGTATATTATCACAGTCCAGCCAAATTTAGTTCGGAACAACGAAAAGAAATACCTATTTACTACGTACCGATTCACCCGAAGGATCGCGATAGACGTGATTCTTATGGGTGGTCGGTTTTATATGGCATACACTGTGCTTGGAGAGTCGCTCATAATATTTCTCAATGGATCACACCCGACAAATATTATATTTCGTTTCCTCTTTCGGCATTTGATGTATACCAAGTGAGAACCTGGCGCCGAGAAATCTCGGATCCAAAGAAGAATTTTTTCTTCACTCACAAACAAAACCATATTAAAAATAATTTACCAATTTCATTTACAATGACAGGAGAAGACTTTAAATTATGCCGAAGAACAGTAAACCAAAAGACAACAAGGGAATATTTACCCCCTTCACCGGGCCAGCAGTACCCAAGCCAAAAATTACCACTGCAAGACCGGTGGTCAGCCCGATACTTCACTCTGGAAGACGTTTTTGAGGCAGTAGACGATAAAAATGCTCACAAAGTAGAGCTTGATTGGCATTACGATATCTCTAATTGGAGTGGGTATCGTAATTTTCTATCTTCAGACAATATAATAAATACTCCTGAAGAGGGGTTGACAAAACCCCACATACATGTTAAATTACCATATACCTCGGAGGAATAATGGATCGTCAAGAATCCAAGATTAAGTTTGTTGGTCTGCACGCACATTCAGTTGCAGGCTCTATTTTTGATGCGGTGGGATACCCGCAAGAGCATATGGATTTTGCATATGAGAATGGCTCGGACGCCTTAGCACTGACGGATCATGGAAACATGAATGGTCTTTCGTGGCAGGTGCTCCATGCCAAGAAGATGAAAGCGGAAGGGAGAGATTTTAAACCCATCTTCGGGGTGGAGGCATACTTTACCACATCGATTAAAGAGTGGCGCGAAGCGTATGATACTGAGATGGCAGACAAGAAGAAAGCCCGCAGCGCAAAGAAGGACACACAGTCCGGAGCCACAGTCGAGGATGAAGGAGATACTAAGAATGCACAGCCGATCTTGAAGCGCCGGCGACACCTTATTCTCCTAGCACAAAATCAGACGGGACTAAACAATTTATTCAAGCTAATATCTCACAGCTATACCGATGATTATTTCTATCGGTACCCGCGAATGGACTATGATCTGCTCCGGAAGCACTCAGAAGGCGTTATCGCTGCGTCTGCATGCTTGGGTGGGGTGTACGCTGGAAACTACTGGGAGAACCGCGAGAAGGGACCAGAGGCTGTTTTAAACGCTATGCGTGAAACGACAGTGGAAATGCAATCTATTTTCGGAGACAGATGGTACGCCGAATTACAGTGGAACAACATTCAAGAACAGCATGAGTTGAATCAATACATTATTCAAATGGCAAAGGACTTTGACCTTAAACTAATTTCTACCGCAGACAGCCATTACCCGAACCCTGAAGCTTGGAAAGATAGAGAGATGTATAAGCGCCTCGGCTGGCTTGGGAAGGGAAAACCACAATGGAAGAAAGGACAAGAGACTGACGGAGAAAAAGAAGAGGTACTTCCTGAATCGGTAGACGTAATTGGTTATGAGCTATATCCCAAGAACGGTGATCAGATGTGGGAGAGTTACCAGAAGTACACAGAAGATAGTGATTTCAGTTACGATGATGATCTGGTATTAGAGAGCATCGAGGAGACTTATCGGATTGCTCATGAGCGAATCGAAAACTTCATGCCAGACGCCACTGTGCGGCTGCCAGACTTTGTAGTTCCAGAGGGAGCAACAGCTACGGAAGCGCTTCTACGCTATGCGATTGATGGGCTCCGACTTATGGATCTTCATAAAAATCCTGAATATGTTAAGCGACTGAAATATGAGTTAGACGTTATTGACGGCCGCGGCTTCAGTAAATATTTCCTGACGATGAAGGCGATCACTGACGAAGCTGCAGACATTATGCTGGTTGGACCAGGCCGCGGCAGCGCATGTGGATCGCTGGTGGCGTATGTGCTGAAAATCACCCAGATTGATCCTATCAAATATAACCTACCCTTCGAACGCTTCCTGCGTTCAGACGCTACAGACTACCCCGATATTGATACCGATGTATCCGACAGCATGGCTCTGAAGGAGAGGCTGATTGAGAAGTGGGGCGCCGACCGCGTAGCACCCATCTCCAACTGGAATACTCTTCAACTACGCTCACTTATTAAGGACATTTCTAAACTGTATGAGATTCCATTCACTGAGGTCAACACTGTAACCAGCGTCATGATGCGTGAAGCCACAGGTCCCTCCAAACAGCGCCACGGCATCACTGCCGGCGTGTATGTACCGACATGGGAAGAGGTGTTGGAGTTCTCTCCTACACTTAGGACATACCTGGCTCGCTACCCCGAGGTGGCTGCACGTGTAGCCGGCTTGGTTGGGCAGGTACGCTCATGTTCACGACATGCAGGAGGGCTGCTCGTCTCTGAGAATCTTAATGAGAACATGCCGCTTATTAATAGTGGTGGAGTGCGCCAGTCGCCTTGGGCTGAAGGACAGAACGTTCGTCACCTTGAGCCGCTGGGCTTCATTAAGTTTGATTTGCTTGGGCTTTCAACGTTAAAGATGATTGAGGGTTGCATCGAACATATTCTTCGACGCCATCACGGAATAGAAGAGCCGACGTTCGAGGATATCAAAAAGTATTATAACGAAAAGCTCCACCCCGACGCTATTGATTTGAACGATCAGAAGGTATATAAGAATGTTTTTCATCGCGGCAAGTTCGCAGGAACTTTTCAGTTCACTAACTCAGGGGCTCAAGAATTTTGTAAGAGTGTAAAGCCTACGAATATTGCGGAGATCTCCGCGGTCACCAGTATCTTTCGTCCCGGGCCATTGTCAGCCAAGGTCCACGAACAGTACATTGCCGCCAAGGAAGGGCATGCTGACATCGAGTGGTACCACCCCCTCTTCAAAGAGATAACAGAAGAGAGTTATGGCCATGTTATTTTCCAAGAGCAGATTTCTGAGATCACTCACCGGATTGGCAAGGACATTTCCCGAGACGATGGTAATACTATCCGCAAGCTTTTGACCAAGCGCGGCACAGGTAAAGAACATCTCCTGATTGAGTTTAAGCAGCAGTTTGTTCAAGGAGCGAACGAAAAGGGAATGTCCATCAGAACTGCAGAAGAGATCTGGGAACTTATGGAAGGCTTTGCTAAGTATGGTTTCTCTAAGAACCATGCAACAGCATATAGTATCATTTCTTACCAGTGTGCATGGCTCTGGACTTATTATACTGCAGAGTGGGCCGCAGCGTTTCTGGACAAAGAGCCGGAAGCACGCAAAGAACGCGCCATCAACACAGTCAAGAGCCACGGATTTAATATCGAACCACTTGATGTCAATAAATCAGGCGTTGTGTGGGAGATTAGCAAAGATGGAAAGACACTAATCCAGCCGCTTACATCCATTAAGGGGCTTGGCATGGCAGCTATCGAACAGGTATTAGAGAATCGCCCCTTCATGAACGCAGAGGATCTATTGTTCCGCGAAGGGGTATCCTACAGCAAACTTAATAAGAAGGCACTAGATGCTTTGTGTCGAGGTGGAGCGCTGGATCAGATTGTAGATGATCGCTTTACGGGACGTAAACACTTCTGGTCTTCTTGTGTGGTTAACCGCCCTAAGAATCTTAAGAAGCTAGCAGACAACATAGAGTTGTATAGACCCGAGGGGGACTTTACAGAAGCAGAGATCATCCAGTTCAAGACGGATCTCACGGGAGTATTCCCGATGAACCTAGTAATTGGACCAGAGATGATCCAGAAGCTTAAAGAAAAGTTTATCCCCCCAATTTCTGAGTTTGATCCAGAGCTTCAGGTGTGTTGGTTTATTCCACGCCAGATCACAGCGCGCAAGACCAAAAATGGAAAGCTTTATTGGATCGTTGAGGTGATTGACTCTAACAACGAACTAACTAGAATTAGGTGCTGGGCAGTTAAACCCGAGAAAGATAAGATTCACTTAAACCGACCCTACATGGCTAAGTTAAAGTATGATGAGAACTGGGGCTTTTCAACCTATGCTATCGGACAAACATTTAGGCTATTAGGATAGAGTATGAACGTTATGAAATATTTTAGCCCTCTCTTGAAGGAACCTAAATTTATTGATGACCTCCCCACGTTAATCAGAGTACGCAAGTTTGATGAGCCTGCAGCTAAAGAGTTTTCAAATTTGATGAGCAAAGCGCAAAACTCGGGTCAACCTGTGGTCCCTGTTATTATAGATAGTTACGGAGGACAGGTCTACAGTCTAATGGCGATGATTTCCGACATCAGGCATTCAAAAATCCCAGTGGCCACCATTGTGCAAGGTAAGGCAATGTCATGCGGAGCTATCTTGTTTAGTTTCGGTACCGAGGGGTACAGATATATGGACCCAGACGCCACTCTTATGATTCACGACGTAAGCTCGATGGAAATTGGGAAAGTCGAAGAGATTAAAGCCTCGGCCGAAGAAACAGAACGACTTAATCAAAAAATATATTCGATGATGGCAGAGAACTGTGGGCACCATAAAGATTATTTTTTAGATATTGTACATGAAAAAAGCCACGCTGACTGGTTTTTAGAAGCAGACGAGTGTAAGAAGTACAACTTAGCCAATCATTTACACATCCCAGAGCTAAAGATTAAAGCTACCGTGGATTTTGAGTTTAAGTAGGTCCGCGGGCTATTTAAGGTGCGGGGTTCTATAGCATGGCTGCATCAGATAAAATAAGATGGAAGAGAATGGTAAATGAAATACGATTTCTTCATAATGAAAAGTCCCTAGTGGAAGAAATAAACAAAGAGACGGGCCCGCAGTTTCAGGAGTATTACGTTAGGTTTGCAGCCGAGAATGGCTTGGATTTGGCTAAATTAAACGCCCAAAACAGCGATATCATTGACAAGCTGTATGGCAAGAAAGCTCCAAAAATTTCTCCGGAAGAGTTTCCAGATTTTGAAAATGCTAGCGCGGCCGCCCTTGTCCTTTATATTGGTGAATCAGAAGAGCCAGAAACTGAATATAGCGATACACAAGATGATTTAGAAATTCATGAGTCTTTTAAAAAACTATTCAAGAGGCTTGCATTAAAATTACACCCCGATAAAGTGGGCAGACAGGTAACTATTGAACAGGGGATGGAAAATCTGGTATTGTTTAAAGAAGCTAAAAGCGCGCTCGACGAGAAGAAATATTTTGTATTGCTTGACTTAGCAGAGCGGTTCCGTGTCACACAATCACGCAACTATAAACAGCAAATTCGGTGGATGAAGCGAGAATCCCAAAGAATCAACTTAACTATTCATAAAGAAAAAGATACCTATAACTATCTTTTTTCTGAATCTGAAACCGATGAACAAAAGAATGTTCTCGTGAGAAGATTTATTTTACAACTTTTTAAGATTCACGTCTAAAACGACTTGACAGCATCCCCCGATGATGCTATATTAATAGAGTAACAAAGGAGAGCCTAATGGCCACAACACACAACGAGAAGAAGCAATACGTTAAGGAATACATCCGTTCCCTATCAGCAATTGAGGGATGCATCGAACCATACCAGGAACAAAAGCGCGAACTACGCTCTGAGTTCCGAGAGAATGGCTGGCTTAACACAGACGAGATCCGGGCCGCCGTAAAGGCTTACCGTCTTTTCAAGGGTAAGTTCAATATTGACGAAGTTGTAGAGAACTTCGAAATGATCTCTGGAGAGGTTGATGATTCTTGAGTATGCCAAAGTACACGCAGGGGTTATTGAACCCCAGCGAGCTAACCCCTCGGATGCAGGTTTAGATGTATTTTTCTCGCCAAAGGAATCTGCTACTGTCTTGATTAATCCCGGTGAAAGCAAGATTCTGGAGACTGGTTTAAAATTTGGAGTACCGCATGGCTACATGTTGGAAGTGAAAAATAGAAGCAGTGTAGCAGCCAAGCGCTCACTCATAGTCGGCGCCTGTGTCATCGATTCGGGATATGACGGCGAGGTCTTTATCAACCTACACAATGTGGGCAGTGAGATGCAAGTCATTCTACCCGGTAATAAAATAGCACAATTAGTAATGATTCCGGTTGTTCACTTTAGGGCCATTGAGACTAGCGAGGAAAGAATTTATATGCACCCCATGACTATAAGCAGACGCGGCAGCGGAGCCCTAGGGAGCACCGATGGATAAGAACACACAGGTGGTTATGTTTTCGTCAAAGACAGGCGAGTGGTCCACACCACAAGATTTCTTTGATAAACTTAATTGGCGATTTGGTATTTTTACCCTCGATCCATGCGCAAGCCCCGTCAATGCAAAGTGTGCTAATTTTTTCACTGAAGCAGAAGACGGTCTAGCTAAAAGTTGGGAGGGCTTTAATTCTTTTATTAACCCTCCTTATGGCCGCGGCATCGAGAAGTGGATTAAAAAAGCATACCAGGAGTCACGACAAGAGGATACTAGCGTAACCATGCTGATTCCTGCGCGTACTGACACAAAGTATTGGCATGAACACGTTATGAAGGCTGACGAAGTGTATTTCGTGAAGGGTCGCTTAAAGTTTGGGGACAGTCAAAACTCTGCCCCCTTCCCATCTGCGGTGGTTGTTTTTGACGGAACCAACCGACAGCAAATTTTTGGTGCAATTAACAGATAAGGAGAAATAATTGTGACACACGAAACTATAACCGCTGCTCTGCACAACTTACAGGCACAAATTAATGAAATCATGGGGCTTATGAAAGATGCTGCTAAACAGCCATCCACAACCGAAACCGCCTCAAATATTGTAAAATACTCTCTCCAACTAGCGCAATTAGAGGGGGCTTTTATTACACTCCAGCAACATGCACCTGCGCTTGTGGAAGTGGCAAACCAATACCCTGTCCCTCCACTTCCCGCGTCCCCACTGGAAGAAGAACCAGAGGTAGAAGAGAAAGAGGGGGAGTTGATCATGACCGAGGGCATCTCTAGAACATATGACCGCGTGGCGCAAGTTCATGCCGACACTGCCACCGCGGCTGAGGAAGAGGAAGAGTGAATCGTCGAGAGCGCCGCACCATGGAAAAAAGCGTAGGTGCGCAAGCCTCCAAGGACATCGCCGATAAAGTTGCTCAGTTCGGAAGAATGCCACAGAAATGTGATGCTTGTCATGAGCCATTTGACAAGAAAGACAAAGATATGATACAATCGTGGAGTGTTGTAGTCAAGCAAGAAGTAGTGAGGCTATTCTGCCCACACTGCATAAAAAAGACACAGGAGGCTTTAGAAAATGTCAGTAAAGAAAATATCGAAACAAGCACTGGATAAGATAATGGCCGGCCAAGTTCGGGAGCCAGCAACGTGTGTTATTAAATTTTATTCTAACACCTGCGACCTTTGCCACAACCTGCAAGAATACTACGAAGCAATTGCAGAAAGGGAGGAATTCGCAGACATTCACTTTTTTGCATTCAATATCGACGAACATCCCCTGATTGAAAAAGCTTTAGGCTTTAATGGGGTACCCACTCTTTCGTTAATGAAAGTTGGGATCCCCAAGAAAAGAATCCGAATCCTAGAAGATCCTGAGAACCCGCATAAGTTGACGTGGTATCGAAGTTCCGAAATCATTGACTTTATTGAAAGGGAGCGATAATGAAGCGTTCCTTAGCTTACGATGATGTACTTCTCGTTCCACAGTACTCTGACATCCGATCTCGGAGTGAAATAGAGACTGACACAGATCTTGGAAACGGATTAGCTTTAGAGTTGCCCCTCCTTTCGTCGCCGATGGACACAATCTCTGAAAAAGAGATGGCAGTCAGCTTGGCGGCCGCCGGCGCCTGTTCGGTAATTCATAGGTATAATACCATTGAACAACAAACAGTCATGGTTTCCAGCGCGATAGAAGAGATAGGTCCCTCCGCACGCGTCGGTGCTGCTGTAGGGGTCAGTGGAGATTTCCTTAATCGTGCCTCTGTGATGCGCGCAATAGGTGCCAGCTTTATCTGCGTAGATGTTGCCCATGGTCACCACATATTGATGAAGGAAGCACTCCAGACGCTGCGCACAGCCCTCGGCGATGATCTACACATTATGGCAGGCAACGTAGCCACACTTCAGGGCATTAATGACTTAGCAGATTGGGGTGCAAACTCCGTACGGTGTAATATTGGAGGAGGATCCATATGTTCCACCCGTATTCAAACCGGACATGGAATGCCCGGATTAGAAACTATTTTTGAGTGTGCCAAAACCGACAGAGATGTAACCATCATTGCAGACGGAGGAATAAAAAACTCAGGCGATATAGTTAAAGCATTAGCAGCCGGCGCAGACGCAGTAATGGTTGGGTCGATGCTAGCTGGTACTGACGAGACCCCCGGGAACATGCTCCAGGATTCTGATGGCAAAAAGTGGAAGGTCTACCGCGGCATGGCCAGCAAGGAAGCACAAATGGACTGGCGCGGCCGCTATTCTTCTTTTGAAGGGGTGGCAACAAGAGTACCTTATCGTGGCCCGGTAGAGGTCATCTTGGAAGATATTGAGCGCGGAATCAGATCCGGGTTCTCATATTCAGGCGCCCGCAACTTAAAAGAGCTACATGCAGTAGCTCGATTTGTTTCACAAACCTCATCGGGGATCTCAGAAAGCAAAACACACATCTTAGCACGGAGTTGGAAGTGAGTCAAGAAATCAAGTATGGGAAACTCACAAAGCGAATTGTATTTACAGAAACTGATCACAGACACGCACAATTTATTTTAAGATTAAAGCATGACAACATAAAACAGTCTGATTTCTTTCGAGCTATAATCACTGGGTATATTGACCAAGACGAGTCTCTTCAATCATATGTAGATTCAGTGTCTCAACAATCTCAACTAAAGATATCTAAATCTCGAAAACTTAGAGAAGTGGGCCGAGCTAAAAAAGATAGTATGGGGTTGTCGAATGGGGATGTAACAGATATCTTTGATCTCATCGCACAGGAGCACCCGGAGTTATGAAAGACTGCTTAAGACCCTGCTCGCGACTGTGCATCGAATCCAAAAAAGAGTGCACGGAGAAAGAATGCAGAATGTGGGTCGACTTCCCGGCCGAGTATAACTGTTGTTTAATTTCTATTTATGAAAACGGTTCCATGACGCTCCGCGAGATAGGGGAGAGACTCCATATATCTTTTGCTCGGGTAAAACAAATTGAATCAGATGCAGTAAAGAAGATTAGAAAATGGGAGGGAGTAAGAGAATAATGAATACTACAAGGGTTTTAACAAAAAGGTACACTATTTATACATGAGTTTAAGGAATATTCAAAGGAGAATTATATAATGGCTCGTAAAACTTTACTAACAGAGAATGAGCTTCGCCAATTTATGAAGCTTGCTAACTTGACCCCGATTGGGCAAGTCAAGCTTTCAGAATTTGGTTATAATGACCTTGATGAACAGGAAGCACCCCCCGGAGAGCTTGAGGATTATGCCGCCGGCGATCTTGAGCGAGGACACCCCGACGAGGCGGCCGCAGACGAGGAAGAGGCCGGACTAGAGATGGGCGATGATGAGCTTGATGCGGAAGCCGGACTTGAAGATATGGGAGCCGAAGAGGGCGGCGCCGGGATGGTGTCTGTCGATGATTTCATGTCTGCACTTGAGTCTGCCCTAGAGGATGTGCTGGGTGAGCCCGTCTCGACTGAGATGGATGATGAGCTTGGCGCCGAGGACGATTTAGAAGGCGGCGAGATGGACATGGAAATGGATGTCGAAGCAGGCCCTGACGATCTTGAGGTTACTGCTTCTGCAGAGGAAGAGGAGCTTCCGGGCATGCGAGATGGAGTTTACGAGGGGAAAAGCCAAGACGATATCGTCAATGAGGTTGCCCGTCGTGTTGCAGCGCGCTTACAGAAAGAGAATAGCAAGTCGGTGATGGTGGACCAGCTGGCTGAGAGAATCCTTAAGAGATTAACAAAGTAACTTGACATATAGTTCACGATAAGTTATAATTTAACCACCGGTCAACGCCGGTGGTTATTTACATGGAGAGACATGAGTTGGCTATTATATGGGTTGGTATTTATATTCGGGTATATAACCTGTCAAACATTTTATTTTATTAAAAGCAGCCGACTAAGCTTAATAGTGCTTAGAGCTACCCACCTCATATATATATCCAGCATGATGAAGGCTGTCGAGCATATGTCGTTTGCTCGTGGAATAGTATTAGAACACATGCTTCGCACGGAGAAGAGTTCTGCGGTCATTAGTATGTTTGAACTGCGCCACGAAGAAGAAGTAAGGAATCTTAAGAAAAGGTCCGTGGACCTTTTATTGGACCTGCACCCAGAATTTTTTCAGAGAATGGTGGATTTTGAGAACTGGGAAGAAGCTGCTCAATACGTGGATGTCCACAAAGACGTTGTTTTTAAATTTTGGGAGAAATAAATGATTGACAAGATAAAAGAAAAGGTTAATAAATTTTTAACTACCGTAGAACAAGCTGCCCCAAAATCCGAACCAGGCTCTGCCCGGGTAGTTATCATGGACGGCGCCGAGCCCGAACCGGAACTCCGAGTCATAGGACTATTCTGTGATGTGGCGGAAGAAAAGGTAGCGGAGTTGGTGCATGCCCTTCTCTATCTTCACGAATCTAATAAAACCAAAGAAGAATCACTCCCTATCGATTTTTACCTTTCCACCTATGGAGGCGCCGCGGATGATATGTTCGCGCTCTACGATGTCATGCGCCAGATCCTGCCCACCACTGAGATTCATACTATAGGTATGGGCAAGGTTATGTCTGCCGGCGTCTTGTTGCTAGCTTCAGGTACAAAGGGAAAAAGAAAGATCGGAAAGTACTGCCGCGTGATGATACACTCAGCCATGGCCGGAAGCCACGGCTCATTGCCGAATTTGGTTAACGAGCTTGAAGCGCTCCAACAAATTCAGGAAGATTACATTACTGCTCTTTCTGATGAAACGAATATGAGCAAGCAAGAAATTAAAAATATGCTTGAACGTAAGGTTAACGTCTATTTATCAGCAGAAGAAGCTGTAAAATTAGGTATAGCTGACATAATTATTTGAGGTTTTTGAATGTCTACACTTAGTGATATCTTACAAGAAGAGTACATCAAGCAGATCGGGGAACTAGATCTGAAGATGTTGATGGAGATGGTGGAAGAAGTATTTGAGTCTGTTCCCCACTTGTCTGAAGAGGCGCCTGCTCCTGCCTCGCTCGCAAGTCAGAGCGACGATGCCGCATTGGAAATGATCTTAAAGATGATTCCCGATATTGCTGTATCAGAAATCGGATGGTCAGATGTGAGGACGACAGAAGAGGGGGTCGAAATTAAGGGGCCCCAGCGCCGATTGCTTGAAGACTATCTGAATAACATACAAGGAAGCGACCTTGCCGAGAAGATTTCAGGTGTGTCTCAGTTCTATACTAATGGCGCAGGACTAATTTCTGAACAAGCAGGTGAAGACCGCACTAAGAGAATTGTTCAAGCAATTTCATATCTTGTTTTCTATAAAACGTTGACAAAAGTAATTACAAACTTTAACGCATCCTCCGCAGGGTTTAGTTTTGAGTCGTTCCTCGCTGCTCTTGTGAATGGCCGTCAGATCCCCGCCAACACAGGAACGATCGCCGACTACACCGATCGTTCTTCGGGCGACGAAATTCCAGTAAGCCTTAAACTTTATAAGGAAGGGCAGCTGGAAGTAGGCGGCAGCTTTACAGATTTGGTTAACGATCTTGTAACTCCAAAATACATGGGACTCGGGGGTGCTATGAGGTATGTGATTTGCACCAAAGAGTTGAGTGGTAAGGATTTAGAGCAAGAGGGTAAGATTAATTTTTATCAATTCGACTTTACCCTTCAAAACGTAATGGATATTTTGTCTCAGTCACGCTTGAATGAAGTTATTCGATTGCCTAGCGTAGTATTAAGCGCTATTCAAGCTGGACAACAAGCAGGCGCCGGCGAAAGACTCGGGCTAGCCGCCAGGGACAAACAGCTTTCATCAGAGGAATTAACCCCCATGTTCAACGATGCAATCAAGAAACAGATAGAAGATCTAATAGCGAATGAGGAGAGCCCCCTTCAACAATTTGAAGAGGACGATATGAAGAAACTATTGGACGAATTGAACTGGGAAAAGAACGATGAGATCTTTAACAACGATAAGGTTCGAGGCTCAGGCGCGCTAAACTCTAACCATATATTTAGACTAGTCAAGAAGTTATATCCCGACATTCCTGCAATTCATAAAAGTATGAGGGTTGCGATAATCGCAGCCAATAACGAGGTGGTTATCTCACAGAAGGCTGCAGCCAAAAAGAGCGAGAGAAAAAATCAGATTGCACAAATGATCGCTGATGGCGAGTTCCTATCCCCAGAAGACTCGGCCAGAGAGTATAAGGTGTTGGGAGAATCCCAGAAGAAGCAAGCACTTTTAAATACTCTCGGATACTTGCAGACTCACCACTTTGCTTTAAATCAAACACAATCGACAAACCCTGGAGAGCCCACGAACACTTTGAATCTGGGTGCGATCATGGTTGGCCGCCGCATGGTTGCCAACGCCATGGAAAATGTTCGAGAGCTTCTTAACGAAGAGGTCTACGAAATCTTTCAGTCACTTAAGCTTCTTTCAGATAGTTTAAATGAATTTTTCGCTGGTGGATTAGAAGATGATAAGCTTGCGACGTCTGCAATTGGAAATGCAGAGAACATTAGTTCGAAAGATATTTTGCAAACTGACAAATAGAACTTGACATAACACACAAAAGAGATTATAATATAGTATGACGAGAGGTATAAATGAGCCGAGCTTACGATAATGAACAAACACTCCAGCAAAAGATAATGAATGGTGCTAATATTTTAGCAGACAATGTTGCTTCAACCTTGGGTCCCCGCGGGCGAAACGTTCTGCTTAAAGAAAAAGGTGGTGTGCCTTTTGTAACAAAAGATGGCGTTACTGTTGCTGCGTTTGTTTCACTAGAAGACCCTTTCGAAGATGCAGCCGCACAAATTATAAAACAGGCTGCTGTAGAAACTAACAATAACGCAGGCGATGGCACAACCACCGCAACGGTTCTTGCCCGGGCCATCATCTGTGAAGCACAGAGATATATAGCCTCGGGAATGTCGCCGGTCGAGATACAACGCGGCATCCATCTAGCAACTAAAACTATTATTGATAATCTTAAAGATATGGCGACCCCCATTAAAAGCATTGATGATATACGCCACATCGCTACCATCTCAGCCAACAACGATGCAGCCATCGGGGAGCTTATCTCGTTGGCAATTGATCGCATTGGTCAAGATGGGGCAATTACTATCGAGGAATCGCGCTCGATGGACACATCCATAGATATCATAGAGGGGTTTAAGTTTGACTCGGGCTATGTTGCCGGCGCCTTCATCACTGATGAGCGCCGAGCTATCCTCTATCACGAAGAGCCGCTCTTTATGGTCACGGATCACAAAGTCTCAAATGTTGAACAGATCCTCCCGGTACTAGAGCTATGTGCTCGCGAGTCGCGCCCACTGATTATAGTGGCAGAAGAGATAGAGGGGCAAGCCCTCGCAGCTTTAATCATGAATGCAATGCGTGGAACCCTAAAGGTAGCTGCAATTAAGGCACCCTCCTACGGAGAAGAGAGACGAAACACCTTAGAAGATATTGCCGCCTCAACTGGCGCCAAGTTTTTATCCCGCGAGAGCGGCACTAAATTACAAGAGACCCAGATGATGGACCTCGGCACTGCAAAGTTTATAGAGTGCACTAAATATTCTACTACGATCGTGGGTGGACAACAGGATTACGAAGCGATTGAGTCTCGTATTATGAATTTGAAAGCAGTCATTGAGCAGACAGAATCTCTGGAAGAGTGCGAAGCAATCCAAGGTCGTATAACGCGCCTAAACTCAGGAGTAGCAGTCATCCGCGTTGGTGGCTCTACTGAGGTAGAGATGACCGAGAAAAAGCACCGCATTGAAGATGCACTAGAAGCCGTCCGAGCCGCCCAAGAAGAAGGCGTTGTTGCCGGCGGAGGTACCGCGCTGGCCCGGGCAGCCCAAACCATGGTCATCACAACGAAAGGCGATACAGACGAATTCCACCCGGACCAAACATCCGGAATCAATATAGTTATGTCAGCATGTCAGGAGCCCCTGCGCCAGATGGCTCGTAATTCTGGTGAATCACCAGACCTTGTACTAGCTGAGGTTTTAGGAACAAAAGCTCCCCACGGATGGGATTTTAGGAGAGGGGGGATAGTAAACCTTATAGAAAAGGGAATTATAGACCCGGTTAAAGTAACCCGTATTGCTCTCCAAAATGCCGCTAGCTGTGCCGGCACCCTCCTAACAACTAACTTCGGAATTATTCAGAGAGAGGACGATTAAATGCGACAAGGGGACTTAGTACATATTCCACAAGGGGTCACTCTCTTCGGTTTTGATAGCGCAATACTGGACAAGACAGAGAAACCAACAGTGGGAGTATTCCTTGAGGAAACAACTCTTAACGGCTGGCTTAGCGGAACTTATACGATCTATGCTCTCGGCCGAGAAGCAGTCGTGAAAAAAAGACACGTATACCCAATGGGAGAAAATAATGGCCCTAGTTAAATTAACCGAGGTGTGTCACAATAACACACTCACTACACACCAAGATTATACATTACGAGAAGTGTTTGTCAATCCTGAGCACGTCGTTATGATCAGAGAAGAAGCGCGCATGCGTCAGTTAAATGAACAAGGGGCGCTGCCTGCAGATCTAGACGGGACTCATCAGTTCACCAAGCTGACAATTAATCGCGGACACACCGGCACTGAGATAGTAGTAGTTGGCGCCCCATCCATTATCGAAAGCACACTGAACCAACAAAAAACACTTTTGAGAGGATAAAATGAACAAAGAAAGAGTAAATATTCAATATTCAATAGATTTAAATGAATTAGCCGGCGAGGTGGTTAGGCTAATGGCCCGAGCCAGCAGCATAGCCGACGCAGCAGTACAAGCAGAGTTTAGTGATTTGAAGAACATAGATGAGAAGCACGCATTATCACTGCATGCAATCTCTACGGTGGATATAGCCCGCAAGCGCTTGGCAGCTATTGACTATGCGCTGAATGATGTAGCGCAAATTATCAACGGCTATCTCACATTTAAAGTGCAAGAGAACCTCCAGGAACAGGTCGACCAGAGCCCACGCCCACCGGATGTAAGCCCACTGCATGAAGATATGAGGGCGGCTGACGAGGGAACATGATCTCCCCGATCAAAGAACCTACCGCATATAAATGTGTGGAGTATCTTAAAGAAGTGATTCCCCCCGAGAGCGTTGTAGATACCTTCTTGTTTTATTCCGGCCAGCTTGAGTTTGATTTAGCACAATCTAACCGGCTATTGCGATGCCACACAAATCGCTATGTAATCTATGAGTTTTGGTATTGTATGCAGGAAGACCCTGAACGCGTAGCCGAGATTGCCGAATATTTTAGGGAGCGCTCCGACCCTATTTCTTATACCTTTCTACAAAAATCCTGGGCCGGACTGAAAGATCACTACGTACGCGCCGCCATCTTTTTCCTGTTAAACATCTATTCTGAAGATGGATATGTTTCCTCGGGCAAATTGAACCTTCAACAGTATAGCCCAATTATGCTTAATAGAATAAAACAATGCTCCTTCGAAAACATGAGAATCAATTTTTATAAAGATGAAGAGTTCTTTGCGGGAGCTTCTTATATTGAGAAGCCGGAATACCTCGTGTTTCCCATGGGGAAGTTTAACTACAACCTTTTTGAAGAGGGCAAGAGCTATGGGTATGAGTCAACTCCTGTCAATCACACCAACACGAAGCTATCGATAGATGAGTTACAACACAAAACTCTTGTGCTTTACAAATATCACAAAGAGGTTCTTAAATTGTACGATGGCTACAACATAGCCATGATCAATAAATATGGAAAAGTCACCGAGAGTGCCGACCACTGCGAGGATTTAGTAATTGCAAATTTCTGAACTAATACGGGCATGTGCCCTCTTTGCTACGGCCCAGGCTCTGGTATGGTTTCAGCTTTACTCACAGTATATCTGGAATTGGTGGGAAAACCGACCGTTGGTTGCGGCCATCGTGTTTGGGATCCCAGCTAGTCTTTGTTTCTGGTATGGCACACGGATAGCTGTTGCGGCAACTAGTGCTGCATGGTCGGCGAGGCTTCTCGGTTTTGGCATGTCTTACATGACATTCCCGATTTTAACGTGGTGGCTGTTGGGGGAATCAATGTTTACGACCAAGACGATGATCTGCGTAGCTCTGTCTTTTGCCATCCTGTCCGTTCAACTGTTTTGGAAATAAGAAATGTCAAATATTTATTTATTTGATGTAGACGGGACCCTAACCCCCCCTAAAGAAAAGATCCATGGCCCCTTTGCGTGCACTTTTTTAAAATGGGCGAAGGGTAAAGAGATATATATTGTATCAGGGGGTTCCTTTGTGCGCATACTGGACCAACTAGGTACGGATATTGTAAAAGAATGTGCTGGTGTATTTGCTTGCATGGGAAATATTTTTTACCAGAGGCTCGATCAAATTAACCCGTCGGCCTTCGAAGAGTGGCAAATTATTTATGAGAATAAATTTCGCAGACCACGTGGCCTGTATAAAAAGCTAGACAAAATAGTAGAGGAGTCCTCCTACCATACTAAAACAGGTAGCCACTATGAAGAAAGAGTGGGTATGCTAAACTTTTCAATCGTTGGTGCGAATGCCACAGTGCAACAACGCAAAGACTATGTTTCATACGATGGGGAACACCATGAAAGGGAAGAACTGGTCGATAAGCTAACAAAACACTACCCCAGTTTAGATTTTGTTATCGGTGGGGCAGTTAGCATAGACATTTTTAAGGTGGGAGATGACAAATCTCAAATTATAGACAGGTATTTTGACGAAGCCTTAGAACATAATAAGATAATATTTGTCGGAGATCGCATTCCATTCCCCGGTAACGACTGTTCATTAGCAATCGCGCTCCGACAGCATCCCAATGGGAGTGTTCATGAGATAGAAACGTGGCGAGATACAGTAGAACTATTAAAGACTGAGCCTTTTGCGTAGATACTGATAAAAACAACTATTTATAAAGGCGAGGTAAATTAATGGACATTTCTACAGGCAATTGGTTCGAGTATCTTCGAGAAGAAGTTTTAACAGAGGGGCTCCGAGACATCGGGCTCCCCGAACAAGTCATCGACTTTATTGAGAACGCGATGCCGAACGCGCCCGAGAAGTCAAAGATGTACGCTGGCAATCAGTGGAAGCAGTGGGAACTAAACCGCGCCTATTTCTCACGCCCGCAAGATCACTGGGTTCGCTGGATGAAGGACAACTTCAGGGACCAGATTCAAGCGAATATCATACCGGGTCAAGGGGACATGGGCGAGATTGTCGCCCGCACAATCACTCCCTTCTCCACGGGCGACCCCCAACGTAAGCGCGAGATGTACGACGAAGAGACCGTCAAACGAAACAAGATGATTGTCTTTGTTGTACAGAATGTCAAGAACACCATCGGCAAGCCCATGGGCGCCTGGCGCAAGTCATTTATGAAAGCTGTCAAAGCTTTAAGTAAGGCTGGTGTCCCTTCCGAGAAAGTTGAAGTAGTTAAAGATCATCTCGCTGCTACAATAATGTCAGAGTTTCGCCGCTGGTGGAACAATTATGATGAACTATTCTCTTGGCTGAACGACGAGCCAACCAACTATGAGATGATCAAGGGTGAAGATAGCATCGACCAAGCTATGCGCACAGCCGTCGAGGATTTAAACAGCAGAGAAGATCCAGAACAGGTCATCCACCAGTTTGATGACGGCTCGTACTGGTATAACCTCAATGTATCTAACTGTGCCGTTGAAGGCGAGCGCATGGGACATTGTGGCGGCGACACTCGCGGCACACTCATATCCCTCCGCAAGCGCCAAAGCAAGCGCAAAGCCTCCTCATCTTACATCACGATGACTTACGAAGCTGAATCCTATGGTGGTGGTGGCACCCTATATCAGATTAAGGGGCGCAACAACGATGCTCCCCCCGAAGAAATGTGGGACCACATCGACTGGTTCATTAAGAATATGGATATCACATCGGTACAGGAGACAGGCGAACACTCAAACGATTATAGCGGCTTTCAAGAGCTGAATGATTACCTCGCCGCCCGCAACCGAGACGTCAGTTTCACCGGCGCCATCGACGAAGAAGCCATCCAAGAAGCTGTGAATGAGGCTGCCGGCGAGTACGAGGGTGAGAACTCATCGATCGACGGCGAAGTTCAAGGACCAGATGACCACGGCGGCGAAGGCGTATATGTTTATATGACGAGCGACTGCAACATACAGATCGAACTAGGTTGGAAAGGGTTTGTCGAAGAATCCGGCGACTATGTGGCGACACTCAGCGAGAATGACACAACCGAAGACGATCGCTTTAAGAGGATCCCCACTAACAATTGGGGAAGTGAAGCGCGAGATTTTGTAAGCGACATGGAGATAGAGAATGTCGAGTGGGATCTACCCGGTGAAGGTGAGGTTGAGTGGAATGTTAGAATGTTGGAAGGCGTCCATCCTCCCGAATACGAGGGAGACCCGGCCGCCCGCGGCCCACAGACCGCGGTGCTTGAAATTTCGATTCGCAACATGGAACAGGAAGCCGCCGAGAATGAAGATGAAGCTGGACAAAACATGCGATACTTTGGCGAGCAAGTTCAAGAAAACTTCGAAGATGCTTACGAAGAGATCCATGAGAAGATACGCTCCAAACTAGCAGAAGAAGGGTATGCATCCAAGACTCCGTATGATCGTGAGCGCGCCGGCATGAGCGAGATGGATCTTGACAACTGGAAAATCTGGCAAGATGGTCCGAGACTGGAGTTTTGGTTCAGACGCGGAAAGAGGGACGACACTGCAATATTAAACTCTGGCGGTGACATCACCAGCGTCCCAAATGTGATCAAGATGTGGGGATTTGATGAAACGAGAGAAGGACACATGGATGGAATATACCGCAAGATGTTCGGATCGCCTTCGGTGGGGCGCCCACCTCGTATAGAGAACGATGTTCTTAGCCGTAACATGGCGAGAAACTTAGAGAAACTTTACTCTGCGGCCGAAGCGCCCGCATCAGGGCAGCAGCCGCTAGCCCTTGGCGATGAATATGAGGCTCCACCCGCTATGCTCGTATTAGCGAAGGACTCACGCTTTATCATCATGCCGGAGACAACATTAAAGAGGGAGCAATATCCCACCATGTTGCTCAACTGGAAATATGAGATTGGGGTGGGCAGCAAGTCATCGCCTGAAGAAGTTGAAGTTGTCAAAGACATTGTGAAATATTTTAATGAACACCCTGATATGGTGGAGGAAGCAGTAGCGGAAACAATCCGCTCAGCAATGGAAGGAACGGCAGCACTCGCTGACGCTACTAAGAATGATGTTATGTCAGGCAGATGGGCGAGCAACGCCATCCAAAATATCGACAGCCGCTTTGGAGGGGCCGCGGCTTCGGGATCCGATGCGTGGGCAGAGCGGGCAATAATGATTGCTACGTGGATCAAGGAAAACTTCGATCAGATGGGCGAAGTTGAGAAGTGGGTTGCTTGGTTCAAGTTTTTGAAGCCGCTGAAGGAGGGATACTTTAACCTCTCGCGCGACGGAGACATTGAGATGGATGACAACGATAACCTCGGACGCCCAGAGAGTTGGGGAAGGAAAGTTAAAGAACAGATGACGAAACTAGGTACGTGGGATTCCACTGTGAGGGACTATGCAGGCGTTCCAACCCAAGAGCCCATGGTGGGCACGCTGGGAGAGCCGCAGGCTGTAGGAGAGAGTACAGAGCAGCAGATTGATAGGATTGAGAGATTGCTGAGCGAAGCCGATGATTCTTACGACCTACGAATCTATAACATCAAGATAGGCTGTGTTATTGATCGTGATAATGGCGGTTCAGAGTCTGAGACTGCCACAGAGATTCGAGGTGTTGACTCCGTAACCACAGTGCGCCCAATTGCTGCCACCAAGCGCTCGATAACAGCCACATCTGAATATGTGTTGTATGATATTAAGTTTGAATTGTTGGGGTCGGCGAGCAGAGTAGAGTATAGAGACGAAATTCTTCTGCCTCGCATGCGAAGGATCAAAGGGTTAAAGATAATGACAATATCATCTATGCATCGAATAAACCGGAAAGGAACGATTCGCACCGTGCGAGAATCTAAAGTGTTGAAAGAATATGGATTCGGAGCAGCCAGTTCCAACAGCGGGCTAGCGGGACAGCTAGGCTCAGTTGCCGGAAGGAATAATCAGGGAAGCTCCCCCAACATGAAAACGCCGCGGCCAACCTTACAGGCAATTGTAGATGATTGGTCCGAAGGTGGCGTTAAAATATATGATGTTCCGACAGATCACGGCAACAGTGCCCACCACGTGATGATGCCGACTGAAGAATTAATAGGACTGATGGGCGCAATGTTCCGTGGACCCAAGGATATTTTTGATGGTGGATACCAAGACTTTATTGCTAATGGTGCACAAGCGCCTGTATATTTAGCGGTGGGTCAAAATGGCAGAGCAGCCGTAACTGGCAACGAGGATCTTATTTGGTATGCCAAGAAGTCGGGCCTGGAAAACTTGCCCGTATTTATTAGTTATCAAAGGCAAGTCTAGTGTCGAAAGGCGTTATAAAGAAAGCATTAGGTGCCCTAGTCGCCCTAGGCATCCTTGCCTTGTTGGTATTGCTATCCATTCAATCTATAAATGAAGATTTAAGAATATCTAAATCCGATATGGGCATGAGTAACGACCTATCCTATAAAGAAAAAAGGGCAGCGTCAACCTCACGAATGAGCGCTGTTCGTATTGTGTCAATGACTTCGGATGGGAGTGGTATGTCCAGCATGAGTGGCACTTACGTGACGGTGATGGGGCGTTATTACGTGCTTACGGTTATGCACGGCATCGCCGGCCCCTGTGAGCTTACAAAGATTATCGTTGAGGATGTGTATTACGATTGTATTAAATATATTACCGTAGATTCGCTCCACGACTACGCAATCATGGAGGTTGAAAAGATTTTTTCGCGCCACCCCATCAGTATTATTCTTGACACCCCTTTAATTCAATCGTCCTCGGGGCGCCACTCATCTGTCTTGGCAAACGTCTATTACACAGGGTTCCCAAATGCGATGGGACCTTTCACGGTGAGGGGGCACATTATGGGCTATGATGCTTTCGGGAGCAAAAATATCTATATACTTTCATACGCCTGGATGGGCGCCTCTGGTTCTGGCGTTTTTAACGAGGATGCAAAACTTATAGGATACGTCATCGCGCTAGATGTAGGAAAAACAGAGGACGGGGTTCAGGTCTTGGAAAATGTTGTAATGGTGGGCTCCTCCAAAAATATTAATTGGTCTCCGCTCTTTAAAGAGTTTTACGAATAAGGTATAATAACAATGAAAACTGCAAAAGATGAAAAGTGTGTGTTTAAAGCACTCTTTGAAAAAATGGAAAAACTAGATCGCGATATGCGCGATGTTAAAGAAACGCTATTACGATTAAAGGAACAAATCTTAAATCCCGATGACTTGGCCCAATTACAGACAGAGTATGAGTTATTTACCACAGGAGAAAATACCGATGACCACTGAACCAGATATAACCCATTTAGAGTTGGCTACTGAGCCAGAGGATCTAAAGCCCAAACCACCCCCTCGCCTGGCGCCGAGAGGAATAAGAACCTTTACCGTGTGTCGCCAGAGTGACGAAACCGGAGTATCAGGCGAAGGTGTTGTAATCGAAGGGGTGTCGTTGGCCTCTGGCCACTGTATCATCCATTGGCTGTTTCCGCCCCCACGCGGCGGCATTGCTATTTTTGATTCGTTAGATGATTTTTTGAAGGTGCACGTTAAACCTCACCCAACCAACAAAACTATCATCACTTTTGAGGATGGCGAACAGAATACTTACGAGGGAGGATAGTATAGATGAGTTATAAATTCACACGCGAAACCCACACCTTCGAAGAAATGGGCCCAGACCCCACAACCCTTACAAATGATACCGGTGGTGGTGATGTGGTTACATTTGGGACGGGTAACTTGACGTCAGGCAAGATATACTATCTTTCCTCTGGGGGAGCCTGGACCGAAACAGACGCAGATGCCATTGCTTCAAGTGATGGATTGCTTGGGATCGCTCTGGGGGCTGCCCCCGCTGACGGACTTCTTCTGCGTGGGTTTTTTGATGCGGCAACCTATCTCTCAAACTTCATATCAGGTCTGCCTGTATATCTTTCCGCCACCGCTGCATCCATGGACACAACTCAACCTGCAGGCGCCGGCGATGTTGTTAGGTGCGTGGGTTACTGCACAGACACCGCCAACGTCATTTATTTTAACCCGAGCGCCACAACAATAGAGTTGTCGTAATGGCAATCAACAAAGTCAACGGAATCTTATTCTCCGATATCAGCAAAGTTCAAAATGTTGACGACACAGATATTGATAAGATAAATGGACTAGCCGCCGGAGAAGCCGCACCAGCAGAGCACAGCCCTCTGTGGGTTGCAGTTGGAAGTAATAAACTCGCCTACTCAACAAACGGCACAGACTGGACAGACCTTACCATGACCGGAGTATCCGCCCTTAAAGATCTTACATTTGGCAAGAACTCTAGCGGCACGGACGCATGGTATGGGTGTTCAACTACCGACTCGAAAGGGTTTGCCTATACCACAGATGTTACAGATGCCGATTCGTGGTCGACAGTCAATCCTCCCGGTACTGGCGGCGGCACCGCAATAGAGTATAGTGTCAACGGAACAATAATAATGGGCAGAGAACATGAGAACTACTCAATACGTCGCTCTACGGACTACGGAATTACCTGGGTTAATTCAACTATTGGTAACATTCCGGGCAATGCGCCCAAGGCGACAGATTCTTTAGCGACAAATGGGGAAGGTGTATGGCTAGCAGGTATGGGAACACTTGGCGTCATTTTGAAGTCTTTTGATGACGGCATTAACTGGTATAAGTCTGCTGATCTTGGAAGCGACCAACACATTGGTTTGGAATACGCGAACGGCGCATGGGTAGCCACCGAGAAAAGCAAAACAATTAACGTTTGTACCTCAGTAGCAGAAAGTAATATCACAGACACTTGGACACAAGTAGACCCCCCAACCACTAAAACCGGAGATTCAATAGCCCATATCACCGGCAGTACATGGATGGTTGGTGGTGGGAGAAGGAAGATGTGGAAGAGCACTGATAATGCAGCATCTTGGGTTCAAGTAACAAGTCTTACTAACTACGGAGGGAGCACATCCACTAATAACAATGCCTACTCGCTGGCATCAGACGGCACGAGCGTCATCGCTACCGGTAGAGAGGGGTATATTAACATATCAACAGATCTTGGGGAAACATGGACAACTGTTCACACTATGCCAGGCAATCAGCATATGGTATCGGTTGAATACAACAAGGTTAAGCCTTTTTAACATAAAGGAAACTATTTATAAACATGGACAAGTGGTTTAAATTACTACAAGAAGATCGCCGCGACCGACGACCTCGGCCCGAACCGACACCTTTTAAGAGCGATGCTCAAAAAAGATATAAGGCACAACGCCGCAAAAATGACATATATTCAACCTCGGGCGGCCACAAAAACTTATCCAGCGGAGAACCCTATAACAACAAAACAAAAAGAGCTGGCACTGATAGATTGCGTTTTGAAGAAGTGGAAGAAGAAACATTTGAGATGAACACCACCCTCAAACCGGAAATATGGAAGGGACTGACGCTAAACCCCAAAGTAGCAGATAAGCTTTTAGGGATTGCAGAAGATTTTTTAGAAAACTTAGAAATTGAGGTAGATATGCTTGATTTGCGAATTACAGGTAGCCTGGCAAACTTTAACTGGTCTAGATATTCAGATGTGGATTTGCATATAGTTGTAGACTTCGCCACTGTCGATGAGGACTTAATTTTGGTTAAAGCATACTTCGACGCAGCCAGAGCAAAATGGAACGATCTACACAGCATTACTATCAAGGGACATGAAGTGGAAATCTATGTAGAAAATGCGAATGAAGAACACGTATCTTCTGGCATCTATTCTATTTTGGGAGAGCGTTGGATTGTAGAGCCTACACGACAAGAGGTAGAAATCGACTTCGCTCAAGCCCGCAAGAAAAGCGATAGTATCCAAACACGCACGGCTTTAATCGGATATCAAGTGGAGGCTGGAGACTATAAGGGCGCCCTAACCGCCATAGATAGAGTTAAAAGTAAAATACGGCGCATGCGAGCGGCAGGTTTGGCCAGTCCACAGCGCGAGTTCTCCCCCGAGAACATAGCATTTAAGATTCTCAGACGAGAGGAAATTCTTAAACAGTTGAATGACTTAAAGTATAATGCATATGATAATATGATGAGTATTAAAGAAAGGAGAGAATGTGAAGTTTGAAGAGATTTCGGAAACACAAAAAGTAACTCCTGGCGAGTACGTCTTGCATGAGCCCACAAAGCAGATTGTAATGTGTGGTGCTTTTAACCGCGAAGCTGATTTCATTCGAGCAATTGGGATGGGCAGGTCACTTAAGGATAAAATATCAAACTTTAAAAAGATAAAGCTCACTGAAGAAGAAAGGCAGGATAGAAAAGTTAGTCGTTGTAAGGGGTGTGGATAATGTTTTGGACTGAGGGTTTTTTTAATTCAGGACCGTTTGCCAGCGCGAGCATCGACAGCCAAAATTTTGCGGACGGACTATACTTCGCTCATCTGTTTCAATCTTCTTTGGAACAACGCACCCTGATTGAAGAAGCTCACTTGACCGCCACGATGAATAATGATTTAGAATTAGCACTTAAAAAGAAAACTGAATTAGATTATTTAGATGGTGTATTCAGACTAACAATGGAAATACACAAATCTGACGGTGGATTAGATTCTTGACCAAGCTATACATTTATTGTTTATTTGAACAAGACGATATTTTTCACGGAGTTTATTCTTCGTTAAAAAGTGCCCACCGCGATGCGCTAAAGATGGCCAACAAAGGACCAACCGGGGTGTATATTAAATATTCTGGCGAATATTTAGCACCCACGCTGCCGATCTTGAAAAAGATTTTTAACGGAGAGATAGACATAAAAGTTGAATACATTTCTTCAGCCGCCAGGGCCACCATTATTAAAACAAAACTAAAAGAGTAAGATGGAAATTTATGTAATATACGGAATCACAGATTGTCCCGCATGTCTCCGCGCATGCGCGGATTTAATGGATTGTGAGAAAGAATATGTTTTTGTAGAAACTGATTTTTCTAAAACATACCGGACTTCCCTTAAAAAAGAATTTGAGTGGGAGAGTTTTCCGATGATAGTGAAAGCGACCGAGGACACAGAGGAGTTCATCGGTGGCTATGATGATTTGTGTCATATTTTAGAAAAGGAATCAAGCGCCCCCACGTGAAGCCTATAAATTGAACATCGGCTCTTCACAAAATAATCATTAGAATAGTTACTATGTGGAATTTAAACGCGGAAATTTGATACGGTGGGTGGTGGATCATAATGCATATGAAGCCTCCGACGACGTTTTAAGGGGTATCAGCCCTAATTATAGACATGGGATTGTCATGGAAGTATCGAATAAAGATCCAACTGCCGTGATGGTTTTTTGTTATGATTGCAAAAAGAAAAGGGAGGGCAATTGGATGATACTCGATGCGGCACACGATAGACTTGAAATTTTGAGTGGTGAATCCGATGGCTAATTTATTTTTCAAGAAAGAAAAGTCCCCCAAACAAGAGGCAATAAACGCACTTCTGTTAATGATCTCCAATTATTATGACGGGCGCTATGAAGTGTTGGCGACATCAGATGATGGAGGGGCTATGTTGGAAGTACAGATAGAGGTGCCTGATGTTTCTGGACACTTATCTACCCAAGCACCAACATTTCCTTTTTTTGATATTTGGCCTATTTGGATGGGCTGGCGTGTGGTGATAGCTAAAGTACCGCCGGGGTACATCGATGCAATAACCTTGGCAGCAGAGTCAGATTATTAACATCCCTCTGACAACATATGCTTGACTTTTTTCTTGAGTTGGGTTATATTTATAACATAGAGAGAAGATTATGTCAATGGAACAAAAAATTACTGAAACTCTTTCAAGGTCGGTCTGCGGTGGATGGGATCGTGGCTTTTTAGAATCTATCCTTGACCAACTTGCCAAGGGTCGCAACCTATCAATCAAACAAAAACAAAGCATAGGCAAAGTATTGGCGCGTAACGGCGATGACGCGCAGGGAGTTCACGACAACTGGCAAACTGAATATATTAAGAAATATAAAAAAGATGGAATCGTGCTGGCCACATATCATTCCCGGCAGCCTTATTATAAGCCAATGGCCGCAGACATTTTAGCAGACAAAGTGCCGGAGTATAAAAAGTTTCTCCGCATGTATAATAATAAGTATTCCCGCAAGGTTCTTGCAGCCCACACACAGGCGCCACGTTATGCGGTAAGCACCCATATACAGGGGAGAACCAATCTGAATGCCTACAAAGACATTGAGATAGATAGTGTAGCGTGGACTACTCAATCGGCCGTCGTGGAAAAGTTCAAAAAGCATGGCGGGTTCATAATGGAGATTCGCCCTGAAATATATTCTCATGCCAAGGGTTCTAAACGATACAAGATTTTACCCATAGGCGCTACAATACCTCTTATTATTGAGGAACGACACCTGAAACTACATCGTAAGACCAAATAGGAAGCTATTTATGGTGTGTATCCTCCACGCTTTCAATCCGGTACTTTCGTTCGATGTGTCTATGACTTCATGGATTTTTATACCTATATTTATGACGATGTTGACGCGACAGATTACACTCACTACGGTCTTGTGATCCGCGCCGACCCCGAGTTTTTAGATTTTATGGATGAATATGTTTATGAGGTTTTGTGTGTGGACGGGATTAAGAGGCATTTTATGGAGTCAGAAATCGTAGAAGTTATGTAAGTTTGCACTTGACAGGGCGTGCGTAATGCGATATACTTTATATAGGAAGGGCTGATTGGTGGAACGGTATACACAGGAGACTTAAAATCTCCCGCCCGTTCGGGCTTGCGGGTTCGAGTCCCGCATCAGCTACCATTTAGGAGGTAAAATGAAAAGCATTTTCAAATATGGGATAATCGTTATTTTAATCTATTTTGGGGTCAACTGGGTTGCAGATAATCCGAAGTCAATGCACCAGTTTCGCAAGATAATGAATGGCTGGGTAGCTACCGGCGCAGAAAAGGCTTCGGAAGTGTTTGACGGGATAAAAACGAGTGCCTCACAATCTCTTGACAAATAAAATCTTGCTTTTTTCATAGCAGGGTGCTATATTATATACATCCAAGGAGAGCAAAATGGATTTTAGTATTGGTGATATTGTGAAACATATTGAAGCTGGCAAGATTGGCACGGTAAGGCTGATCGACGGTGTGGCTGTCTGGGTATACTGGGGGTGCGGGTCGCTCGATCACACCAACTATATGCAGCTTGAAATACTTGACACGGCTGTATGATAAGAGTAGGCGATCTGGTAAAATACATTCCGAGTCCCTCTGCCACATTTAAGTGGGAGAGGTACACGGATGCGTATAAAGCCCTTCCTGGCGTGATTCTACGCGAAGTGAAAGCCAAGGGCACCACTACGCGCCGATTTGAGATACGCTGGCACGACGGCCAGCTATCAGAAGAATGGATAAGTTTTCTGGAACCCTTTGACAACTCTTTGACTTGACTTGGGGCGGTTTCGGTGTTATATTATAAGAGTAAGGAGAGGAAGAAATGAGCCCTGAAGAAATGAAAGCGCGCCCCGTGCGATTTATCGTCGCTGGTGATATGGTACACGAAAATATAGGAACCTTTGGCGAATGGATCGGGCTCGTCATTGATGTTGATCAGCGTACAGGGACAGCCAAGATTCTCAGGCGAGGGAAAATCATCGAAAGAAGTGATCACGGTCGCTGGAATGTTGTTTAGACTCTTGACAATCACTTGACAGGATTGCCCTTGCTACCTGTGTCCCACTATGTTATATTATAGGTATAGAAAGGAGAAAACATGATCGAAGTTGGAAGTATTGTAGAGAGCATCGGCTTTGTGCAAGGGCACAACAAGTCAAACCACGGGCTTGTCATTAGCCTGATGGCAGACGGCAAGATCGCTCGCGTGTTCTGGATGGCTACGCAGCAGAGCGGCTTTTGCTCAGTTAAAGATTTGAAGGTGATAACATGAAAGTTTGGGTTATGCAAGGAAGCTATGAAGGCGAGTTGTTTAGCAGCGTACACCTGACTCAGAAAGGTTGCGCCATGGCGTGTATTGCTGATATAATGGAGTTCTTGGATATTGACGACGAAGCATCGATGCTCGATGCGATACAAGACAGACAGGTATACGAGGCTCCCGTTGGAGAAAAAGACGATATTGCGAAGCCTATTGAGTGGGACCAAGAGAAACTGAAAGAAATGACGAGCGAGCAGCTTTGGAAGATTTTTGCTGAGTGGTCCGAGATCAGTTGGGATCGAATGGCAGATCGTAGCTATAATCTCGACGCAAATCCTGTGGAGATTCAAGCATGATGAACATTTGGGTAGTACGACAGACATGCACAATGGAACACGACACCTATCTCTCCACGCATATAACGGAGAAAGGCGCGCTGATCACCGCCATTAAAATAGTGCGTGAGGATCTGACAGACGGATTCGATGAGGATGAGCTTGAAGATATGCGATCAGGCATGCCCCACCATCCCGAAGAAGATTTGATGCAGTACGACAGCAAACAACTACGGGGCATTGTTAACGACTGGTGGGAGTATGGCTTTGATATGAATGAACACGTACAATACCAGATACATCAAACACAGGTGGTAGGATGACAGCACTTAAAGTTTTTATTTTGGTGGGAACGATAGATTCTCACGATGGTCAGTTTGCGACAGTCGAACTTAATCTAAATCCAGCAACGAATGGTGGCCCCGCGATGGCGGTGCTGCCCGTGTCTGCGTTTCCATGCGAGATCAAGGAAGGGAAAGTGTTTTATGTAGTTAAACTTTCCGAGCTGGAAGATGCTGTTATCATTTGCCAAAAGGAGAAGCCTGATGAAAGTAGGTGATCTGGTAAGGTTTGAAAGTATTTTGAACGATGACATGGATCGCTATACTGCGGAGCATGGTTTGGTGGTGAAGATGTCTAAGACTGGACACGATACAGAGTCAGCACAGGTGTTGTTTAGCAACGGAGAAACTGGATGGCTTGATACTCAAAGATTGGTGGTGATAAATGAAAGTAGGTGACTTAGTTAAACTTCCGTCCTCGCGTGGAGCATCGTTCCGCGCTGGGCTTATTGTTGATTTTGTTGAAAAGAAATGCTGGCGCACAGAAGAACTTGGCATCAAGGTAGACTGGCGCAAGATCGATCCAGAGCCTCACGCGGTTGTGTTGATTAACGGTAACCGCCGGACCATTCCGTTGACAGACTTGGAACCTATTGATGAAAGCTAGCGGCGCCCCCAGCATCGGTGATCTTGTTGTCGCACTCTACGATGTGGAGCGCGACATTTCTTGCGTTGGGTTGGTGATGGAGACTAAGGGAATCGAATGTAATGTTCGGTGGTTATCCGCAAGTTATCCTATCGGATGGTGGCAGCGTTCAGCCCTAAAAGTTATCAGCCCAAGCGGGAAGACCAAAAAAGTTTAACGCACTTAACAATCACTTGACAACTTAGAGGTTGACTAACACCCGTTTGGGTGCTATATTATAGGTATAGAAAGGAAGAAATATATGAAAGTCGGTGACCTTGTGATGTTTGAAAGTGACGTTCCCAAATCCCAGCGGTTCTGGACTGGCGAATATGTCAGAACAGGCGTTGTTGTTGCTGAGCTACCCGGTGATCATATTGAAGCACCAGCCGTCTCAGTATTGTGGGCATCTGGCGAGATTGTGGAAAGAGTTCCTCCCCGGATTCTGGAGGTTATCAGTGAAAGTCGGTGATTTGGTAAGAGACGTTGAAGGCAAATACATCGGCATAGTTTCGCACATTGATCCTGAAGAAATCGGTGATGATGATGCGGTTATGGTTGTGTGGCTCGATGGTGATGCTTCTTGGCATACAGCAGAGTTTTTGGAGAGATTAAATGAAAATAGGTGATTTGGTAGAATCCCCCCATCATATGATTCGGGGCATTGTCACGGAAGTAGGCGATGGTGACGATAACTATAATAACGGCCCAGCCGTGCGCGTCAAATGGCTTGACGGCGACGATTCGATAGAGTGGGCAGAGTATTTGAGGGTGATCAGTGAAGGTCGGTGATCTGGTGAGAAGCCTTAAATCTGAGGGTGGCATGTTGGGTATTATAGTTGGATGGCATCGCCACAACCGTGAGGCGCGCCCAATAGTCCGATGGAATGACGGCAGAATCAGTTGGGTGATGCCACATTTAGTCAAGGTAATGTGTCCAGTATTATGAAAGTAGGCGATCTGGTAAAGGTGGGACCACCATCGCGCCCTTTTATCACCCATCCATTTTTCGTGAGCATCGTGTTGGAAGTCAACAAGAGCGAAAACCATCCGAATGGTTTGGGGTTAGTTAAAGTGTTGGAAGCCGGCCAAGAAGCGTGGTATCCCATTGGATGCATCGAGTTGATAAATGAAAGTCGGTGATCTGGTTAAACTAAAGTGGCGAGGAAATGGTCACCCCAAGATTGGTGTGATTGTTGGTAGTTTTCAAGGTGACCTGGACTGTGAAGAATATAAAGTTTTATGGGATTGCCCGGAGTGGTCGATGGGCATGTGGAAAGAGCGTGAGTTGGTGGTGATCAGTGAAAATAGGTGATCTGGTCGAGATTGAAAAGTGGTGCAAGAACAAGTTTAGGAAAGCTATTGTTGTTCGGGTCGAAGAATGGGATCGCGAAGGCGCATGGATTAAGTATCTCGATGGCGGCCATGGCACAAGTGACAGCGGCTATGCCATGAAACGAAACTTGAAGGTGATCAGTGAAAGTAGGTGATTTGATTAAACATAGGCATGCCGAGTGGCACACAGGCATAGTCACAAAGGTTAGCCGTGACGGACCACCGGGCTTGGTGTATGTAGAGGCTTTGTGGAGTGGCGACTGGCTTAATGAACGGAGCATAGAACAACAATATCTTGAGGTGATCAGTGAAGGTCGGTGATCTGGTTCGCGTAAATGCTCCCGTGGTGTATATCGGTATGGTTATGGTTACTAATGTGAAAGGTGGCGCTCTTGTGCGCTCGCTTGATGGCAACTATGAGTATTGGATATATGACTGGAGCGGGGAGGTTATCAGTGAAAGTCGGTGATCTCATATCGTTCAAGCCAAAATCGTTCGGTGATGATGACTGGTCTAACCCCGGCATTGTACTCGACAGCTATGAGCATGATGATCGGCAAACTGGAGGCTGGAAAGACTTGATATGGATTGTATGGATCGATGGTTATAAATGTATGGTCAACCAAAGAAACGATGATGTGGTTTACTTGACAGGTTCTTGACTTGACATTGGGGCAAATGGGTGTTATATTATAGGTATGAAGAAGAAAAAGACCAACACCCCGAAGCGCCGCAACTGGATCGCAGTCGCCGCACATTTTCGGCTCGCCGGAGCGATGAAGGATCGCAAGAAGGCAGCGAACAAAAAGGCATGCCGAGGAAAGGTGCGAGTATGAAAATCGGTGATCTGGTGCGTATGCAAGCGAATGGAACGATATGGTTAGTTATGTGTGTTGTCGGTGACGATGCACTGTTACATAATATGAAGACCAACTATCGAATGTGGGCGACTTGGAACCTCACACACGATAGACTCAACTATGAAGTGATGAGCGCAGCATGAAAGTCGGTGATTTGGTAAAGAGTCGTTACGCAAGGTTTGAACTCGCTGGAGTGATGGGGGTTATCGTCAAAAATACACCCGAGTATTCCACAACCCAATATCAGGTTTTGGTGGGTGGTCGCATACGATCCTTTGCGGCGAGGCATTTGGAGGTTATCAATGAAAGTCGGTGATTTGGTAACATTGTCAACATATTCGTTATGTTCAGAACCGATGTGGACATGGAAGAACAAGATTTGGGATGGTAAAAAGTCCCTTGTGGGGCTGGTTGTGTGTGTGAAAAATAACCCACGTATCAGGCCATGGACATCTAAGAATGAAAGCACATTTTATTATATTAACTGGATGCAGAAAGATGGTCCTGCGAGCCGATTCGGAACAACAATCTATCACGGCAGCGCGTCTGGATATTTCCTGCGTAAAGATTTGAAGTTTGTGAAGTGAACAAAAAGGAGATAAAGATGCAAGTAAATGAGTTTTTTAATACAGTTGGTTCCAACAGGAACCGACAGGTTGTGTGTGCTGATGGGTTCACCATGAGTGTGCAAGCGTTCGATGGTGGGTACTGCACACCGCGCATCAACGACGCAGACAAGTATGAAGAAGTTGAGGTAGGCTACCCGAGCGAGCGCGAGGAACTACTGATGAACTGGGCAGAAGAACCCGACAAGCCGACACAAACGGTTTACGGATACGTGCCGGTTCAAGTGGTGACGAATGTGCTGGCAAAGCACGGCGGCATTGTTGACGGCGAGATCCCCAAGGGTGTTGCCCCAATCCCAGCAAACTTTATGGTTGACGAATAGTTGACAACTTAGGCGTTGACAGTGGCGCTATGCTTTGCTATATTATAGGTATAGAAAGGAAAAAACTATGACCGAGCAACGACACCCAATCCACGCCGTAGGATCTTTGGTGCGGCACAAGAACCTTCCTGACAACCCTCTTGCGCTTGTTATAGACCATGCGCCTTGTTCAGATGGTAGCGGGATCATCGTCAGAGTGCTAAAGCCATCAAGGGGCAATCCAAGCGGTGAGTTTGTCACAGTATCTATCAGATGGGAACTTGTTTCTTCGTCCTGACATTCACTTGACAAGAAATGGCTTGCACTAATAGCCATCCCGGTTATATTATAAGAGTAAGGAGAAAATATGGGTTATCGTTCCGAAGTTGTTTTGTATGTGGGTCCAGAAGTGATGCCACAGTTTATGGTCGCGATGGCCAAGTCCCAAGCCGCCCGAGAGTTGTGCTTTGGCGATGCCGATCAGATGGTCAAAGATTATGGTGACGTTAAAGGTTCGTTCCTATTTAAGTGGGGATGGCTCAAATGGTACGATAGCTTCCCTTGTGTGAACGCCATCGAGGACTTTATGGATTGGTGCGACGGCGAGAAAGTTCCCACAGGCGAGAAAGACGAGGAAGGGAAAGATAAGACAGACCACGCCACCGAGTTTTTCAAGTTTATTCGCATTGGCGCAGAAATGGATGACAATGAGCAGCGAGGCGATGCGTTTTGGGGTGACATTTATATCAACCGGAGCATTGAGTTTTAAGTTTGAGGAAAGGGACCATAGCTCAACTGGCAGAGCAAAAGGCTTTTAACCTTTAGGTTCTGGGTTCGATTCCCAGTGGTCCCACCATTATCACAGGCTCTTAGCTCAGTTGGTCAGAGCATTCCGCTCATAACGGATCGGTCGTCGGTTCAAGTCCGACAGAGCCTACCACTTTTATAATAGGAGAGAAAATGATTTACACAGTCATTTATGAAGAAGAAAACACAGGAAATATGGGGACTTTTACTTTCGCGGCTCAGAGGCATGACAAAAACTATGCATGGGCTGAGTTTGTTGAAAAGTATGCAGAGAAAGGGCAAGAACCGATTGCTATAATGCCCGGTCAAAGCCTCGTATATTTTATACCTGACATTTCGTTTGCAAACGTGGCTTGACTTCGACAAGCGCCTGAGTTATAATATAGTTATGCTTCGGTAGCTCAGCTGGATAGAGCATCGGCCTTCTAAGCCGAGGGTCATAGGTTCAAGTCCTATCCGAAGTGCCACTCACAAACAACAAAAGGAAACAAAATGTCGTATCACGATGGCTATATTAAACCAGGCTCCACAGGTATATCCGTGGTCAATCCTCTCCATGAGGTGCAGCTTAAACTCGATAAGATCACACAGTTGGTCAGTGAGTCGTCTACCGCTGAACATGAAGATGCCGGCGTTATTAGTATCGAGCACCTTAGAATGATACTGACACTTCAAAACATTCTCGACGGCACCGACGACGAGAAAGATGTAAAGTAAATGTTAGTCCCCTTGACGCGCCCCCACATAGGGGTTATATTTATAGAGTAGGGCAAGATCCCGCGATTTTTTCTCGCCATTTTTTCTTACCAAAAATCTCTTTTCCCAACGCACAGAAAGCACAATGAAAATGACACTCGTAGTAGACACGGACGACCCGAAAGGGATTGATCACGCATGGGAAATGATTGCCATTCTTCAAAAGAAGGCTGGTCGGAACCCAACTGCGATTCGGTATACTAAAGAGTTTGGAAAGATTGAATACATTAAGTCCCTCCGCAAGTACGTGCGCGAACAGGCAGATGCACTTAAAGATGCCGACGACGATACCGTGGGTGATATTAAGGACATGCAGAGCCTTCGCAATACCAAGCAGTTTGCTGACCGTATTTTCAATGGTGAAAAATGAAAGTTGGTGATCTGGTGACATTTGAGTTTAACCCTGATAACATCGCGTCGTTGGGTATCGTTACTTGTATCGATCCCGAAGAAATCGGTGATGCAAATGAAGTCGAAGTTTTATGGAACGATGGCGATTCACGGAACCACTCAACAATCCATCTGGAGCTATTAAGTGAAGGTTAAAGTTGGCGATCTGGTGAGAATGAAGGACACTATGTATGATAGTGATCTTGTCGGCATCGTTGTTGACAGGGACCATCATCCTAACTCTACCCAAATAGGTATAAAATGGTTTGGAGGTTCAGGCAAAGTTGACTGGGAGCCCGAGCCATGGTTGGAGGTTGTCAGTGAAAGTCGGTGATCTGGTGTTTGATAGATACCATAAAAAATACAGCATCGTTGTGGATGTGTGGGGCAGCAAGAAAACGGGGAGGTTCGTTAAACTTAACCAGGGATACAAAGTATCTGCCGAATATATGAGGGTTGTTAGTTCTTAACAATCTCTTGACGGGAAAAACTTGCGTTAACCGCTGCGCGGTGTTATAATATATATATGAAAGTTGGTGATCTGGTAAAACTCAAACATCAAGGTAATGGCCACCCACGTATCGGTATCGTTAAAAGCGTGTCGGTGCGTTCTCTTGAAGAAAGGGTATGCACGTGTATGTGGGATAAGCCATTGTGGGATTACGTTCAGTATAATGAAGGCGAGTTGGAGGTTGTTAGTGAAAGTAGGTGATCTGGTGAGATACAAAGGCATTTTAGGCATTGTTACTGCGCCTTGCATAAAGCGATGGGCTAAATCTGGTGATGTGTGGGTGCTGTGGAACAACAGGAGCAAGCCCATCGTGGAGTGCAGCGGCTTTATGGAGTTGGTAAATGCAAGTCGGTGACTTAGTTAAACATTTTCTGACCGAGCAGATCGGCGTCATAGTTTTTATCTCGCAACATAACGGGCTTCCGATCCGTGTGCTGTGGACAACGCAGGGCGATTCCCTGTTCGGTCCCGGCAACAAAGAATGGTGTGGAGAGAATCAGTTGGATCTCTTGACAACTGCTTGACAGCATTTACCTTGACCGAAAGGGGTTTGGGGGTTATATTTATAGGGTAAGGAGAAGAAATCAATGGCTCGCGTAACTCTCGGTGATCGACTTGAAGTGCTGGCATCCAGCCCACACCTTTCTAACCGGGATCGTGTGTTCGCTGCGTCCCTGCTCGCCCACTATCAAAAGCGCCGATCACTTACATCGGGTCGCCGCGTGTGGGTTGATCGTCTGGAAGCCATGGCCGAGGAAATCAAGAACCGCGATCCGAGCGAGTACGAATCCCTTGTTATTGAGATTGAAGATATGATGACTCGCGTTGAGTCTGATGGGTGGTCTGCTGATTTTCTGGCAAGTATCCGCGATCAAGCCAAGCGTGTCGGCGCTCGACTGAGCACCCGTCAACAGGAAATCTTTGACAAGATCAAGAGCGAGAACACGCCCGAAATGGTGGAGCGTCGTGGTCGCTGGGCGCAGGAATACCGCACCCACCACCTTGAAACCGCTACCGTCCTCGCCAACTACTATTTGCAGACCGGATACTGGACGCATATGGCTCGCGATATTATCGAGCATGATGACTACGTGCCACCAATGGACAAGTTTCAAAAGATGAGCCAAAACAAGTTTGCCGCAAAGGTGCTGGCTGCATGGCGAGCAGACCCGAAGTATCCCGTGGGAACGTCGGTGATTGAACGTCGCAATCAACCGCATCGTCTACAAAAGGGTGGAATGGTCCTCTCGACCACTGAGCCCATCGTTAATGCGGCTGCGGGCTCCAAGCGTTATCTTGTTCTCCCCTACGGTAGCACCGTGCCCGTAAGCGTCGAAGAAAGGTGCGTTAAACTTTTCCGGGGCCGCGGCAGGGCCAAAAGCCCGGCCAAAATATAAGTCAACCCTTGACAATCACCTAACAACTCAATACTTGACAAACACCCCATCCGGTGCTATATTATAGGTATAGAAAGGAAAAACATTATGTCATGGTCTGGAACCGTAACCTGCTCTCACTGCTACACAACAGGACACAACAGGCGCAAATGCCCTGACTATACTGCGATGGTGCTGCGTCGTTATAAGGACAATCTGGGCTATGCAGAGGACAAAGACGGCGACATCGATCACTACACCCGCACTGCCGAGCGGTATCGCCTTGAATACATGAAGCGCACCAAGATCGATCCCGCCACTGGCGAGAAGGTGAAGAACAAGACTGCGAAAGCCGAGCGCATGAAGAAGGTAACCTGTGGTTACTGCCAAGAGACAGGACACACCCGCCGTATCTGTGAAGTTGTGAAGCGCGATAAGCTGGTATTCATCGAGGAATCGCGCCGCGTCCGTGTTGGTGTGCTGGCAGATGCCCGCGAGACTGGGATCGGTGTGGGCTCAATGATCCCTATCCGCACACACGGTTATAATAGCTCTGGTGAGTGGGGAACACACACATCGCTGCGCTACGTTAAAAGTGTAGACTGGTACACAGTTACCTCCGGCAGCGCCGGTCTGTGGGTTCATCACATCGTGGCAAGCAAGTTAGCATCGGCTAACCAAAGTCGCTGGACTTCTCGCGACAAGATCGTGAAGATGCAGGAAAACTTTAAGGAAGCATGTAACTATGCGGAAGGCATGAGCCAATCCGAGCCTACTGCTTCGCTCATCCCATCGCTTGATCCGCCTGATGGCTGGCTGGACTGCGCGCCGTCTACCATCGACGTTGCCTCTGCCTTCCCTACCACGGGTAACAGGCACAACAAGCAACGTGGCCACAGCTATGCATGGCCGAGTGGCGTGACGGCGGAAGTGATCCGCGATCTCGGACTTGAAGAACACTGGGAAGGTCGTTTTTAGACTTAACATTCCCTTGACAGCCCTCGCCTTGACTTATGGGCAAAAGGTGGTTATATTATAAGGGTAGGAAAGAGAAAGAAAAGTTGTCATCCGATAACAAAAACCTCTGACATTTACCTGACACCAAAATACTTGACGTAAAGACCTTACTGTGTTATATTTATAGAGTAAGGCAAAGAAACAACAACCCTCCCAACTTGGAGCAAACATCATGGCTATCGACTTCGCAACATTTCTCGCTGTCGCCCCTCACGTACTCAACTCACGGCTTCCCGTGCTTATCCGTGGTCGCCACGGTGTCGGCAAGTCCGAAGTGGTCTACCAGATCGCAGAGACTCGCGAGCTTCCGATTGTGGAGCGCCGCGCATCGCAGATGACCGAGGGTGATCTTTTGGGTCTGCCCGATACGGCGGATACCGCGATCAATGGTCGCAAATGTACCACGTGGAACGCCCCTGATTGGCTTGTAACAGCCTGTGAGCAGCCCGTGTTGCTGTTCTTGGACGAGGTTGACCGTGCGACTCAAGAGGTCCGTCAAGGGCTGTTTGAGTTGACTGATAGCCGCAAGATCAACGGTTGGCATCTGCACCCTGAGACTCTGATCGTCGCTGCCGTCAATGGTGGCGAGCATGGCGCGCAGTACCAAGTCGGTGAAATGGACCCGGCAGAACTTGACCGTTGGACCGTGTTCGATGTTGAACCTTCAACCGAAGATTGGCTCAAGTGGGCAAATGGCCGGATTCCCTCCGTTGTGTGGGACTTCATTAACCATAACCGGAAGCATCTGGAGCATGAGGGTGATTTTGAGCCTAACAAGGTTTATCCTTCTCGCCGCTCATGGGCGCGTTATAGCGATACCGCTGCGTCCGTTGGCGTGTTCGATGAGGATGGCGATCGCGATATGCTGTTCAACCTTGCGACTGCGTTCCTTGGTTTTGAGGCGGCTGTGTCCCTTCGTGACTTTGTTGAAAAGTACGAATGGCAAGTAACCATCGAGGATATTCTTGATGCCGGCGATCTCTCCAAGTGTGAGAAGTGGGGTATCAATGACCACGCTGCCATGATTGAGAAGTTTGAGGCATCCGGTGTATTCAAGGAAGATCTGGCCGAGAGCCAGATCACCAACCTCGCAGAATACTTTGTTGCTCTGCCCTCCGAGGTAGCTATGAAGTTGTGGACCGTTCTCGGTGACACCGACAACATTAACAACGTCGTTGCTCTGCACAAGGCTGAGACTTCTGATGGCAAGCGAGTGAGTGATCACCTTGTTGAGATCCTTGGTGGGGGAGATGCATAGTAGCGTAAGGCGACCGCCCCTCCGCGCTCCGATGATTGGCGACATTGTTCGCCTCTCCGGTCCCGGCGGAATGGGACGCCAGTATAAGAGGGTTCACGGTCTTGGGATCGTGGTTCTCATAGCTAAACCAGAAGATCGCCGAATCGAGTACGAGGTAAAGTGGCTCAAGAGTGATGAGCGCATGCGATTTAACGAAGAAGACCTGATCATAATATCCGATGTGGACCGACAAACTTAAAATAGGCGACCTTGTATGGTCGAAACGCGACGATAAGCCCGCCCTGATCCTTGACCGCGAGGAAACAGCGCGTGTCAAATATGGTGATCTTGTCAACAAAAGGATGAGGTTCAAACTACATATTGATGGTGAGCAGGGATGGCTCGATGAGATCAAACTTCGAGCGATGTATAAACTTCCCTGACATTCACTTGACAACATTTACCTTGACGTTTGCCCTTTTGGGTGCTATATTATAGGTATAGAAAGGAAAAAGAACATGGCCGATAAGCCCTTCAATCTCAACATGCACACCGCTCGCCTTCTGATGCGCGAGCCCTTCTTTGCTGCGCTCTCGCGGCGGATCGACAAGATCGCCTCGACCGCGATCCCGACTGCCGGTGTGCGGGTCAACCCCGACTCCGCTCAGTTTGAACTTCTGTATAACCCGGAGTTTTTCGCGCAGCTTAGCGACGATCACAAGTTGGGCGTTTTGAAGCATGAGTTTTACCACTTGATCTTTGAGCACGTAACCAGCCGCAAGCCAGCCGATGGCTTGAAGCGGATCGATAACATCGCTATGGATCTGGCGATCAACTGCCACATTTCCAACGAGTTGCCCAACGAAGCAAATCCCGGTCCAACCATCGGCAAAGAGCCGATGCAAGCATGCATCCCCGGTGAAGGCATATTCAAGGATCTGCCGTCGTTCAAGTCTTACGAGTGGTATCTTGAAGCCCTTAAAAAGATGCAAGAGGATCAGGACGAAGGCGACGGCGAAGGTGGCGAAGGCTCCGGCGATCCCTTCGGTGACGCTGACTCGCTCGATGACCATGACGGCTTCGGTGAAGTCGATGGCACAACTGAGGAAATCGCCAAGGAGCGCATGAAAGAAACGCTCAAGAAAGCCGCAGAGGAAGCGGAGAAAGCACGCAACTGGGGTACAGTATCCTCGTCCATGCGTCAGGATATTCTTGATCGCATCCAGACCAAGATCGATTGGCGCAAGGTTCTCCGCTACTTCGTTAAAACTTCTCAGCGCGCAGACAAGCGTTCGACGCCTCGCCGCCTGAACAAGCGTTATCCGCGCATCCATCCGGGCAAGCGTGTCCGTCGCCAAGCCAAGATCGCGATCAGCATTGATCAATCTGGATCGGTCGATGATCAGATGCTTGCCGCGTTCTTCTCCGAGTTGAACAAGCTGGCTGAGATTGCCGAGTTTACCGTGATCCCCTTCGATACCGTTGTGGCCGAGAGCAAGATATACACATGGAAAAAAGGACAGAGCAAAAAGACCGAGCGTGTGATGCGCGGAGGTACATGCTTCAACGCGCCAACCAAATACGTCAACGAACGTGGATTTGATGGTCACATCGTTTTGACAGACCTGTGTGCCCCGAAGCCCGTTGCATCCAAGTGCCAACGCATGTGGATGACTACGGCGACGTATGCTGCTCGCCCCTACTTTTCAACTAACGAACGTATCATAGCTATCGACGCTTAGGGTGCGTTAAACTTCCCCGGACATGGAGTAAAAATGTCATTCTCAGGACCGAGACTAAAAAACGATGGTGTCATCAAAGCATGGCAGAATGGGCTAAGTGCCCGTAATCACAGGCATTCTTTGGCTTCGATCTCAGACGAGAGCGGCCGAGCCGAGTTGTATAGCTACGACTTAAAGATCGGAGAGCGCACACCTGCCGGTGTCATGGTCATCGCTGACTTCACTGCGCCGGCCAAGGGCTTTCATTCTATGACAACTTCTTGTCATGTGAACCTTGCCAAATGCAAGACGGGCAACCCTGTGATCATGCATCCGAGGGTGTGGGAGTGTTCACCGTTGAGCGAAACGAAGCCTTTTTGAATGAGCAAGTTTAAGCCCGGTGATCTGGTGAGGATCAAAGATAATACACATCAGGTTGAAATACCCGATCATCGGGTCGGTTTGATCATGGAAGTAGGTGAGACTTCAAAATCCTACACCAAGGCTTACACGGTTGTTTTTTTGGGGACAGACGTGCGGTTAAAGTTTCACGAAATCTTCTTAGAACACTTTACATCCTCTTGACATTTTTAACCTTGACGATAGCCCCATTCGCGGTTATATTATAGGTATAGAAAGGAGAAAAAATCTATGCTTACCCTTCCGCTCATTCGCACCGACGACGATTCTAACCTGACCACCATCGAGCGTACAGCCGTGGGATGCGAGCAGGTGATCACCGCTTTGCTGATGGCAGCAACGATGGGTGATCCCCGTCTGAACGACCAAGAGCGCGAGGTTCTTACAACCCTGAGCGTGGCCACCATCGTACCAGCGGAGGCATAGAATGGATCTGCCTATCGTTGTCAGCATGAATCCGATGCTCTACACTGATCGATCCGGTCAGAAGTGGGCGGTATCCGGCGAGCATTGGGTGGAAGTGCCTGATGCGCTGACTCTCGACGAGGTTGGCAAGTATATGATCGTGGAGCAGCGTGAAACACCCGCTGTATCGCGTGACGTTCGCTCCTGGCAGGTTCAAGGCAGCAAGGGGAATACCTACACTGTAACCGACAACGGAGGAACGTGGACCTGTACGTGTCCCGGTTTCGGCTGGCGTCGAAAGTGTAAGCACGTGGAGGCTCAGAAAAATGAAAGTCGGTGATCTGATCAGACCAAAGCGAAATCCGGGCTGCGTTGCGGTGGTATTGAATATCGCCGCGATGGGGTTCTTGCGGGTCAAAGTGTTGGTCGTTGGGTCAACCACGCCCGAAACCTGCGACCCGAGAATGTGGGAGGTCATCTATGAAAGTCGGTGATTTGTATAGATTTGAAGGAACCGTGTCCATGCGCCTGTATGGGCGGCTGGCCGTTTATCTCGGTGAGGCTTTTATTCACTTTGACGATGGCTCGACCATCGAGAACCATCAAGTTTTGCTGGTCGGAGAGGCAACCCCGACGATCATTGATCGTGGAGTTTTGAAATGGATGAACAGGATAACAGCATGAAAGTTGGCGCATTGGTGGAGTTTCGGGGTTATCACGGGTTGATACTTGAGATCGGTGAAGATGATCGGGACGGTCAAGTATTTGTCGGATGGTTTGGATTGTTGCCGGAATGGGACAACCCCAAGATATTGAAGGTTATCAATGAAAGTCGGTGATCTGGTATGCCTGTGTCCGGTCGCCTATCCCGACACGATTGGCGTGGTTACGCAGATCCTTATCCGGGATCAGTATGGCGATCCTCTGGATATAAAAGTGCTGCACAACGGTCAGATCGACCAATGGGAAGCAGACGAAGCGGCGGTGATCAGTGAAAATCGGTGACTTGGTAAAAACCGTTATTGAAAATCCAAGTGTTCACACACAACGCCCTTTCCTCGTAACAGAGAAAATGAGCGTCATAGGGGTAAGTTGGATCAAACTGCTTGGGTTTCCCGATTGGTTTCGCGCAGAAGAATGGATGGTGCTCAGTGCGATGTACTCTTAATGGTATTTATGTCGGCGATCTTGTCACGTATAGCTCTCCGGCAATCACCGGCAACTTTGCCGGTCTTGTCACCGAAGTTGGCTCATGGCAAGGCAACGCCGACGTTAAAGTATTGTGGACGCATGAAAATGAGCCCATCACACAGAAAAGCAGTCATCTGAAGCTCTTGACAAACGCTTGACAGCTTAAACCTTGACAGTCACCCCTTCCAATGCTATAATATAGGTATAGAAAAGGAAAAAACTATGTTTCAAAACCGTAACGGCATGATGGCCGGTCTTATTATCGCTGATCTTACCTGCTGGTCTGGTCTTATTTTCCTCGCCTTTAAGTGGGCAGCTTGCACATGCGGAGCATAAAATGAACATTGATTTGACACACGACGAGATCATCCTTTTGCTCGATTCAATGGCCGGCCGAATGGACGATCTAAATACTTGCGCCATGTTTGGCGATGGCACCACTATCGGCGGCGAACTCGCGGATTTGGATGAGCTTATCGAGAAACTTTCTGACGCATTAAACCAAAATATCACCGACTTGGAGGTTGCAAGTGCCTGATGATTTGAAAACCGTGATGCTGACAGAGCGAGAAGTTGATCTGGTCCTCCAATGTATCTTTTCCCAAATCGAAACCGTCAAGCGACGGCACCCGATGACCGGATCGACTGCTGATCTGATTCAAGAACTTGCTGAGATGGATATGGATATTCGTGAGCAAGCCTTTCGCGGATCTGACGGATTTGGCGGATCGGACGATGCCGAGCATCCCGATCTGCTCATGGATCCGGTTGAGTTTGCTGTGAAGCATGACGCGGAAACGCAAATGTTTAATGCTGGTGTAGAAGCCCGCGAGCAAAAGAAGGCGACGAGCCGAGCACAAGACCGGCGCACCTTTAACACGCAGCGCCATCGCGATAGCAGACGCTCAGAGACTCAGACCCATGATGTGTGGGATGACTGCGACCCGAGGAACTGGTAAGTATATGAAACTATTGACTTTATTGGCTATGCTCTCGACTCCCGGATCTGGTTCCGTCTTTGACGAGACGACGATCCGCTTGACTGCACCCATCGTCCTTGACGATTCCTTGACAACTCAAACCGTCCGAGGGTAGATGAAAGTAGGTGATCTGGTTGAGTTTGCGGGCTTTCACGGGTTGATCCTTGAGATCGGATTTGATGATAGAGAGGGTCAGGTATTCGTTGGCTGGATCGGCTTATCGCCAGAATGGGATGACCCCCGCTTACTGAATGTGATAGAATGAAAGTCGGTGACTTGGTTCAGCGGAACCACTACAACCTCAAACGCGCCCCTGTGGGGATCGTCATCCGGCGCGCCCTCACGCTACCGAGCGACTGGTGGATCGTGGAGTGGGCTGCCGATGGCCGGCGCGAGACTATAAGAGCAGAACACTTAAAACTTGTCTACTGACATTCACTTGACAACTTAGTTGTTGACTTACCCCCGTTTTAATGGTATAATGGTTATACCAAGTAAGGAGAAACCATCATGGCTTCAAACATTCCGACCGTCATCCTTTTCGCAGACGCATGCGATACCTTCATCACCGAGATCCTTCCGATGATCCAAGAAAAGTTCGAGCAGGACGGTCAACCTGACTGGCCAGCGCGCCGCGAGGCTTGGAACGACTGGGTTGATGGACTGAGCCAAGACGGACAGATCAGCGAGTGGCAAGCGAACAACTGGGGTCACCCAGCTTGCAACGGCTGACATTCACTTGACAACTTAGGTGTTGACAGCACCCCCTTTTAATGGTATAATATAGGTATAGAAAAGGAAAAAACTATGACCACGACATTCAGCCTCGACCAACTTACTGACTCTAACGGCGATTATCGCTATCGCGCCGATCCGATGATCAACAACATCGAGATTATCTCAAACCGCAAAAAGGTCTATCGCCCGCAGCCCAAACCCCCGACGCGCAAGCAGCTTACAGGCTGGACCGTCGAGCAAGTGGGTCCGAAGATGTGGCGCGTGTTTCGCAACTCGACCACACAAGGCAAGCAAGCGATCATGGACTACAATACGCCCGAAGGCGCGCAGTCGTTTGCCGATGGTTGCAACGGGGAGCACAAAAACCCCACCAAGATGAGCGCCGCGAGCCTCCGCAACAAGAACAAAGAGCACTTGACCGACGAAGATAAAGCTGATTTGGCTGCGCTGGCCAATGGCGAGGGTATCTAAATGAAATACTACATATCACAGACAATCGTGGAAATGGTTGACGGTCGCTTGATCGGTCGTGAGGTAGTGTTGACCCGCGCTGATTCAAGAGTAAAAGACAGCGACGGTACAAGGTATAAGAATGTCAAGTTATTCATGCACAAGATGAGAGCAATAGGTATCGAGAACCTTCATATTAACAAGTATGAAAAGAAGCGATACAACAGATTGATCCGCGAGCAGAATAAGAGGCATAAAGTTAAACAGTTAACAATGGCTGATTTAGCTAAAATGACCGAACAGGCTGACAAAGAACTATCAGATAATCACGTAGGAGGTGAATAGAATGGAGTTTCTTATTATGGTGGCGGTTGGAGCATCCGCCGCATTTATTGTTATGGCGATCCATGAGATTGCAACGGAGGTCCGAGGCATGCGTTCCGTGCTGGAGACACACTATCAGTTAGAGCGTGTGCCCGTAAGATCCGAGAACCCTTATAAAAGGAAGGGTGTGGACCTATAATGTTTGAAGTCGGAGAGTTAATAAAAAGAAAAGCAGTAAGCCCGAAAGCAAGGGCTCTGTGTCTGATTATTGGCGAGGACACTGATAACTATACGTTATATAATCTTTCATTAAAGAGGTTACAGACTGTTGCCAGGTGTGTAGTAGAGGGATTATATACAGAAAACCTTGAGTGTGTTTAGGTGGTATGTAAGAGCATGCCTTAGTTAAACTTTTTGTTAGTGTTCGATGGTAGTGTGTTTGTGTATGTATTAAATGCGTTTGGTGTTTAGTATACCCACACACACCCTATCGTCAACCTTTATTTCGTGTCAAGTCATATTATGTCCGGTTCGATGGTTTCTTTTTGACAATCATTTGACATGCGCTATATGTTGACACACCTTTGACATACTGCGCTTGACTGCTGACGTTGGCCGTGGTATAATGTATGCATAGTGTAAGGAGAAATACCTATGAAGTTTGATGATGTTGCTGGTGGCGTTATAATATTTGCCATGATTTACTTTTTGATGTGGATTCCCGTAGGATAATACACACACACACACTATATGCAGGCACACTACCCGTAGTGTGTCGACCCCTCAATCATTAGCCAAAACCGGCATATCTAAAAAGAGACACACTATATCCATGGAAACCATCCACACAATCGAAACCGACGACTTGACGGCCAAGCTAAACAAGCCCGAGATTGATATATTACAATATATTGACAGTTGGCTGCCTACCTTAACAGACTGGAGTGTGGAAGAAATATCACACAAATGCAAACTGTTTAGGTCCGACGCTGACGATGCGGTTGACATGCTCATCCTACACGGACTGCTCGATAATGCAGGTACATGCCCGACAATGGGGCGACGTGTCTGCGTACCTGAGCTAGCTGCGCTATGGATGCGCGAGAACACAGAAACAATAAACAGTTTATGTATTATGAATGACTGCGAACTGTTTACGTTGAAGGAGACTGCGACAGCGTGAGAGGCTATCCATGCAGGGCACAAACATACCCCATGCCGAGCCATGTGTAAACGTTATGTCTCGAAGGGAATGTGCCCGAGACTACTACTAAATAAAGTAGTTACAAAGGGACTTATCATGGCCTACTATGCGCCAGTGATTGCATACGTATACAGTTATATGATATATAAAGGTATTAAATCATACACTAAACATATGACAAAGACTTGACAACATGTTTGACATTCTTTTAACATATCATTTGACAATCATTTGACAGGGGCACCCCCCTCC